CTGGGATGCAAAGGTAGGTAAAAGTTTTGATATGTGCAAATATATAAATAAAAAATTTATTGCATAAAAAATAATTTTTTTTTTTAATTTTTTTTTTCTATTGTATTTTTAGGAGTGGTACTTACACCAACCCCACCCTCCCCATCACTCAGCCTATGGGGGTCCTACCCCGTAGGTCAAAAAATTAACATTATTAACCATTTAACATTTCAGACTTATGGAAGGTAAATTAACATTCGGAGACACTCTGACAGTAGAGCAGTTCAAGGCACAAATGATGGTATCACGAGTAGATGTAAAGAGAAATCCTAGGACAGGCAAGCTCTTCTTCACCTATGGTGCAAAGGCAGGAGCAGTTGCAGTCAAAGGCATTCCCGTAAAACCTATGTTCAGTGTAGTATGTCCTGAAGGAGATACATTGGACATTGCACATGCTGGACAAAAAGGCTGTTCTACATTCTGGCTTCTGCATGAGGAAGGTCAGGGTGGAGCACCTACATTGGCAAGCTTCTAAGCAGGAGGGCAACAGGCAGGAATGCCTGTTTGCCTTTTTATTTCCTTTAGTCATTAATAGTGTTTAATCCTTTGAACATTAATAGTATTTGTGTGTAAAAGTTATATGAGTAAGCATTAGTATGCTCTTAGTATAACTCTAAGATATGTTACACATTATATTATATGTAATAGGATTTAACTTTGTTAATGTATAGAGTGAGATGAAATGTGCTCTATTTACATCTCTTCTTGACAAGAAGATTAGAGAGGTAAGTAGAGTATTTAGAGGTTTAATGCACTGGATAAGAAGGATAGGATAATAGAGTGTGGAATACACTTTATATCCTATCTTCCTTGTTTTGTATTGAATATAACTTGTTGATTTACTGAGAGTTAATAGAATGGACTGACATATTGTCAGATGTATGACATTATGACATCACCCCATAATTATCACCTCATTACAATCACAATAGTAGAACAATCATCCAATAATGTATAACTATTTTTACTATAACACTACAATTATGAAATACGCAATACAACTCAGAACAAATGGAAGTGTCCTAGATTATAGTGACTCTTTAGAAGAAATACAACAAATAATGGCTTCTTCTTCACACAATCTTGAAATTGTAGACACAACCACAGCCTCTGTAATAAAAGTTACATATACAGAGTTAGGAGGTCCTAATGGCTATGGTCACAGTGAAGTATCCTTCATTACTTATGGAGGTATTAAAAAGTGTGCTCGTAACCTTATTAAATGGATGCAAGAAACAGCTAGAACATTTGGTCCAGATGCTAGAGAAATAAAAGACTTCTTTAAATATTGCTCTTTAGAAGTTAATCATCAAGATAAATCTAACTGGCTTAGAGAGCAAGTAAAAAAGCTAGATACACATACAATGTACGCATAGGAAATAACTATGGCTACTTTTCTCACTGAAATAAAACTATTGTACTGAGGTTAGAACTCAGAGTGAGAACTAGAATACATTAAAATTATAATAGATAAAATTTTTAAACAATGAAAACAAGATTAATAGCAAAAGGTCTGTTATTATGGACTACTGCATTTTTAGTAATTTTCTCTATAAGTGCTATAGATTCTATCTACAACATTGATGTTTTTCTTCCATTGATTACTTTAATGGTAGATATTCTATTGGTACTTGCTTGTCTTACATATATAACAGAGGATGAGTATAAAGTTATATCAGGTTACAACTGGTTTACTAAGAAACTTAATATTGAAGATATTGATTAGTTTTAGTGTTATAGTTAAATTTGTTTAGTGCTACTATCTTAGTATAGTAGCATTTAGGGTCTATAGCTCAAGTGGTTAGAGCAGCACACTCATAATGTGAAGGTTTAGGGTTCAAATCCCTATTGACCCACTTTAAGTTTAACAAGATTATGAAAGTATTTTTAAGTGAAACCCTGTTAGAAGCTATCATAGAAGGCTATAACAAAGAGAATAAAACAAACATCTCTAAAGATGACATAGATATTCTAGAACTAACTGACTGTGGAGTTTATATAAATGGTAAAGCCATTAGTTGGTCTAGTATACATTTACAAGATATGTAACAACAAAGCATCCATAGCTCAATGGACAGAGCATTGGTCTTCTAAACCAAGTGTTGTGAGTTCGAGTCTCACTGGATGCACTAATAATATAATATTAAAATAAAAATATGATATTTCGCAATGTTCAAAAAATTAAGTTTCCATTTCTAAGAGAAGTGGCGACTAAAGTATCTAATAAATATCCTTTAGATGATATTTATATGGATGATGCAGGAGGAGTTTGTTTTACTTTTAAAGGTTATCTTGATGAAAATAGTATTAAGGATGTCTTTAATACTATTACACCTAAAGAGTATCAACAAAAGACAGAATTAAAATATCTAGAAGATTACACAGTGAGTACTAAAGAAACTCATGTATTTTCTTTTGATGGTATTAATTACAAAAACTTAGTTTGATAATTAATATACCCACAACCTAGGTATAAATTATGACTATAAAAGAACTATATATATTTGCCATAAATAACTCTTTATTAGATGAAGAAGTTAGTATAGTTGTAAGTAAATACCATGAAGAAGAATCAAAAGTTATTCAACCTGTTAAGTCGTTGGATTTAAATAAGGTTGAATATACTTTTGATGATTTAATTGCACTATTCACATAACAAAATACAAGAATATGAGAGGAAGATTCAAGACAACAAGAGTATGTAGTTCAGATAACTATATACTCTCAAAGAAACTACACATGAATATGTTGGAGGAGAATCATGAAGTATTCATGAAGATGGTAACAAAGAAAGAAATAGTCATTAAGAAACAGGCATATGTTAAAGTGTTTGGCAACTTGATGGCTATTACTTCAAGTGAAGTAGCAAGATTTGAAAAGGAAATAACTATAATATGGAAATAATACTATTCATCCTTGCACAAATTCTTGGCATTCTATTCATATATTTATTGATAGAATATGCCAAAAGTACTAATGAACAATTAAACAAATAACTATTAAACAAAAAAAAATAATAGGAGAAAAGCCATGCGAACAATAACTGTAATTTTCACAGAAAAAACTGTATTTCTCAATGAGATGTCTTCTTACAAGAAGTATAAATTCTTGTGTAACTATAATACTATACATCTCTATGATATAATAGAAGACCCAAGATACACTGGTAAGATGATGGTAGTAGAGGTTACTTGTGATACTGATAGAGTTCAACAAGGAATGACATTAGTAGACATCTATATTACCAAGGTAAATGGACAAGTTATCAAGCAGCCTGCTGGATTAGTTAATGGCAGCTTAGCAGGAAGTGATTTTGACATTGACAAACAAAGAACAGATAACATGGAAGAGGAAAGAAACATTAAGGTAACACTTGAACAGGCAATGAAGTGGTATAATAGTGGTGATAGTACATTGCGTACATTAGCACTGAGTGCATATACTGAGGATGAATTGAAGCTCAACTTCAAATACATCAACAGTAAAGTATGCAATACATGCTTCTGTGCCAATGTCCCTGTTGATGAAGCAGAGAAGTATAATACACTTGTAGACTTGGCAGTCATTGCTAAGTTCTTCAATGGCTCTTGGAAGAAAACCATAAGCAATACAGGATATTTCATTAGTAATTGTAGTAGATGCAATAATGTAGTTTGTACTTGCAATGGTGTAGATATATATCAGCATTGCAGTGTACAACATGCAGGAGTTATATACTTTAAGGATAAAAAAGATGCGATAAAAGCAGTTGAGATTCTTGGTAATAGAGTAAAAAACTTGTTTGATTAAGATACTAAATTGTATAATTATGGAAATCCCAGAAATTTGGTATAGTTAGAAAAGCCAAGCGTTTAACCTAGTACTTGAATAATATGACCTTCATGACACAGAATGAGCGAAAGTAAGTCAAGGCTTTATGCCCATATACCTTCTTAGCCCCAGCACAATACTGGTCATGAAGGTCATTTATAATATTTAAATAAAATAAAAATATGGAACTAGTTATTGAACCTTATGATGCTTTACCTTGTGAATTAGAAACATTTACTATCAATGGTAAAGAGGCTAGTAGTATTGATTTTGGTGATACTCTTGACAATAAAGAAGGAGAAGAAGAAGACGCTTATGGCTGTAGTAATATGCACTTTGAGCCAGAGCCTCCAACAGAGATAGTATTACGCAAATACAATATCACAGAGGAAGAATATTATAGCATCTGCGATGAACTAGAAAATAAACTACATGTAGGCAGATGTGGTTGGTGTGTTTAATTACCTTTGTATGAAGGTAAAACAGAGATTATATACAAGTAACTAACAATTCCTCCTATAGAGTATTCTGTAGGAGGACTATAAATAAATTATTATGACAAATTTAGCAAACATTTTAAAGTATTGTCCAGAAGGAACAAAACTTTATTCTCCTATATTTGGAGAGGTAACATTCAAAAAAAATATCAAGTAGCAATGACATATTTTGTAGAGTCACAAAGGATAATGGGAACATTACAACAGCAGCCTTTACTTGTTTTGGAAGATTCTATTGTGAGTTTCCAAATTCAGAATGTATGCTTTTTCCATCAAAAGACCAAAGAAATTGGGATGAATTTAAAATACCTGTCAAAAGAGGTGATATTATGATGTATAAGGATAAATCCGCAGTATTTATGGCAGATACTATGAAAGATGATTATATATGTACTATGGCATATATTGATATACATTCTAACTTTAAACTTAATGTACGTGTACATAATATTGATTATATTCCAGCTTCAGAAGACATGAAAAAGAAACTTTTCAATGCCATAAATGAAGCAGGTTATACATGGGATGGTGAAACTTTAAAAAAGAAAGAATATCAATTTAAACCTTTTGAGAAAGTACTTGTACGAGATAATGAGACCCAAAAATGGAGATGCGCTTTCTACTCTCATTTTGAACCTCGTAGTGCATACTGTCATGTTACTACTAATTGTGCCTATGCTATGTGTATTCCTTTTGAAGGAAATGAACATCTTGTAAATACTACAAATAATCCATGATAAAGTAGGACTTTTGTCCTACTTTATATCTAAAGTAAATTCATATGATATTATTAACTTTTTTCATTCTAATCATTATAGTATTCATACTATTTTATATGCTTTTTGATTATCTTCTTAAATAAATATAAAATATGAGAACAAAAGAAATAAAAATAAATGTCCCTAAAGGCTATGAAATAGATAAGGAAAATTCTACATTTGAGTGTATCAAGTTTAAGTCTAAGAAAGATATTAGTAATCTTACTTACAAAAATGTTTGCAAGAGCTTATTTCCAAATAATGAAGGTTATTACACAAATACCGATGGAGATATTATAAATAATTATATTGGTGAAGTTCTTGAAGAACCAAACAACGCCCCAAATAGAAAACAGCTAGAAAGACTTCTTGCATTGAATAAGCTTATGAATATTGCTTATTATTATAATGGTAAACAATATATGAGGGTAGGTTATTATATCGGCTATGATAAATTAAAAGATGTATATTTTGTAGAAGACTTGGATAATTCTCCTTTTGAACCAGCAGGGATGGCTGCTATGTTTATGTATGCTAAAGATGCTCAAGCAGTAATTGATAATCCTAACTTTAGAGACATTCTTGATACACTTTGTAAATAAAAATAAGATATGGAAATTCCTGAGATTTGGTATTCATAACACAAAAAAAAAATGGCAAAAGGAGTAAAATGGACTGATGAGGAGAATAAAATTCTAGTTCAGGCTATTGCAGCTAATCCTCATAATATTTCAGATGCTATTAAAGAAGCCAGTAAGAACTTAAACAGAACTTATAAAGCTTGTTCACAACATTGGTATTTAGTACTATCACCTAAGAATAATCCTACTAAAGTAGGTATTTCCTTTATATCAATAGGTTCAAAATCTACATATAAAAACAGAAAGAATAGTGGTAATGCTTTATTAAAGCCTGAAAAGAGTACACTATGGACTAGAATAAAGAAATTCTTGGGACTATGAGAATAAGAAAATCAACTGCAAGACAGCAAGCAGCAGTAAGATATTGTGAACAATGGTTATGTATAGAATTTGAAGATAATATCAATAGCTTTGATGATTGTTCTTTATTTCTAAAGACATACCTTGAAGATGCAAAACTGACTGAAAGAGAATTAACATGTGAGTATGAAGCTTACATGTGGAATGATTAAAAAACTTAGGGAGATACCTTTACAGGTATTTCCCTTAAATACAATTAAAATAATTATAATTATGAATAGAACTGAAGCTAAAGACTTGCTGCCTATAATACAGGCATTTGCAGAAGGTAAAACAGTAGAATTTAAAAATCGTTATGGAAATTGGGTTAATTGTGGAAATGTATTAACTCCTGGGTTTCATGAAGACTTTCGCATAAAACCAGGTCCTGAGTATCGCCCCTTTAAGGATGCAGATGAATGTTGGCAAGAAATGCAAAAACATCAACCGTTTGGTTGGGTAAAAAGAAAAGGTAATAAGCCGTCCTATGAACTTTTGGCTTGTATCTCTGAAAACAATGAAGCTCTCGCATGTTTTGCAAGTTATGGCTCAGCAGACAGTGGTGTGGTAATTCGTCCAGGTGGTAAGTTTGATAATATATTCAATGGATTTACATTCGCTGATGGTACTCCTTTCGGTGTAAAGGTGGAGGAGTAGTTATGGCATAAGTATGGTAGTTTATTTCTACTGTCTATGGTAGAAGTAGTTGCTCCCTTAGCTCAGTTGGTAGAGCAACAGATTTTTAATCTGTGGGTCATGGATTCAAGTTCCATAGGGGGTACTAAGGTATTTACTCATATAAGGTAATTTGATTGTTTTAGGTAAAGGATTTTTAATTCGAGTGACATATTGTCACTACAAGAGACTGGTATGTGAATATAGGTCTTCTTTTGTAATGTCTCCATAGTTCAAGGGATAGAACAATAGTTTCCTAAACTATATATCTGAGTTCGAGTCTCAGTGGAGATACTATAAGTCAACTACTGTTTTTCTTTCATAAAGACTTCCAAAATGTGTATAGAAAGGATGCTAATAGGTAAGCTATTACCACTTAATAAATGCAACTGCTTCAATGTGGGGATATAAAGAGGAAGCTACGTGACTTTAATAATGATGTTTCAAGAGAAAACAATATTTGACTTTGTTAGGACATTCTTTCAATAAGAAATGAATCCAAATAAGGGGCATTTTTGGTTTATAGGGGTTCGAGCCCCCTATGCTCCACAATAAGTATTTTAATAATAATTTCTTTTTATGGCAAAGTTAGTTAAGAATGACAAAGGGTTCAAGGTAATCAAATTGTCAGTAGATGAAGCAGGTAAACTGGGTTGGGGTATATCAGGCTCTGGAGATTGTATCTGTATGCAATGTAATAATCCTATATTAGGAGACATCTACTACCCTGTAGTATTAAATGATACTATGGATAAAGAGTGCTATGAAGAATGGTACAAAGATGCAATAAATTACCCTGAGGACAGAAAGTATGAAGAAAGGGCTTTTCAAAGAATTGCTAAGTTACTTAATATACAGTAATAAATAAATCATTTATGTTTACACAATTAATGTTAGAGTTCATGCTATTGGGAGTGATAGGTGGACTATTAGGCATATTCTATAGGAATTGCCTGAAGGTTGAGGATATGATATTCTATCCTCTGTACAGTAAAGTGTTTGTACCTATGGTTAAAAGTGGCAATAGGTTCTTACATTTTATAGCATATCCATTGGGATTCTGCATCTATTGTAGTACTTTTTGGATAACCATTCTTATCCTTATACTCTTCTTGACAAGCTGGGATTCCCTTCCTAAATGGCAGGATATTGTAATAGGAATTATAGCAGCAGAAGGTGTAGCTCATTTGGCAGTGTGTATAAGTTGCAGATTCTTAATACACAAACATCCTGACTTAGATAAGGATTACTTAAAACATTTACATGAATAACTAAAATAATTAAAGATGGAAAAGAATGAAGAAAAGGTTCTGGAAAGAAATCTGGAACAGAAGCATTTTAAAAATGCTGCGGAAGCCATTAAAGGTGGCAGAGATGGTAGTTTAACCAATGTTGAACTTGTTAAAAACTTGGTAGAAAGCTACAAAGGTAAGACAGTGCAAGCACCTATTGAGGTGATTGTAACAAGTGCAATATTCCTCAATGCAAGAGAGTTGATGGGTACTATTGAAGCCCTAAAGTATACTCTTCGCATTAAAATGATGGAAGAGTTGAAAGAAAAAGCAGATAAAGGAGAAGCTACAGCAAGAGATGCGGCAGCTACCCTTATGCTTGCTGCAATTATGGAGAAAGAATCTAAAGAGGATTAATAAACATGAATGAAATCAAGTTAAGTCTGAGTATTGAGCTTCGAGGAAGCACAATGTTCAGCAAGGAGGAGTGCCTTAAAACAACTCACAAAGTGATTGAGAAGAAGACCAAAGCTGGTAAAATCTACAAGAAAACCATTGAGGCAAAAGTAGAGGATTGGGACAAGATGGAGAAGCACACTATGAGAGTGACTAGCAAGGATGGTACCAATCCAGAAATTATCACTTTCCATACAAGAAAGTGTAAATCAGCTACACAGTCCTTGAACATGAACAAGGAGGCTTATGAGTACATGATTGACAAGAATTCTTGTCCTTCATGGTCTAAGCCTGGCAAGTGGGCTGCAATGAGTGAAAAGGAAAGACTTGAAGCTCATTTGCAGAGGACAGTAGAACATCTTGGAGGTATATCATATACCTATCAGGTGTTTGAGGACTAAATGGGAGTATTCTCGTAGTAAGGGCAGGGGTACTAATAATACCCTTGTCCTTCTTTTTTATAATCTGTTGTTAAGTGGGATAAAACTAAGAAACTATGGGATATGTTCCTAAATTTATACATCTTGACCATTTCATTAATGTAGTATATCCATTTGGTATTCATTGGAAGCATAGCTACATACAACAATGTGCAGAAGCAATCTTCAATACATATAAAGAAGATATTGAAGAAGGTACAAGCATTACTTTTGTAGCAAGGGGCACATCAGGAGCCATGATTGCAGGTGCTATACTCAATCAGTTAAACAACATTAATCCAACTACTAAGACTTATATCCTGATTGTCAGGAAGGAGGAAGATGTAAGTGCTCATTGTTCTTCATTAAGAGGGATTGATGAGGTTGGTGCTACAAGGTTTATAGTTGTGGATGACTTTATAGCATCAGGTGAAACCATTAGGGGAATTATACAGGAATTAGATATGTACTTTATTAGTGCAGCATATACTCCTATTAATAAGTATGATATGCTTTGTGTAAGTAACCCCATTAATGCAGAAGCATTAAAGAAGAACTCATGTGATGATTACAGGAAATGGAAAGGAATTTGTTCAAGATTTAAGTATGTAGTATGTTGTCCTAAACCAGAATAGTATGATAGCATTTAATGTGTTACTCCTCATTATGCTATGTATTTGGATTACTGTAATGTATAATAAGTATTCTCCTAAGATTGATATAATCACATCAAGGAATAAATACATTGTGCTATTATGGTATAACAAATGGTATTGGAGTGGGGAGTGTGAGAGAGCTTACATAAAACTGTTTGAAGTATGATAGAATTTACTCTTAATAGAAATAGTAATGGAAAGAAATCAAGATGGGCTAAGAAGTACCCAAGAAAGAGAATATTAAAGAGAGGCAGTGAGAAAGCTGCTGGATGGTATTTCCATAATTGGTATGATGATAGTTATCATTATTTCCACGGAGATTTGCATAAATTCCTGTTAAAGAATGTAGGCAGACCAGTAGATAAAGTATTTTCTGAGTTCTTGCAGAGGTGCAGAAGAGGCACTGAGAAGTATAATCTTAAAGAGTGGTTCTATGATATGTTCAAAGAGAAAGAGAACATAGGTTATAGAGGGGGATTCTACTTATCTAATGGCATCATTAACTACAAGAAGAGGGGCAAGAGACCTGAGAGTTCTTGTGCTCCATCACCTCTTATGTTACAGCAATTTAATACTCAGAGTCTTCCAAGCAAGAGAAGGTTGTATGATATATGTAAGAGAGCTAAGGAGACACATGAGAAGCAACTTCTTGGTACATTCTACATCTCAACTGGTTTATATAAGACAAGGAAGGCTACAGTATATGTAGTTGCAAAGTCAGACTATATGGCATCTTATTCTTATGTGGGGATTACCAAAATAGCAGAGGTAGGTATGGGTGTTGAGTTCCGTATATATGGAAATCAAGATGGAAAAGAATATATTGACCCAATCTTTATCACCTACTCTGAATACAAGTGGGGAGGTCGGGAATTGCCTAACTATGTATTTCTGACTAAAGAAGGAGACTAAAGTCTCACTGACTAAGCATATAAGTTTAACAAAAAAAAAAAGCATGAATGAGGTAATTTGCCTATCAGCCAACTATCCACCTGTGGAGTGGATTAGGTTGTTTGTAAACAAGAAAGATTGGTTATAATCATTATCTATGGAAAGAAAGATTCTTGTAATAGCACTTTGGTTTGTCCTATTTATATTGATACTCAACCTGAGTCTTAGTATGATTAGTGCATCCAATAGCATTGAAAATGTGATTGGATTTTTAATGTTTGTGGCTACAATACTTATTTCAATCAAGACAAAGTGTTTAACAGCTATTGAAAAATTCAAAGAGAATGACTGAGGAAAAAGTGAAGAAAGGTGAGGAATTGCTCAAGAAATTATCCTATCTTAAAGACCAAAGGCAAAGATGGGAGAAGGGAGAGAAAATCTTTCGTTTAGAAGTCTACACTACAACAAACTATGGTAGAGATGTTATAAGTATAGATGACTCCTTCATTAATTTTAATGAAGTGAAACTTCTTGCTATAGCAAAGATTAATAAAAGAATTGATGAGGTTCAGAAAGAATTTGATGAGTTGTAAAACAAAGTATTTAACTAAATTAAAAGAAGAAAACATGAAAAGTAAATTGATTTTGGGACTTCTGTCCCTGTTTATGGTGTTCTCAATGACATCATGTATGGAGAAGGTGGATGCAGGTTGTGAAGGCATCAAGGTAAATCTGTATGGCAATGATAAAGGAGTAGATGATGCTTCTTTGGTAACTGGTATTGTATGGTACAATCCTTGGACTACCACAGTATATGAGTATCCTACTTATGTACAGACTATTGACTATGAGCCATTTACAATCAATGCAAAGGATGGTTCTGAGTTTACTGTAGACCCTACTGTATCATTGAAGATTATTGATGGTAAATCACCTGCTGTCTTCAGGAAGTATAGGAAGGAATTGGGTGAGGTAATCAAGGGTACTCTATATAACTATGTGAAGGATGCCTTTAGAATCCAGCTTAATAAGTTTACCACAGATGATATTGTAAGTAAGAGGGATAGTATTGAGAATGCTATTGAAAAGTATTTGACTCAGGCTCTTGCCAAAGAAAACTTTCAATTGGAGCAGCTAACCTCTGGTCTCAAATATCCTCAGACTATTGTAGAGTCTGTGAATGCCAAGAACAAGGCTATTCAACAGGCTATGCAGGTAGAGAATGAGGTCAAAGTGGCAGAAGCTCAGGCTAAGAAACTTATTGTAGCTGCTGAGGCAGAGAAGAAAGCCAATGAGTTGAGGCAACAGGCTCTTACTCCTGCAATTCTTGAGAAGATGTGGATTGAAAAATGGGATGGTAAATTGCCTGTGTATGGACAGGTTCCTACAATTTTTAAGGATATTAGCAAATGATGTGGATTATTGATATATTAATAATCATCTTGACATTGAGTATCTTGAAAGATACTCATGTTAAGGTGTATTATACATTGTATGGTTCTGCTAAGTTACAGAAGGAGTATAATGTTATAGTCCCATTATGGATGGCACTTATTATAGTTGTACTGGGTTTACTGCCCATAGCTAACATTATCCTATTTGCTGTATTCATCATATATTATGCAATCCATGTAGCGTGGGACCCAGATGCGTGTGGAGGTTATACTCATGTGTTCTCATTGGGAGGGGACAATATTGTCACAAAAGGATTACTAAAAGTTAAAAATCTATTATGTAAGAAGATATGAAGCAGAAAGTATTCAATGTACTTATTTCCTTAGTAGTGGGAGCACTTGGAGCAATTCAAGTGCGTTCCTGCTCAAAGGGAGATAAGCCACCTGAGATAAAGGTGATATTGCACATAGATAATATAGAGAAGCAGCCAGACTTCTTTAGTAAGTCACCTCAAGAAGGTTTGATGGAAGCATTAGAATATTACGGGGTTGAGCATCCTCAGATAGTCTATGCACAAGCTGTACTTGAAACTGGTCATTTTAAGTCAGACTTATGTCTGAATGATAATAACTTGTTTGGCTTGTATAACAGCAAGAAACACAGGTATCACACATTTGACCATTGGACTGAGAGCGTGGTTGCATATCTTGACTATGTGCAACATAGATATAAACCTCCGAATGATTACTATAAGTTTTTATTAGACATAGGGTATGCAAAAGACCCTAACTACATTAGCAAATTAAAAGGAATTGTAAACAGAAATGACAAGAGAAGAAGTGAATAGCTTGGCTTTATCTAAGATAGATAAGGCTAAGTACTTGATACTTGAGTTGATAACTGGAATGGGTAAGACTAAGGTAGCAATAGACCTTATTAATCATATATGTGATAGGGTATTCAGAAATGATGGATGTCCTACTACTATACTCATCCTTGTGGCTAAGACTGTGCATAAACAGACTTGGAAGGATGAGATTGAGAAATGGGGAGGTATCAAGTCTGACTATATTACTATTGAATGCTATGAGTCACTGAAGAATTATGAGAACTCATGCTTTGATGTAGTAGTGGCAGATGAGATGCAGCATTTGTCAGAAGCAAGAATTGATGTATTGGAGACTATCAATATTAATGAATCTTTCATTGGATTGTCTGCCACTATCAAGAGAGATATGAGGGATTATTTCATCTACAACCATAAGGCTGAGGTCATTAAATGTGGTCTCAAGGAGGCTGTAGAAGATGAAGTATTGCCTGAGCCTACAGTGTATCTGTTGCCCTTAACCTTGGATAATTCTATATGTAAATACAGAACCAAAAGATTTGGTAAGGAGGTTACTACTACTCAGAAAGGTTACTATGATAGTGTCTCTTCACTTATAGAGTGGTACAAGAATAAGTACTTTAATTCAAGAAATGATAGGATAAAGAACTTATGGCTTTCAACAGCAGGTAAAAGGTTGAAGTGGTGTGCTGAACAGAAGGAAGCCCTTATATCATCTCTTCTTGACAAATTCAGAAATTACAAGACTTTGACTTTTTGTAGTAGTATTGAACAGTCAGAGAGGTTGGGTAAATATAATATCACCTCGAAGAATAAGGCTTCAGTGAAGAACCTTGAAATGTTTAATCTCAACAAGATTAAGCATATTACTGCCTGTAACATACTCAATGAAGGTGTGAACTTGACTAATTGTAGGATAGGTATATTCTGCAACTTGAATAGTTCAGAGATTGTAGTAAAGCAAAGAGTTGGTAGAATACTTAGACATAAATCCCCTATTATCATCATACCTTATTTCAAGGATACAAGGGAAGAAGAACTTGTGCAGAAGATGATAGAGGAGTACTCTGAGGATTCTATCATTAGTGTTGATAGTATTAATGACATTAAGTTATGACAATATGTTTAAGTAAAGAAGGGTGTCAGAAGAACAATATTAGTCTTGCTGAGGCTCTCTTGATGCTTGCTATCCATAATAATGCTGACCTTGATGTAGCTCAAAAGGAGCTAATCAAGAAAGGCTATATAACTGCTAACAGGAATGACCTGTTTCAGCAGATTGGATGGAGGCTTACTAATAAGGGCACTGAGGTAATAGATTCTGTAATTGTAGACTCTGATAAAAAACAAGAACCTAATGACAGGTTAGTTCAGTTGGCTACAAGGCTAAAGGAGATATTCCCTAAAGGTAAGAAAGATGGCACTAACTATTATTGGGCAGATGGAGTAGCTTTAATTGTACGAAGATTGAAGTTATTCTTTAAGAAGTATGGAAATACTTATACTGATGAGCAAATCATACAGGCAACCAGTAAGTATGTGGAGGGTTTCAATGGGAACTATACATATATGAGGTTACTGAAGTATTTCATATTCAAAGAGAAAGTTGGTGCTGCTGGTGAGGTTGAAGGAGACTCAGAATTGATTAGTTATATTGAGAACTCCGGACAAGAAGATATTCTAAGTAAGGATTGGAATACAGAGTTAAGATAGTATGGATAAAAGTCTTATAAATAGAGTATTAAATGGTCTTGAAGAGAGAAGAAAGAAAGTCATCAATGGTGGTATAAACTCTATTCCTTCTCCCTTTATTAGATTTAGTGAGGATTTCTTGGGAGTAGAGCAGGGTAAGTATTATGTTGTAACTGGCTCAACAAAGTCAGCTAAGACTCAGATAGCATCTTATTTATTCATATATAATACTCTACTTTATGCCTATAATAATCCTGACAAGCTGAGAGTTAAGATATTCTATTATCCTTTGGAGGAAACTCCTGAAGATATTATGACAAGATTCATGTCTTATCTGCTCTACACATTGAGTGGCTACAAGATAAGAATTAGCCCAACTGACTTGAGGTCTGTCAGGAATAATAAAGTGTTAGATGAAACTATAATAGACTTACTCAAAAAGGATGAGTATTTGGATATTCTTAAATTCTTTGAAAGTAATGTTATATTTAGTGCATCTACAAATCCTACAGGAGTATATAATGAATGTAGAAAGTATGCAGAAAGTAATGGTATTGTACATACTAAGAAGCAAACTATAAAAGGAGAATTAGGAGAAATTACCACTGTGGATGCCTTTGATTGGTATGAGTCTAATGACCCAGATGAGTATAGAATTATATTCTATGACCATATATCATTGACTAATACTGAGAGAGGAATGTCCTTGAAACAAAGTATTGACAAATTAAGTGAGTATTGTGTTATACTTAGAAACAGATATAATTTTAGTCCTGTAATTGTACAACAGCAAGCCTTTGAAAATGAAGGTATTGAAAACATAAAACTCAATAGAGTAAGACCTACAGTTGCAGGAGCTGCTGATTCAAAGTATACTATGAGAGATTGTAATGTAGCCTTAGGTATATTTAGCCCTTTCAAGTATGAACTTAAAGAATACTTTGGTTATGACATTTCAAAGCTAAGGGATAACTGTAGATTCTTAGAGGTGCTTATCAATAGAGGTGGAAGTCCAGGAGGTATAATAGCTTTATATTTTGATGGAGCTGCCAACTATTTCAGTGAACTCCCAAAAGCTGATGACCCTAAGATACAGAACGTATATAAATCTCTCCAAGACATGAGAGCAAAGATAGCTAAGTCATTTTTTAGCTATGGAATAAGTAAAATAGATAAAGAGTTGTGGATAACTAAACTATTTAGTAAATTTGCAGCCCTTTTCAAGTAAAAGTAACATTATAAAACAAAAACAATGGCAAAAATTTTAGTTTTGGCAAAAAGTGGTTTTGGAAAGACTACTTCCTACTGTGGTAGGGAGAAGTTAGGCATTAAAGGTCTTGACCCAAAGGAAACTTATGTTATTCAGTGTATTGGTAGGGGTGTTCCTAACCCTAACTTTAAGCTGATTGAAGGTAGCATTGGAGTAGAGAATGTAGGTAAGCCTACACAGAAACTTACAAATGTAAATGCCCTTGGTACAGGTAACAGAGTACAGGTAGATAGTCTTACAGGTCTTGATAGGTTTGCAGTGATAGCAGAACTCATAAATATGCTGAAGAAGTCTCCTTTCAAGAACATTGTAATTGATGATTTCAATTATCTTGCACAGGATTTCTATATGGCTAATGCTATGAAGGGTGGATGGGACACTCCTAAGCAAATTGGCTATGGAATGGGTCTTATCTTTGATGCCTTTAAGGGACTTCCTGAGGATAAGAATATCATCTGCTGTGCCCACTATGAGGAGTACAAGGATAAGAATGGTGACTCCATTTCCTATAAGTTCAAGACCACTGGTAAGATGGTTGATGATTACATTACACCAGAAGGAAAATTTGATATTATCCTCTTTGGCAAGGTAGGATATGATGCAGAAAACAAGAGACCTGTCAAGCACTTTGTCAAGGAGTTTGATGGAGAATATCCTGCTAAAGACAGCCTTGGTGCATTAGATGACCTTCCTGATGAGATTCCTAATGATTTATCTATAGTAGTAGATAAATTGAGAGAGATTTATGGATAGAGAGAAGACAGTAGAACTTGGTAATCAAGTATATGGTATTACACCATTTGATATGAATAGTCAGTTACAGATGTTAGAAGAGTTCTTATTGGAAAGAGGTAAAGAGAAAAGTAAGATTGATTTGTTTATTAAAACACTACCTCAATCACCAATGTATATAATTCTTAATTGCATAGTAACTGCAATTGGTTACTATATTATCAAGTTTAACGTGTTTAAATTAAGTATTAACAATAGAGGTATTTTATTATATTAAAGTTCAATTATTATGAATAAGACATTAACAGTAAGACAGTTTGCAGGTGTAAAAAGAATTGCACAGAATGTTAATCCTTTGGTAGTAAAGAAGAATAAGATTGCTGCCAAGATTAATGAACTCAATGCAGAGTATAATGCTCTGACTGAGGAGATTGAAGGACATGAGATGGGTGTTAAGGCTTTGACAGGTGGTCTTACAAGTGAAGACTTGGTTGTCAAGAAGGTAGAAGATACTGGTAAGGTTGATAAGGATGGCAAGCCTATAAAGGTTACTAAGTATGAGCCTAAGGCTGGTACAGTAGTATTCAATGAAGAGGCTAATGTGTATGAGATTCATACAGAGGAGCCTGAGGTTGAAGATGTTGCTCCTGAGACAGTAGATGACACTGAGAAGGCACCTGAGACAGAAGTAAAAGCTGGTGAAGAGGCTCCTTTTGACCCTACTAACCTTTAATCAGAAGCTGGTGACAGACTGCTTTTTTTTTTGAAGAGTAATTAGTTTAGAAACTAAAAAAAAATAAGAATATGAACAAGAATAATAGAAAAGTTGGATATGCTTTCATGGCATTCAGTAAAGGAACAGAGAGTAAGGAAGGTAATGCAGTAAAGAGATATATAGGTGTAGCTCCTGTATTTGTTTTGGCTGTAAATCCTAACAAGGCAGAGTTGGAGAAGCTGTATAATACCCAGCTTGAAAATGACCCTGAGTATTTGAGTGAAGTTGAGGTAGGTGAGGATAAGCACAAGGTACAGAATGTCAGACTTGACTTCATTGTTAAGACTGATGCTGAGAAGTGTAGTGGTATTGAATTTACTACTAAGGTACCTTTCTTCATCAGAAAGGAATACAGATACAATAGAGATAAGACTAAGGTACAGGTAATTGATAAGTATGGTAGAACTGCTTGGGTTACTGTAGAGCAGGCTAAGGCACATGAAATTCCTGTATATAAGAATGGTCCTGCCAACATTGATAAGGACTATAGACCTGCTTATTCTGGTGAGGAAGAACTTACTAAATTCATCAAGGCATACCTCAACATTCCTAATGTAATGAAGTATGTCAATAATACCTGGGTTATGGTAGACAATCCTGAGGATTGTGAAGCAAGACTTGAGAACATTGCTGAGTACTTCAATGGCAATTTCAAGGAGCTGAGAGATGTTATTGCATTGCAGCCTAATAACAGGGTTAAGGTATTGTTTGGTGTAAAAACCACCGATGATAACAAGCAGTATCAGGCTGTTTATAATCAGATGTTCTTGAGGAACATCACCACTGATTACAGTAAGTTGGATGAAAACTTGCAGGAAAGAAAGGCTGCTGGTGCATATCCTACTACTGAGTTTACTGTATGTGATTTGAAGGAGTATAATGTAGAATCTACAGACCTCAGTAACTCTGGTGCAGCAGGTGATATGCCCTTCCCTCCCAGCAATGATGGTGGTACACCTTGGGATTTTGGTAAGTAGTAATTAAAAAAAGCAAAAAAAAAATGGCAATCAGCAAAGGTAAATCTTCTGTGAGCCTTGATGATATTCTAAGTAAAGTGACAGAGGCAGACATTCTGTCATATTACTTAGGAGTCACAGAGGTTCCTTGTATTATAAATAGTCCCCTTAGACAGGATAGAAGACCCTCTTTTGGTCTTTATTCTACTAATGGTAGAAGAATATTTTATACAGACTTATCCACGAGAGATAGAGGAGGTCTATTTGACCTTCTTGGTCATATGTGGAACTGTAGTTATAAGGAAGTTCTAACAAGGGTTAATGAGGACATTTCAAAGTTCTGTGGTGGTGCCAGTATTCATTCATACACTCCCTGTGCTGTAAGAAGTACAAGTAGTTACAATAAGGACACAGACTTGCAGTGCAAAGTCAGAGATTGGAGAGATTATGATATTGAATATTGGGCATCCTATGGTATAACTTTAGAATGGCTCAAGTATGCAGAGGTTTACCCTATATCTCATAAGATTGTCATAAAAAATGGTCATAGATATGTGTTCGGAGCTGACAAATATGCCTATGCTTATGTAGAACACAAGGAAGGTAAAGTTACTCTAAAGATATATCAGCCTTTCAATAAAGCTGGTTATAAATGGAGTAACAAGCATGACAATTCTGTAGTAAGTCTGTGGACTAAAGTACCTGAATATGGGGAACAGATTTGTATTTGTTCTTCATTAAAAGATGCTTTATGTCTATGGGCTAATACAGGTATTCCATCTCTTGCTATTCAAGGTGAGGGATATAGGATGAGTGATACTGCAATTAGTGAATTGAAAAGGAGATATAAACAAGTCTTCATTTGCTTGGATAATGATGAGCCAGGATTAAAAGATGCCCAGAAATTATCTGAAGAAACAGGATTTACTAATGTAGTATTACCACCCTTTAATGAAGGGAAAGATATTTCAGACTTGTATAAGGCTAAGGGCAAAGATGAGTTCCTTAGAATAATCAAGCCTCTATTCAACTCTTCAAGACAAGAGGACAATGATTGGAATGATTTGCCTTTTGTATAGATTAAAGTTTCAAAAGTTCAATTTAAAAAAAAAAGTAAAAACATGGAAGCAAGAAAAATTACAGTCGTACAGACTAAGAATCAGAAAAAGAGTGTTATTATGTCAGCAGCTACAACCCTTGCTGAATTGAAAAGTGACTTGAGAGCCAATGATATTGACTATGATGGTATGACCTTCTTTGAGGGCACATCAAAGGTTGAATTGAAGAATGATGATTCTGTTCTTCCTCATGATGTTCCTTACAAGGGAACTATCACCAATGAGTTGGTTTTCATGCTTACTAACACCAACAAGAAAATCAAAAGTGGTGCTACTGCGATGAGTAGAACTGAGGCATATAGTGCTATCAAATCTATGGGTTTGCAGAATGCTTGTGTAGAGAAGTTTGGTAAGAATTTCACTATGTGTAAGACTGCTGACCTTATTGCATTGGTACAGGACTATAGTGCCTCAAAGCCTGCTTCTGTTGCTCCTAAAGCTGAGGCTAAGGCTGAGGAAAAGACAGAGGCACCTGCAAGTAATGATGGTGAGTATGTTGATACTGTAGCAAGAGCTGCTATTAGAAAGTTGGTAGTAATTCTTGAGGATAATGGCACAATTGAGGATTATGAGAAAGAGGAAGTGCTTGATGTCCTTGGAGGTGAAGTTGCAGTAAGTGCTGCACCTTCTGAGAAGTGTAAACCTAAGTCAGCTTCCCCTTACTCTGATGATGAGATTGATGATATGTTCGCAGGAATGGGAGTCGACTAAAAAACAAGTAATAGTAGGTAAGGAGGTTAGAAATGCCCCTTACCTACTTTTTTTACAGTAATATGAGTGGAGAAACAATTAAATTAATTGAGGGGAAGATAGAAGAACTGTATAACTCCTTGATGAGCAGACCACTCCAAGTATTAAGCATATTCAATGATTTCTTTGGGGAAGATAAAGTTGATATGCAAGGATATTGGAGTTTGGACAAGTTCAAATCTTGGATGAGTATAGAGCCTTTGTCTACTTATATTCCTAATGGTGATATTGTAAGCATGAACAGGAATGATTGGAGCATGTATAGAACACGAGCTATTACTGATTTACCTGGAGACCAGATAGAAAAGGTTGTAAATGTGCTTACAAATACTACAGCAAAGGAAAAAATTGGTAATGCTAAGTTCAATGACATATTCATTCTTGTACATTTTCCTCATGTAAGAGTAACTAATGAGCATGACAGATTTGTGGATATTAACCACCTGTGGGCTAAGGTGAAAGTAATGTATGATGGCACGTTGAATGGCGGATTTAAACTTAACAGGTCAGAATATACTATGCTTCACTTTAGTAGTGGATATATGCACAGTCATATCAGTTGTATTCCTACAAATGACTTTACCTATTTTCAGAGTCCTTGCACAGGCAGTGGTCCCATCAATGGCACTATTAGTGCCCTCAATAGGGATTATGATGAGGATATGTGGAATATGTTTTGTCTTGAGCTAAGTAAATATGTAACTGTAGAATCCATTGCTGGCAGACCTTATAACTATTTGGAAAGGTTAGGTACTGATAACATGGAGATGGGTGTAGACAGGTTTATTACATATCTATCACCAGACTACTATGAAGGTGCTCTTAGTTCTGATAAGTTGAAGGAGTTTATAAGAGGCTTTATCAATTCAAAGAAACTTAAATTCAATTATGTAAATGGCTCTTATTCTATTGGTATGTCACTTATTGAGTTTATTGTACTTATTAGCAATGAATTTATTAAGTGGTATAATGACCAGTTTAATAAAGAGGAGCTAACTGCCAAGTTTGCAAAATTGAAGAGAGAAGGCATCTTGGAAGAATGTATCATAGATAATGGGAAGATTTACTATGATAGAGGCAGGAACAATGTAAATAACTATGCCCAATATATAGGCAAGAAGGTTTGCATGTTCAAGGGAAGAGAAGTCACTATTGATATTACAGATATTGCTGAGGTAAGGAATGAGAATAAGAGTATAATTCTTAATACTCATACTGCACTATACATATTAGCAACAATACTTAAAGTGTTAAATTATAGATATGGAAGAAGTAAAGCAACCCACAAAAGTAATCAGCTTGGTACAGAAGTCAGGTACTTATAATTATAAGCTGATTATCCCAGTAGAAGTGGAGAGAAAAATAAGATTTGCCTGCCAAAAGGTATGGAGTACCGAATGGTCAGGTACACTATTCTTTACACATGAAGGTTCATTTGAAAATAATGACCTTGTAGTAAGATGTGTGGATATTTATATCATGGATATTGGAACTCAAGCCTATACAGAGTTTGATATGAATCCTGATGTAATATCCTATATGTGTGAAAATCCTGAGCTGCTTGATTGTCAAATGGGTCTTATACATTCCCATAACAATATGAGTACTTTCTTCAGTGGAACAGATACTGCTACTCTGAAGGAAGAAGGTAGGGATAGAAACAATTTTGTGTCTCTTATTGTGAATAATGCAGGTTCCTATACTGCTGCAATCACAAGGAGAATCAAGTCAAAGCAGGTCATGGAGTCTGTATCTTATGAATTTTTCGGTGATGGTGAAAAACAGGACACTAAGGAATATGTAAGTGATGCAGATGAGATTGAGTGGTTCTATCTTAAAATAGAGAAAGAAGGTGAAAATTATTCCTTTCCAGACATGGCAGCAAGACTTGAAGAAATCAAGCAAGCTAAAGCAGAAAGGGCAGAGAAAGCCAAGAAAGCTCAGACACCTGTATATCAAGGTGGTTATAAGCCTGTTATTGCTAACTCCTATAATACAAAGGCAGGTCCAGCAAATTTTGTCAAGAATGAGGTTGATAAGCCTAAGGTGGTTCAGCCAACTCTCTTTGATGATACAGACGACTTGCCATTTGATGATAACTATAATCTACCTTATGGTCAGGTGACATTTGATAAAGTCACTTTGAAGTCTCTTGTACTTCAATTGATTACAGGTAGTATTATTATCTCTAATGATAGTAAGATTGACATTTCCAAATGGGCTAAGTCAATGCCTACACTGTATGAAAAGAGATTTGGCAAGGGTGAAGAAGGCATGAAAAATTTCAAAATGTGGGCAGATACCTATGCAGAATATCTGACATGGTATGTGACAGATGAGAAATTAGAAGAGCTTGGCTTTGATGAAACAGAAATTTGTGCTATTTGTGCCCATGATATGATAGAGGAACTTACTAAGCTTCCTGAAAATGATTATATCAAAGGGTATATTGATGCACTTCAAAAGTATTTAATATTATGAATGAAGTAACAACTCAAGAGAGTCTTCCTGCAACTATGCAGGAGGCTCACAATTACCTTATGGAAAGTATCAATGAGGATAATGTTCGTGAATATAATGAGGTGGGATATGCTGACCTTAACACTTTCAGTACTGTCCTTAATAGCATTAGAATGGGCATCATTACCTTTCTTAATATTGTTGATTTGGATGGTGTACCTAATACTTATAAAATTGTATATAGCACTGAAAGTGCAACAGGTCGTATCTTTGTCAATGAACACTTCAAAAGTTTAATTGAAGAGGCTTGGGTTATAAGGACAGACAACTCTGTAGAAGATGATGGTGATAGTATTAGTTTTGAACTTCCAGAGGAAGAGCAAGCTATTCTTGACCAAGCTGTAGAAGATGCACACCAAGAGATACCTACAAACTCTGCAACCTTGCTAGTAGATGAAGCTACAAGTAGGTTTAGTTCTGCCATTTGGTATGAGAACATTCAGAAGAAGACTGTCATTTTGGCAGGTGTAGGTGGCATTGGTAGTTATGTAGGCTTCTTATTGGCAAGAATGAAGCCAGCTTCTATGTTTATTTATGATGATGACATAGTAGAAGCTGTCAATATGTCAGGTCAGTTGTATGGTCAGTCTGATTTAGGTAGACCTAAAGTATCTGCACTGGCTGAGATGATTAGAAACTATGCTGGCTATAGTAGTGTCTTTGCAATAAGTGAGAGATTTACCAATGAATCTGAAGCATCAGATGTTATGATTTGTGGCTTTGATAATATGGCAGCAAGAAAACTCTTCTTTAATAAGTGGTTGAGTCATGTTCAATCCAAATCAGAGGAGGAGAGAAAAAACTGCCTGTTCATTGATGGCAGATTGGCAGCAGAAGAATTTCAGGTATTGTGTATTAAGGGAGATGATGAGTACAACATCAATAGGTACAATAATGAGTTCCTATTCTCTGATGCAGAAGCTGATAGAACTATCTGCTCCTATAAACAAACTACCTTCTGTGCAAATATGATTGCATCTTATATGGTTAATTTGTTTGTAAACTTCTGTGCTAATCAATGTGAGCCTGTCATTGACAGAGACCTGCCATTCCTTACCACATATAATGCAGAAACAATGTATCTTAAAACTGAAGTATAATGGAATTTAGCCAAAGATTTGCATATAATGTAATGGGTGTTTTCAATGACAGTGAGTCTAATAATCCAAGCCATCTTGAAATGAATCTGTCTCTTGATAGTAACAATGTATTTAGAAGAAGTCTTGTTATTGAAGTAAACAATGATGAGGTAGAGATACCTGTGATTGCAAGAATACACTTTGAAAAGGTGGTCTCAAATAATTTGGTTCATCCTACAATTATGGGAGTCAAGAAGATAATACTGCCATTATATGATAATGCACCAAGCCAAGAGAGAAGAACCTTTGATAGTATTATGGGTCAATTATTTTCTAATGTAGGATATGATAAAAGATTACAGAAGATAATTACCAATAAGGGTGAAGTGTATTATGGTGGTAAAGGTATCATCTTTGATGAGAGGTATACTCCATTACTATTATGTACATTAACTGCAAGAAGTGTACATACTGAGAACAATGGTGATACTATGGTCTATTACAGACCTGTGTGCCATGTTAGCCCTAAAGTATTCTTAGAGCCTGATAAGTTGATTAATAAAGGCATCATTAAGAAATTGATTCCTTGCTATACAAGTAGGGATGTAAATTTCCCAAGAAACAATTATAGATTCAGTAGTAATCCAGAGGACAGGAAAGTAAAGGTCATAGTAGATAATTTCAATAAGTTCTTTATAGAACCTATTAAACCTACTCCATCTGCAACTACTAATGATACACTGAATGAATGCCTTATTGACAATATTGATGACATAATGATGTTGATATGACATTAGATGAATACTTTAGAGATTGGATGAAAGTAATTGATAGGACAGAGCTTAATAATGTAATGGTTAAGGTTGGACAGGAATACAGGAGGAAGCCATTATGTCCTGCCCAGTCTGATGTATTCAGAGCATTTGAGCTTTGTCCCCTCAAGGACTTAAAAGTAGTTATGTTAGGTCAAGACCCCTACCCACAAAAGGGAGTTGCAACTGGCATACTTTTTGGTAACAGGAAGGAGGTTGATGAGGATAATTTGTCTCCTTCATTAAATGTTGTTAAAGAAGCAGCCATTAATTTTGAGATTCCACATTATTGTATTACCTTTGACCAGACTTTAGAGAGTTGGGCTAAACAGGGGATACTAATGATAAACTCTGCACTCACGGTAGAAATGAATAGGGTAGGTTCCCATGTGATGTTATGGAGACCATTCATAGCTAAATTGCTAAAGAACTTGTCTGAATATAATACAGCTATAGTATATGTATTGTTTGGCAGACAAGCCCAAACTTTCAAACCTTATATCAATAGTAGATTCAATCACATTATAGAGATTGAGCATCCTGCATACTTTGCAAGGAGTGGTACTAAGATGCCACACCAACTATTTGTTGATATAAGTAATGAAGTAAAAGGGATTTATGGTGTGCCTATAAAATGGTATGAAGAATTTAATACTAAATAATAGAAACAAAAAAAAATGGAAAAGATTTATTTGACAAATGGTAAAGAGGTACAGATTGGAGACACTCTGACTAAAGTATCTAAAGTGAAAGACCCCTTCTTTGGTAAGGGTGTTATAATTGAGCATGTTAAAGTGACTAAGGACATTCTTCCTAAGCTCCTTGAGGCTGGTATTGTTACTACCACTAAACCTGAAAAGCCTGTAGCTGAGACTGAGGTTCCTATGGAACTGGAGTACTATATTCAGAAGATTGCAGAGAAGTTTGGCTGGAAAGTTGAGAAGGTTTATAACTATCTCAATAGTGTAGATACTATTCTTCCTGCTGCTGCATTCTCTATGGTACTTAGAGAGATAGCTATTGAGTTGGACAAAAAGTATGAGGACCATATTGAGAAGAGTCCTGAGATTTATGTAATCTCTATGCTTGATGGTAGGATTACTAAGGCTAATAAGGCTCATATCAAGAACTATAGGAACTTTGCAGCATTTAGGTCTGTAAGTGATGCAAAGATTGCCTGTTCTATTGTGAGAGATATACTGAAAGAAATGTTCAAGAATAATGGCTAATAAGAAGATTAGAAATGCTACTGTCTGCAAAGGCAGTAGCATTACTTTTAAATCTCAATTAGAGAAGACTATCTATAATACTTTGATAGAACAAGGATTTACTCCTAAATATGAGCCTAAGAGAATTGTACTATTGAACTTTGAGCCATGTACTGTCCCTTTCTATGATAAGGAAACTGATACTCAATATAAGAAGAGGCTTGAAGGGGGTGGGAAACCTCCAAAGCTTCTCAACCTTAAAGGTAATGTATTATTACCAATTACTTATACTCCAGACTTTTATATTCAACATAATAATATAGATGTTTGGATAGAAGCTAAGGGAATGGAAAATGATGTGTACTATTTGAAGAAAAAGTTATTTAGGAGCTATTTAGAGAATCAGTCTAAGCAAGGTATAAAGAGTATTTTCTTTGAGATTTACAGTAAGAAGCAGTTACTACAGGCTATAGAAATATTCAAACAATATGCAGAAGAATGTAATACAAGAATTGATAAAAGAGGCTAACAAAAGTCCTACACTCGAATATAGTAACAATATTTTAATTTTCAAGGATAATGTCAAGGATACCATAAGAGCAGTCAAGAGAAGACTTGGTATTTTACAGACCTTGGAAATGGAAATAGATTATGAATTAACTATAAGTCACGTGAATGATGAATAGAAAAAGTTTAAGAGATATATCTTGGGATGTGTCTGAAGAAACATATAGGGCAGACCCAGCATTAAGCTATTCAACCCTTGCAAGATATGAGAGGGAAGGATTCAATAACTTGGATAAATTATTTGACAAGATAGAAACACCTTCTCTTACTTTTGGTAGTGCTGTGGACAGCATTATCACAGGTGGTCAAGAAGAGTTTGATGAGAGATTTATGGTTGCTGAGTTTCCTTCTACTCCAGACTCTGTTACAAAGATGGTAAAATCTTTGTTCAGTCAGTATGGAGATTCTTATAGGAGTCTTATTACAATTCCTGATGATGCAATCATTAAGGAGACTGAATATCAGAGTTATCAGATGAACTGGAAGCCTGAAACAAGAGCTAAGGTTATCAAGGAGAAAGGAGCTGACTACTATAACCTGTTATTTATAGCAGGTAGTAAGACTATACTTGATACTCAGACTTATCAAGATGTATGCAATGCAGTAAAGGCATTGAAAGAGAGTAAATCCACTCAACTCTATTTTGCAGAGAATAATCCATTTGAACCAGACATTGAAAGATTCTATCAGTTGAAGTTCAAAGGAGAGTTCAGTGGTGTAAAGTATAGAAACATGGCTGACTTAATCATAGTCAATCATAAGGAGAAGTGGGTAAAGCCAGTGGATTTGAAAACAAGTTCCCATACAGAGTGGGATTTCTATAAATCCTTTGTAGATTGGAGATATGATATTCAAGCCAGACTATATTGGGCTATTATAAGGCAGAATATGGATAAGGATGAGTATTTCAAAGACTTCAAGCTGCTTGATTATGATTTCATTGTAGTCAATAGGAGAACCCTTGTCCCACTAGTATGGAATTGTCCATTTACACAGGCAGCAGGCACATTGAAGTTTGGAAAGAATGACCAAATAGAAATGAGAAGTCCTTTTGTGATAGGAGAAGAGCTTTCTTCATATCTCACTTCCAGACCAAAAGTTCCTATGGGAATTAGTGAAACTGGTTCTAATGATTTAAGAGGATGGTTAAATACATTGTAATATGCAGGTAGTAAAAAGAGATGGCAGTATAGAGGAATTTAATGTTGATAAGATTATAAGTGCTGTAGAGAAAGCCTTTAAGTCTTGCAACAAGGAAATGCCTCAGTATCTGTATGATATGCTTGGTGCTTTGTTTGGCACTTTGGAAGGAGATACTATAGGTATTGAGGAGATACAGAATAAGGTTGAGGATGTTCTTATGAATGACAAACACTTTGACGTAGCAAAGAGTTATATCATTTATAGAGAGCAACATAAGCAGGCAAGGTTCATTAGGGAAAGAATTGATTATATGAATGAGTATAGTCAATCCAATGAGAATGCAGCTACTTCATCAGAGACAGATGTCAATGCAAATGTAACTATGAAGAATGTTGCTAACCTTGAAGGTGAAGTGTATAAGACTACTAATAGGGTTATTCAGAGGCAAAGGATGAAAGACAAGCTGAATGAAATGTACCCTGAAGTAGCCAAGAAGTATGAAGAGGATTTGAACTCTCATATCATTTATACACATGATGAAGCAACTACTCCTGTCTTGAAGCAGTATTGTATGGCTGTGAGTCTATATCCTCTTATGATGGAAGGAGTAGGTAATATTGATGGTATCACTCCTACACCTCCTAATGACTTGCAATCATTCAGTGGTCAAGTAACTAATCTTATCTTTTTATTATCCTCTCAGTGTAAGGGTGCAGTGGCAATAGGTGAATACTTTATTGCCCTTAACTATTACATTGTACAGGAATTTGGTCCTAATTGGTATGAAAAGTTGGATGTGATAACTACCACAGAACATTGTAACAAGCAAAGGACTATCAGGGATGCTATATATAAGGCATTCAAACAGTTTATCTATGGTGTAAACCAGCCTGCTGGTAATAGGTCATATCAAAGTCCATTTACAAATGTGTCTTACTATGACCACACTTACTTTGATTCATTGTTTGGGGAGTTCTATTATCCTGATGGTACTAAGCCTCAATGGGAAGCAGTAGATTGTCTACAAAGGCTATTTATGAAGTTCTTCAATAAGTTGAGAACCAAGCAGATTCTTACATTCCCCGTGGAAACTATGGCTATGGTGTATGACCCAAAGACTAATGATATTATAGATAAGGACTATAAGGACTTTACTGCTGAAATGTATGCAGAAGGTCATAGCTTCTTTACCTATATATCAGATAGTGCTGATAGTCTTGCATCATGCTGTAGGTTGAGAAATGAGCTTGCAGAGAATACTTTCAATCCTACATCAGGTCTTACTGGTGTAATGACTGGTAGTTGTAATGTTATCACTCTTAATATCAATAGGATTGTACAGGATTGCAATAAGGCTTATGGATTGAAGAGAAATGGTGGTTGGAAGGAGAATACTTCATTTCTTAGGGATTACTTAGTAGATATTCTTCAAAGAGTCTACAAGTATCATATTGCATTCAAGACAATGCTCTATGAACTCGAAGATAAGGGAATGTTTGCTGCTTCAAATGGTGGATATATTTATATAAGCAAGTTATACAGTACCATAGGTATCAATGGCTTGAATGAGGCTGCAAGGTTCTTAGGTATGACTGTTGGCAACAACAAGGAATATATTGAGTTCTTGCAACTGGTTCTTGGTACTATCAAGGAGCAGAATAAGGCACACTCTATCCATGATGCCAATAGACCATTCCTATTCAATTCTGAGGTAGTTCCTGCTGAAGGATTGGGAGGAAAGAATTATAATTGGGATAAGGAAGATGGATATTGGGTTCCTGAGGATGAGAATCTATACAATTCATACTTCTATGATGCACATGATGATACCTCAGTGCTTGACAAGTTTATTCTTCATGGAAGACAGACTTACCAATATACTGATGGAGGTAGTGCAGCTCATATTAATCTTGAAGACCATCTGAGTAAGGAGCAGTATCTCAAGTTGATAGACTTTGCAATAGCTAATGGAACCAACTACTTCACATTTAATATTCCTAATAGTAAGTGTGATGATTGTGGTTACATTACTAAGCACCCTATCACTGAGTGTCCAAAGTGTCATAGTAACCATATTACCCAATATACAAGGGTAATTGGGTATCTTAGACCTATTAAGTCCTTTGGTAAAGACAGGCAGGTTGAAGCAAGCCATAGAACCTATAGTGATGGAAGGGGTGAGATATGCTAAAGTATGTAGATGCAAAAGTAGTCTTTGCTGAAGTGCCAGATGAAGTGACTCTTGCTATCAACATATCTAATTGTCCTTGTCAATGTAAGGGCTGTCATAGCTCTTACTTGGCACAGGATATAGGAGAACCTCTTGATTTACAGCACTTGACTGACCTTATAGATAGTAACAAAGGTATAACTTGTGTATGTATTATGGGAGGTGATGCTAATCCAAGTGAAGTAGATGATATTGCACAAGACATTAAGGAATACTATCCAGAGTTAAAAGTTGGATGGTATAGTGGGAGGCAAGAATTAAGCAAAGATATAAATTTAGAGAATTTTGATTTTATTAAGCTTGGGTCCTATAAGGGAGAGTTTGGTCCACTTAACAGTAGGACTACTAATCAGAGATTTTATAAGGTTAGTAATGGAGAGTTGATAAATATAACGAGTAAATTTTGGAAATATGAAACTGAAAATTAAAGTAAAAGTATTGACTGAGGGCTGTATGCCTGTGATTAATGAGAATGGTGATTGGGTTGATTTGAAATCAGCAGTAAATATTACTATTCCTGCACCACAGGCTGATGTCCTTAAAAGAAAAACTGTTGAAGGAGAGAGAGTAGGTCATAGGGATGTAGAAATTCCTACCTATTATATACCTCTTGGAGTTGCAATGCAACTACCACAAGGATTTGAAGCTATTATTGATTCAAGGAGTAGTGGTCCTAAGAAGTTAGGATTATTCATTCCAAATGGTCAAGGTGTAGTAGATAATACATACAATGGTAATAATGACCAGTGGCACTATGTATGTTCTCCTATGAGAGAGACCACTATTGAAGCAGGTGATAGAATCTGTCAATTTAGGATACAGCTTAGTCAGAAAGCTACTATGTGGCAGAAGATTAAATGGCTGCTAAGTTCAGGTATTGAACTTGTGGAAGTGGATGACTTGGGTGATGACAATAGAGGAGGATTTGGTACTTCTGGCGTCAAATAATAACTAAAAAGAAAGCATGAAGTATGATATTAGAGATAATTGGTATTATGCTTGCAGTAATCATCTTATCTGTTATCATTAATGGTGTAGAAGATTATTGCAAGCAGAGTAAAAGGGTAAATATGTCTTTCAAAGAGGCTATGGATTTGGTAGAGTTGCCTGTGGTAACATTCTATAATGGAGATAAGAAACTTAACTTCTTATTGGACACTGGAAGTAATATCTCTCAAATCAACAACTCGATTCTCCCTCTCCTTGACTATAAGAAGATAGAGGGAAAAGATATGGATGTGGCAGGAATTGAAGGTAATAAGGTAAATACTGAGTTCTGTGAAATGACAATTACTTATAAAGGGCAAGAATTTGTAGGTGATTTCTGTATTCATGATTTGGATGATGCCTTTGCTATTGTTAAGGAAGAGTCTGGTGTGCAGATTCATGGCATCCTTGGCAGTCTGTTCTTCCAAAAATATAAGTATGTCTTTGACTTTGCCTCATTAATAGCATATAGTAAGAAATAAAAGAAATGATAGAAGGAATTATTTATTGTTATCACAGCCCATCTAACAAATATTACATAGGACAAACTATCCATGAGTCTAAAAGAAAGAGACAACATATACAGTTGTCTAACACTGGGGACAATGCTTACTTTCATAAAGCCATTAGAAAACATGGTTTTGAGAACTTTAAGTACTCAGTATTATTTCACTTTAGTTCCCTTAATAAAGATAGAGTAAAAGTAGTATTAAATGCTTTAGAAATCTATTACATAAACAAGTACAGGAGAGAAGGTAAGACTTTATATAATACTTGTCAAGGAGGGAGAGGCGGTGGAAATATGACTGGGAAGCATTTTTCTGAAGAGTCTAAAGAAAAGATGAGGAAATCTCATCTTGGACATAAACAATCTAATGAAACTATCAGAAAAAGAGTCCTTTCTTTGAAAGGCAAAAGGAAGCTATCCAAAGAAGATTTGATGAAGTTGGAGTTGGGCAGGAAGAAAAACCTCAGACCTGTTCTGCAAATCAATCAAAATGGTAAAGTAGTTAGAGAGTGGGATTGTGCATACAATATTAATACCTTTAATCATAATACTATAGCAGCATATCTTAAAAGGTATGGAGGAGAGTGTAATTATAAAGGTTATACTTGGAGATATAAGAAATAATGGAAGATATTATAAAACTTAGGTCCAGATATAGAGCTGAGAACTACCTCAAGAAAATGCCTAAACCTGATGGTGTTGATTCCAAAACTTATGTACTCAAGACTGATATGCCTACACTAAGAGTAGGTGAGGTTCAGGGAGGAAACAAGTTTATTGACCCATCAGGAGGTCCAATGATTGTGGTAGGTTATGAGCTTGAAGAAGCCAAGGCAGTTGTCAAATCTATAGACTTTGTTGAAGGTTATGGATGGACTATAACATTTGAATGATGATATATTTTGTTACTGGTCAGAGAGAATTATTTGAGTTTCCTGATGCTAAGTATAAGTGTATCTCTGTAGAAGAATCTCTTAAAATATTAGAGCCTCTTCGAGTAGTAGGTTTAGATACTGAAACTACAGGTACAGAGATATGGCAAGGTAGATTGCTTACTCTTCAGCTTGGTAATAAGGAAAATCAAGTTGTAATAGACTGTATGACTATTGATGTCAAGCAGTATAAGGATTATCTTGAAAGTGACAGATTATTCATCATTCATAATGCAAAGTTTGATTTAAGATGGCTGTATAAGGAACATATTGTAGTCAGAAATGTCCATGATACTTATTTAGCTGAAAAGATTCTATTTCTTGGATTTCCACCTGGCGTTGTATCTTTGTCCTTGCAGGCTTGTTGTGATAGGTATTTAGGTATCTTTCTTGATAAGACTGTCAGAGGACAGATACATGCAGGTATGACAGAAGATGTTATAGTTTATGCAGCAAATGATGTTGTGCATCTTGAGGATATTATGAACTTACAACTCAAAACTATCACTGCAAGAGGTCAGAAAGTGGCACTTGACATTGAGAATGAGTTTGTAAGAGTCCTAGCATATATTGAATATTGTGGCATTAAACTTGACCCTGCTAAATGGAAAGCTAAGATGGATAAGGATGCTGAGAGGTTAAGAGTTGCTGAACAGAAACTTAATGAGTGGGTAGTAGATTATGTAATGAAGAAGGATGACCCTTCTCTTATTGCAAGAAACTATGATACCCATAAGAAAGGCAAGCCAGCCAAACTTGCAGATAATATATATGTGGTAATACCACAGCCATCATTATTTGCTGAGTTTGATACTGGACCTCAATGTATCATTAACTGGAACAGTTCTAAGCAGGTAATCAGATTGTTTGAAGAACTTGGATTTGACCTATTAGTTAAAGACAAGAAAACAGGCAAAATGAAAAAGTCTGTAGAGTCTAAGTTTATAGAATTGCAAGCAAGTAAGAGCAGTATTGTTCCTTTATACTTGGAATATTCAGCAGCTTTCAAGGTGGTAACATCTTTTGGTCAAAACTTCCTTGACGCCATTAACCCTATTACACAAAGAATCCACCCAACATTCAATCAAATGATGGATACTGGTAGATTGAGTTGTGGTTCAGGAGGAAAAGGTAAAGGAGGCAAGACTAAAGATGATGATATTGCAGAGGAGGTAGATGAGAACAAAGATACTTCTATACAAGCAAATGACAAGAGTGTTAATGTTCAACAACTACCAGCCACAGAAGAAACAAGAGCAGCATTTGTGCCTGAAAAAGGACATTTGTTAGTAGATTGTGATTATGGAGACCAAGAGGGTCATGTGTTCACTGAATTGTCTAATGATAAGGAGTGGATTGCATTCTACAATGACCCTAACCAAAGAGATGGACACTCCTTTGTAGCCAAGATGTGTTTCCCTAAAGACCTTGATGGGGTTGCAGAGAAGGATGTCAAGAAGGTAAGAAAAGACCTTAGAGATTTGGCTAAGAAGGCAAGGTTCTGTTTCAATTATAATGGTCAGGCTCCTACAATGGCAACTAATTGTAATATTCCTGTGGACTTTGCAACTGAGATTTATAACAACTATTTCAAGAGATTCAATGGTATAGCAAGCTATTTCAGAGTACAAAAGAGAGACATGTGGAATAGAGGTTATATCCTAATCTCAAAGATAACTGGATTAAGGGCATATATCTATGACTATCCTATACTGAAAGGTATTGAAAGGAGAAAGAATGGTATGGAAGATTTCTGGGATATATACAAAGCTGCAAGAGATAGTGGCAGAGTAATATCTGAGATTCCACCTCCTGTTATGCAAGAAATTGCAAAGAGGTTTGCTCAGGGTGTTCCTATTGAAGAAATAGCTGTTAGGTATTCATATAAGGTTAAAAAGGCAGGTAAGGTGGAGGAAAGATTCATTGATATTAACAGGGAAACTGTATATGTATCAGTGATGAAACACTTATGGAAGAGAAAGAGTGCTTCTGATAATCAGTCATGTAACTATCCTTCACAAGGTACTGCTGCTGCAATGACTAAGATAGCAGGTATTAGATACTTTAATCACTTAGTTAATGATGGACTTATATTCAAAGTCCTCATTCCTAATGATGTGCATGATGAGTATCTGATAGAGCCACCTGAAGAAATTGCAGAGCAGGAAGCTAAGAAATTAAGTGAGTGTATGGAGTATGCAGCTAATATCTTTTGTAAAAAGGTATCCATTAAGGCAGTTCCTGAAATTGGAACATGTTGGATTCATTGAACCCTAAGTTATTTGTTTTTGGTCTTGCATATTTGAATTATTATTTGTATCTTTGCAAGAAAAAAAAAAGAAAGATATGAGAGTAAAACAAATAGCAAGACCAAATCAAACAAAAGTTTGCCCCATGTGTGGCAGAGATTTACCTCTTGAAGCATATTCAAAAGGCACTGGAATGTATGGAAGAAGAAGCATCTGTAAAGAATGTGATAAGGTAATCCATAATACTCCTGAAGCAAGAGAAAGAAGAAGATTAAGGAGAATTGAAAGGAGGAATACAATAATTGGATTAAGAGAAAGGGAAAGGCAAACCGACTTACTCAGACTTAAAAATAATGAAGATGCCTATAAAAAGTACATTATCAGAGGTGCCAAGAGGAGAGCATTATCTCAGGGCATTCCCTTCAATATAAACTATACAGATATTACAATACCTGAATATTGTCCCCTGCTTGGAATTAAACTTAATAAGCATGTAGGAGAAGGCAAGTTATACGATGATTCTCCATCACTTGATAAGATAATACCTAAATTGGGATATGTTAAAGGTAATGTCTGGGTAGTAAGTAATAAAGCTAATAGGATAAAGTCAAATGCTACTATAGAAGAGTTAGAGCTTTTGGTTAAAAACCTAAAGAGTTATTGGGTACATTAAAAAGAAAAATAATATGGAACAGAAAGTTGATAATGTTAATCATCCCCCACATTATACATGGCTTAAAGATAAGTGTGGAATTGAGGTGATTGATATAACAAGACACATGGGTTTTTGCTTAGGTAATGCCATTAAGTATATACTTAGGGCAGGACATAAGCAGGATGCAAGCCTTACAGATAATCAGAAGGAAATTGAGGATTTGAAGAAGGCTATATGGTACATCAAGGACAGGATAAAACAATTAGGTGGTGAAGTATGACATTTATAATTCATTTCAAAGACGGACATAGAGAAACCTATAATAACAGGTATGATGAGGATGTAGAGCATGAAAGAGATGCAGCATGGGATGATGTCTATGCTGCATTTCCTAATGCTGATTATATAGAAGAATTTTAATATGACTCTAGATAAATATTTATTGGTAAGGTTTATCAGAAGTAATCATCCTAAGTATAGAAAATATGCAGTAGAGTGGGTAAATAATCTTACTATAGAGCAACTATCTTACTTTAAAAAGGAAATGATTAAATTAATTATAATATGAAAATACTATATAGATTATTGGTAGTAATACTATGTTTTATAATACCTATATATTTTATTTGTTTTAGTTTGCCATTCATTGTATGTGGAGTTATAGTTAATATATTTAGATACATACTAATTGGTAAAACCTATTGTCTTCATGTTATTCTTGAAAGGCATATTACTAAATTTCTTGAATTAGTAGATTATTGTAATAACAAATAAAAGGCATTATAATTAATAAACAATATGAATAAAGAAAAGTTTAATATAATTTATAAACATTTTGCTAAGCCTATTGCTGATATGAAAATGACCTATAACAATAGTGCCATGACTATAGAAGCAAAGGTTGTAAATCCTGAAGTAAGCAAGTGTTTTCAGGCATTAATGGATGCTTTAAATAAACAACTAGATAGTTACAGAAAATGATAATAGCGGTAGATTTTGATGGGACTTGTGTTACACATGAGTTTCCTGAAGTAGGCAAAGATATAGGAGCAGTTCCTGTCTTGAAGGAGTTAGTAAAGAAAGGTCATAAGATTATTCTTTACACTATGAGAAGTCATCCTGATGAAAATAATCAAGCAAGAACTCTTAGTGGAGGAATTATATCTAATGATATTTTACAAGATGCTATTGATTGGTTCAAAGAGAATGAGATACCTTTATGGGGAATAAATGAGAACCCTAAACAAAAGGAATGGACATCATCTCCTAAGGTATATGCTAATATCTATATAGATGATGCAGCACTTGGAACACCATTAATATATGCTAAAGAGGGTGAATTATATAGACCTTATGTAGATTGGAACAGAATGAGAACTTTATTAAAGATTAAAGGAGTTTTATAATATGGCTAAAATAATTTTATGTAGAGGTATTCAAGGTAGCGGTAAAACTACATGGGCTAAACAATGGGTACTTGAAGACCCTGAACATAGAGTAAGATTTAATAACGATGACATCAGAAATATGTTAGGTAAGTATTGGGTACCTAGTAGAGAGCCTATAATTACAACTATGAAAAATAGCTTTATATCAGGAGCTGCTATTTTCCGTATGGATGTTGTAATAGACAATATGAATCTTAACAGTAAAGAACTTGATTACTGGAAAGATATAGCCAGAATGTTTAATTATGACCTTGAAATCAAGAACTTCTTTACTCCTCTTCAAGACTGTATAGAGAGGGACTCAAAGAGACCTAATCCTGTAGGAGAAGAGGTCATAAGGAAAACTTATGAGAAGTATAAAGACATTTTGAAAGTATAGTATGAGACAATATATATCAAGAGAGTTCATAAAGATAGTGGAGTTTAATGGTTTCCATTATAACAGACATAGTGGAGACCATGCTATCTATGTGAATGATAAGGGAAGGCATATCAGCATACCTAAGAATCTTGAATGTGTAATTGCTCGAAGACTTATTAAAGAGAATAACTTGATAACAGACATTAAAAGGAGAAAAAGAAATAATGGACAATTATAATTATCCTATGGGTGCAGATACTAAAGATGCACCTTGGAATCAGGTTGATAATCCTGAAAGGGAAATTGAGGTTACAGTAAGTGTTACCCTTAGTAAAACTGTAAAAGTTAGGGTATCTGACTATAAGATTACTGACTCTGGAAAGGATGAAGATGGTAAGTGTTTTGAGGATATAGACTACTCAGACTGTGACCTTAAAGGTGCAGTTGAAGAGCAGATTGTATTACCTCAAAGTGCTCATATGTATGTTAAGAGCAATCCAAAAGTACATGAAGATTTAAGTAATTGGTGTGTTGATGACCTTGAAGCAAATTTGGAGGAATAGTTATGGAAAGATTAGTTGTAATGGACTTCTCTGATAGTAGTGTAAGTGTATATACTAATCCTGAAGATAAGGATACTGAAACACTATTAAGAGAGCTTGGACATAACATTGATGAGTGTAGTGTTATGTTCTGTGAGAGTGTAACTATAAATTTGAAATAAAAGAAAAAATGAAATTATGTAGACCTTTATTTGAGATATGGAAGCAGTCTGCTGGTCTTGAAGGAGTTTATAAACAGATTGAGAGAGTAGGTAGAGTATGCTATAAGTCCGAGGATAAGATAACAGAAGATTCTGCTAAGCCATTTGTAGATAGGATGATTAAGTCTGGTCATGGTGCAATGTTGGAACATGGTACTGTGTATTTAAAATTCTCATGGAATGGTGGAACTTGTGGATTATGTAACCAAGCTTTACCTTGTAAGTTGTTGGATAAATATTGTATCAATAAGTATTCTATAGTAAATTATAATGGGAATGATATATATATAACCACTAATTTTAGAGTACTGGTAGAGAATGGTTGGCTTGATGACTTACAATATATTTGTGAACCTACAGAGTTCCATGAAAAGAGAGTTACTGTACACTTTGTATGTGATAGGGGGGTATCCCATGAATTTGTAAGGCATAGAGTAATGTCTTTTGCCCAAGAAAGTACAAGGTATTGTAACTATTCCAAGGATAAGTTTGGTAATGAGCTTACCTTCATTATTCCTTGTTGGTTAGATATACCAGAAGGAAGAGCATATTGGCATGATGGAATAAATTATAGAGTTGGGGCTACAGAGGAGAATCCATTTGGAGAATCTGTGAACTTCAAGGCTTGGGTAAATAAAAAGAGTAATTATGTAGAAGTATGTGATTACATTCAAGCATTAGATAGTGCTGAGAAGGCATATTTTAGGTTGATGGATAAATGGGAAAATAGAGTTGCTGATATAAGATATACTACAGGATTTAAAGGTAATCCATGGACACCTCAGCAAGCAAGAGCTGTTTTACCAAACTCCTTAAAGACAGAATTGGTTGTAACTGGATTTGTATCTGATTGGAATCACTTCTTTGACCTAAGAGCAAGGGGTACTACAGGTGCTCCACATCCTCAGGCTAAGGAATTAGCAGAACCTTTGATGAAGGAATTTATTGCAAGAAAGTATATTAATAACTAAAAAAAAAGTATGGCTTTTGGTACGAAGAAATCAGTTGTAGCTGTCCCTTCTTTCAGTGAAAGAATGGCAAGCATTAAGTCTATGTTTAAGACTGCACATGAGAATGCAAGTAATCTTCATGCAGAAATGGAGTCAGAGATTGCAAAGAAGGAATCTCAAATTGCTGCATTGCAGGAGGACATCAAAACTATTGATGTTACTAAGCAGGAGACTGAAACATTTATGTCTAATATAGAAAAGTTTATTTGATATGATTGAACAAATAAATCAGCTGAAGCAGGGTTCCATTATTAGTGAGAGTTCTCACTATATTGTGAACAGAGTGTCAGGTTCTACTGCTTGGCTTACTCATTTTGAAAGTGGTGAAGAGGTTCAGATTGGTATGAGCTATCTGAAGAACTATACTAATTCTGCTGACTTGTTTGAGACTACAGTAAAAGTAACTAAGGAAGATAAGAAGGATGGTACTCTTGGTATTAGAAGTATCTGGGAGAACATTCATTCTGGTCAGGTATTTACTGTATGCTTCAAGAAGCAGGATAAGCCTAAGAGTAGGAGAAAATTACAGGAAGAGATTGATACTATTGTGGAGCAGTTCTCAAATAGTATTGATGCAGTTAAGAATAGTAAGAAAGGTGTTGCAAATGCAGCAAAGAATCTTGTTACTGAGCTGGTTAATAATCCTGTACTTCCTTATGAGGAGGGTGAAGATAGAGTTCTTAGAGGCTATAAGATTCAATTTGAATCAAGAGATGGCAGATATAATTGTGTGGACATGGATATACAACAGACAGATAAAGAGTCTGGAGTTAGACCTGTCAATATCAACACCATTAAATATTTAATCTTTGATGGTGTCAAGTATGTAGTTGAATAACTATTATAAGGGGGAATAAGTTAAATACTTGTTCTCCCTTTAGCTTTTTGAATAAAAGCTTGTATATTACAATTAAATTCCTTACCTTTGCACAAATAATATTTTAAATTATATGAGTTGTTTAATTATAACACCAGAAATTAGAGAATTAGCTAAGAAGTTTCCTAATGAAACAGTGCAATCAGTACTTAACTTGGTTGGACTGTGGCAGGAAAAGAATAATAAGTCTATTGAGGATATTCCATTAGGTAGTGAACTCAATGATTTTATTAAGGAAATAAGAAAGGCAGTTCCATCTAAGTGGGCAAGAACTGCTGAGAATGGCTATGAAGTTTCTACAAGAGGAGATAAAAGATTTTCTGCTCTTGTAGCTACCTTCAAGAAAGGCACTGTTATAGATGGTGTTGATGTAGGTGGCAGAACTATTGAAGATGTGTATCAATCTGTCATTAAGAAGAGCAGAAAAGGTCAAGCTCCATCTAAAGACTCTAAACTGTATAGGACTTCAGTGAGTAGTTATACTGGGAGTATTACCCCAGATGCAAATACTATATTTGTATTTGGCAGTAATCCTGAAGGTAGGCATGGTGCTGGAGCTGCTAAAGTTGCAAGAGAGCAGTTTGGTGCTATTTATGGTCAAGGAGAGGGGTTACAAGGCAATGCCTATGCTTTGCCTACTAAAGACCTTAGAGTAAAGGAGGATAACAGTCTTAGAAGCATATCTCCTGAACAGATTATTGAAAGCATCAGGAAACTCTATGAGACTGCAAGACAAAACCCTGATAAACAATTTAAGGTAGCTTATAGAAATACTGATAGAGCATCTCTCAATGGCTATACAGGGTTAGAGATGATAGATATGTTCTTGAAAGCTGGTTCTATTCCTACTAATATAGTATTCAGTAAGGAGTGGGTAGATACTGGAAGATTCAATCTATCAAGAGAAGGTCTTGAAGACTTCTCTTATACTGAAGGTTATCTACCATTATGGCAAGAATGGGCGAGGCAGAATCCTGAGTTAATAGATGAGCTTAGAACAAAAGCTAAAGGTAAAACACTTACTGACCAATTTGCTAATACAAGAGTAAGCCAGGCAAGAGCTTTAGCTGACATCCTTAATAATTCTTCTAAAGGAGTTAAAGAAGAAGTAAAAGATGAGGCACTTAGCAGTTCTTTTGATACTCCAAGAGTTACTTCTGTTGAGGAACAACAAAAGGTGGACCTACTCTTTGACCCAAAAACAAGAAGAGATAGAGTGACACTTATTGCAAGATTCTTTAGTAATGAAGTTGATAATGCCTTGCAGGAAATGACTGATTCTTTGAAGGGAAGAATTGATGATGCCAGTGGTGTAGAGAAAGAAGAATTACAAACTGAACTCAATAGTTTGGATAGATTCTCTGTTATAAAGAAGTACACTCCTGCTGGTATATTCAAGAGAGTAGCTAATATCTTCAATTCTTATGTGCAAGATACAGAAGAAGGCAGAATACAGCAAGAACTTGGTAAGATTAATGCTGAGGAAAATGCTCTTATTGAAGCTGGAGAAATAGATGAATCTGAAAGATTTTCTGATGAAGAAAAGCTTGAAGCTGCCAAGAAGAAAGCTGCTTATAAGAATCAGGAGTATAAGAAGATAGTTGATGACCCTAGTGTTTATAAAGCTCTTGCTGAGGAAGCAAGTACTTTACTTGTAATGACTGAGGGTATTAGGTTGGACCCCAACTACATTGCACCTGCTGATGCAAACCTCAATGATGATGACCCTGATGGTAACAGTGAGGTAGATGATGAAGCAGAAGATTGGAGACAAGAAGAGACTTATAAGGATGGGTGGATGACTAATTTCAGACAGGTAAGTTCACAGGAGTCTCTGTCACAAGCTGTAAGAAAAGTAATCAGACAAGTGCCTAAACTTGATTATGAAGGAATGTATGAAGAAGATGATTTAGGTTTTACAAAATACCTTGATGCTGACTATGTTCATGCTACTCTTATAGACAAGTTAAGGAACATGATTAACTCTGATGACATGATTCCTTTATTGGAAAATACGGCTAAGATTAAACCCTGGGTTAATCAAATAATAGAATTACTTCAAGGTGATGAAACTTTATTCTCTCAATTCTATCAAGACTTCAGAAAGGATTTCACACCTTACTGGATTCAAAAGAAGAAGATGATGCCTGATGGTACTTTCAAGATGGAAACTATTGCCATCAATAAGCCTGAAGGTGTGTATTATCTCCTTGATGCTTGGAGAGATAACTATGAGAATGGAGTACAGCTTGATGATGATAGTGTATATGAGAAGAATGGGGAAATAAACAAGGATAATGCAGCTAAAGGTTTACAATGGACTGAGACATTGAATAATATGTTCCAGAACCTTGATACAGAATCCAGACTTCAACTCTTGGAGAGGGAAGATGTATGGAATACCATAATGAAGTTGCTTCATATGTTAGGTATTGATGCCAATCCTTCTGTATTGAGAACTGCATTAACTGATATAAAGACAGCTCCAGGTATCACATTTACTGACCCAATCATGCTTCTTTTACCACAATTGAATATCATATTCAGTGGTATTAAGAAGGGAGAAATCAAGTCTGAGACAAGAGAGGATGGCACTGAGAAGAGAGGAGACTTTATCAATACTTTTGGCTCTGCTTATAATATGATTGCAAGTATGATGGCAGAGGTAACTGAGGATGCTATTGAAAGTAGTGTCAGAGAGAATGACAAGTCTTACTACTCTCATGTTACCCCTAACTACTTAGGTAAACTTATTAAGAATCTCAAGAATGTTATGAATGACAAGGAGAGATTTGAACAGTTTATGCAGACTGAATACAAAGACTATGAGTGGTTCTTTAAGGGTGACCATTGGAGAAATGACTGGCTAAGACAGCTTGCAGAGTCTGAAGAATTGAGAAGAGGTCTTAACCATAAAGTAGTGTTGAACTCTGATAAGGTAGACTATACTAATTGGGATGATTTGGACTATACTTTAGCTCTTCTTACAGAATATTGGGGAGACCCTGATTCTGCAAAGTCAAGTATAAAGTATGCTTGGTATCATGTTCCCATTCTTTCAGATAGTCCTTCTGCTGAATTTATCAGATTCAGAAAGTACACAACAGGTGATGTACTTGATGAAAATGGTAAGAAGAGAACCTATGATGATGTTATCCTTGACAAGTTAGTAGACTTGGTTAATCAAGAGTATGATAGAATCATGCTGGTTAGGGAAAGAGATGAGGCTTATCAGAGAGGAGATAAGAGTGTAGAGCCTATTGCCAACTATGATATTGTCAGAAAGGAAGATGGTAATATAAAGAGTATAGGAGGTGCAGAATTTAAGTTCCTTCCTGCACTTAACAACCTCAGATATGACAATGGAGAGACATTCATTGATAGGCTAAGCAGACTTAAATCCAAAGGTACTGGAGCTGAACTTAGGAACTTTCTAAGAACTACTCTTAATGACATGATGGAAGATGGGTTTGAACAGACCTACAGAGATTGGGTAAGAGTAGGACTTTTAGATGAACTTCCTAATGGTAAATACAAGTATCTTCCTTTTGAAGGTCAGTCCAAGCAGAATGCAATAACTGCAAAAGCACTTATTAAGGCTAAGGATGCTTTAGGTTCATTGTGGAATACCAATATGGAACTAATGCTTAGAGCCTACAACAATAATAGTGCTTTTGATAACAGAGAGGCTAATAGCCTAATGGAGCAAATTAAGGCATTACTTACAGATAAGGCAACAAGAGGTGAGATGGAATTGAAAGATGCTCAGTCAATCTCAAGAAGCCTGTTTGTTAAGAATAATGCTAAGGATGCACTTAGAGAATACTATTGGAATAGTAAGCTAGCTACTTCACAAATTATCCAGCTTACCACTACAGACCTTGCTTTCTATAAGAATCTTGAGGACTTTCAGAAGAGATATAAGGAGGTTCATGCTCCTGCTATTAGACTGAATACTAAGGCTACTTATAAAGGTGAGAGAATTGGTAGAGATTGGGAAAGAACCATCTATTTGAAGGATGATGAGATAATATCTTCTGTACTTGAAGACATCAAGACTGTACTTGATGAAAGGGTTAAAAGAAATGAAATGACCAAGATAGACAGGGATAATATCATCAGCAAGTTTAGAAAGGTGAATGTAGCAGATGCTCAGGCATATAGAAGTTTGAGTTCCTATAGGGCAATACTTGGTATGTCAGGTCAGTGGACAGATGATATGGAGCAAGCATATAACAACTTCAGGAATGGAGATTGGAATATCAAAGACTTCAATATCATTTGGCAGACTAAGAAGCCTTATGTCTATACACAAGTCAATAATAACAGTGGCATTGAAGGTCATACTGGAATTAAGACACCTGTACAGCATAAGAACTCAGAGTTTCTATTACTTGCTATGCATGAGTTAATTGCTGGTCCTTTAGGAAGGTCAGGCAAGCTGAAAGCCATAAATGAGTTTATGGAGGATAATCAGATTGATGTAGTTCAGTTTGAATCTACTACTAAGGTTGGTAAACAAGGTGTAATAGATTTGAATGATGTTAATACAGAGGCTGATGTAATTCAAAGACTTAAAGATACTACAGGTATTGGATTTGGTAATGAGAATCCTAATGTAGTACATAAGGTATCTTATGAAGATTATGGCATTCAGACTGCAACTCCTGAACATGCTATTGATGCAGTTCAGTTGGTAGGTACTCAGATTAGAAAGCTAATTACTGCTGACATCTCTGATGATACAATCATTGAGGTTAATGATAAGAAGATGACTAAGAAAGAGTGGCTTGACCTGTACAATGCTATCAACACTGAGAATATTCTTCAAGCATTTGCTGATGTAGATGAGATATTCAAAGACCCAAAGAAAGTAGAGGAAATCTTACTTGAAGAGATAAGAGGTAGTCAAAGATATGGTATGGATATGATGAGGGCTTGTACTCTTGATGAGAACAATAACTTCAATATACCTCTCTTTGACCCTGTACAATCTCAAAGAGTACAGACACTCCTTAATAGTGTAATCAAGAGTAGAATTACTAAACAGAAGATTAGAGGTGGAGCTTTAATTCAGGTATCTGATTATGGCTTGACTGATGAACTTCATATAGTATTCAAGGATAAAAATGGCAATCTGATGTCTTGGGAGTTATATTCCAAGAAGAATAAAAATGCTACAAGAGAAAATTATGAAGAGTATGTAAAGAAAGCAAGGGAAGAAGGTAGTTTAGCTATAGCATATTTAGAGTGTTATATGCCTGCATATAGTAGAGAGTTCTATGAACCTCTTATGGACCCAAATACTCACCAGCTTGATGTAACTAAACTTCCTGAGGATTTGAGAAAGTTGATTGGATATAGAGTTCCAACGGAGGATAAATATTCAATGGCTCCTCTGTATATTAAGGGATTTCTTCCTCAACAGAATGGTTCTGCAATTATGCTTCCTGCTGAGATTACTACTCTATCAGGTTCTGACTTTGATGTGGATAAGATGTATATCATGTTGCCTGAGTTTAATATTAAGAAACTATATAATATCAAGGGAGCTTGGGATGATTTCTATCTTAATAACCCAGATATTGTAGATGAGATTGATAAAAACTTAGGTGAGGCACTTACACAATTTATTAAAGAGCAGACTGAAGATTGGGATGAAGCAGCAGACTTGGATGACATAGCTGACTTTACAGAAGAGTTTAATAAATGGTTAAAGAAAGAGGATATTAAAAGATACCAATTCTCTGAAACTGCACAGAAGAGATTCTCTGAATGGTTTAAAACTAATAAGAAGAATTACTTCATTAAGGAGAATATAGAAAAGATAAAGTATGACTTCAATAAGTCTCCACAGGAGAACAGTCTTAAAGCAAGGAATAACTTACTGATAGATATGATGTATGGAGTTCTGACTAATGCAGATACAGCTTCAAAGATTCTTAACCCAGGTGGTTTTGATTATCAGAAGAAAGCTGCAAGAATAATGACTATTCTCAATGATTCTTATGAGAGTGACTTGGCTCAAGCATTAAAAGATGCAGGTGTAGAACTTAATAAGACTGTACAAAAAGGTGAAAAGTTTTATCCTAAGTCTATTGCTTCATATCTATTTGACTTAGACCTTGATACTCTTGATAAGTTGGCAGAGAAAACAAAGGTCAAGATGGACCCATTATCACCAAGAACTCAGGTAATGCTACATCAACAAAACATGACTGGTGCTAAGTTGATTGGTATTTATGCCAACCATAATGCAAACCATGCTTTGATGCAACATACTCAGTTAGCTTTGGATGAAGAAAATGGCTCATTTGTATTGAATGGAAAGAGACTCACATCTTTACATGATATTATGAATGGGGACAAGGAATTTATCTCAAAGAATAATGCTGGATTCTTGGCTGCTTCTGTGGATAATGTTAAAGACCCTGTGCTTGCAGCACTTAATCAGAATACTTTCACTGCTGATGCTTCTATGCTTCTTTCAAGATTAGGTTATAATCCTATTGAGATAGGTCTGTTGATGATGCAGCCTATTGTACAAGAGATTACTCAGACCTATTTTAGAGAGAGCAGAGAAGGCAAAGGTAAGGATACTATCATAGATGAAGTACTGGATAAGTATAAGGAGAAGGCTGCTCTTAATAATGACTTGACTTATGATAACTACAAAAATAATAGCTTCTACATTGAAGAGCTTGCAGACAATATAATGCTTGCTAAGGAAGCTGTTGCTGACAGGTCTCAGACTTCTGATTTCAGAAAGATTGAGTTCTATCAGAAACAAGTTGCAGTTGGATATTTGTTCAAGAGAGTTATGAACTCTGCTGATGCTTTAGGACAGTTAGTACAGGCTACAAGGTCTGATACCCAAGGAGGTGCTGCTGGTCCTACTATTGCAGATACAGAGTTGAAGATGCAGAAAGTGAAAGACCTGTTAGACCAAATAGAGAATAATGACAAGTTCCCATTGAAGAATGCCAATGTAATACTTGATGGTTTGTTATCAGACAATCCTGACACTGACACTCTAAGAGAAAGACTATTGTCAGCTCCTCTTCCTTTCTTACAGGCTTTCTATACTCTTGGCTTACAAAAAACAGAAGAAATGTTAGGGTCTTACTTTCCTCAATATACTGAATCATTCAGAGCTGTAATTGATGACCTTAGAGACATGACAAAGACTGGTAAGTTGAATGTAAAAACTATGAACAGTATTTATAATGACTTGCTTGCTTATATAATGTCAAAAACTAAGTTCTTTGGTTCTGAGCTAGTCATAAACCCTAATTCAGAGGTGGGAGATAAAATTAAGAGTTCTGCTGAGAAGAGAAAGGGTTTCATCAATAACTTTCCTGAATATTTCAAGAGAGTGGTTACAGATAATGAGGATATAGCTGACCTTGAATTTATTAAGAGACTCAAGGCGATTAGGGTGAATGACAATAACCCTGTGGACACAGTAGTGTTCAAGAATGTTGGTCAATTAAGTCCTACTTTGAGAGAAAGGTATATGAGAGATTGGGCATCTCTATTATATATGAATAACCCAGAAGCTCAGAAACTTGCTCTTAATCTATTTAGATATAGCTATTATAGAAATGGCTTTGCATTTGGACCTTCAACCTTTATTCATTTGGCACCTGTAGCAGTGAGAAATGCTATCCCAGAGTACATAAGCACACTGAGAACTCTCTTGTCATCAAGTGATGATTATAGTCAATTTGTAGACCAATATGTCTATAACCACTTGGATAATAGAAAGTTGGTTCCTGAAATCCCTGATACAGCCTCTGTCCAGTTCATAGGAGAGGATAATGAAGCTAAGGATGAGGTTACATTTGTGATTGATGATAATGCTACCTTTGGAGATAAGAAAGTTATCAAGAAAAGGATAGATACTCCTGATGGTCCTGCCTATGACTTCTTTAAGTATATAGGTAAGAGAATTAGAGGAAAATACATTTATTACAAACTGGCTTCATCAAGTACTGAACAAGCTAATGTTGCAACCTATGAAAGGATTGAACCATTAGGTTTCAAAAACAGCTTCATTGAATATGAGTATGGTAAGGATGTAGAAGAGATGGAAACTGTAATTGATAAGAACAGGAAAGATTATGACCCTTATGCAGATACATTGTCAAGATTTGACCTTGGGGATGCAGGAGTTGATTATGATTCTATGCCTGATTATCAAGGTATGCCTCAGGAGTATTGGGATTCTATTCCACAAGTAGATACTGATGCTTTCCAACAAGTATATGGTACTCCTCTTGATACTTCTGCTCCTAAGGCTGATGATGTAACAGATATTCAGCCTAATACAGAGTATAAGGATGAGAATGGTGATAGTATTTGTGGTGCTCCAACATTATATAGTTTTTTATAACGGTTTATAAAATAAACATGGCAAGAAGTTGTGCAATTATTCCAAAGGTAAAGAATAGAAATGGTCAAGTAGTGGACAGCAAGTTATTTAAGGACTTGCTGTCCTTCACTTCAAACAATAGAAGTGAGGCTACAAGACTATATCTTATTACAAAAGCTGACTCTTTTATAAGAGATTGGGTGCCAAGACTGGCACTTGATGAAAACAATGAACCTACACTGAGAAGTTTGCTAAAGCAGACTAATCTCAGTAAAGTCATTCCAGAAACTAAGGTACTTGAGAGACTTAATAGGGAGATTGGGTACTATAAGAAAGGAATGGACAGACTAGCTTTGTGGGTAAACAATGATGAGAATTATCAAAAGTTGAAACAAAGAGCTATAGCCTTTAATCAGAACTCAGAGTACAGGGATGATTATGTGGCTAATGTAGTTAAGATTCAAGACAGTGAATCTTCAAGAATATTCATTGGAGTAAAGGTTGAGAAAAGAAACAGGCTTAACTCTATTAATGCAGATAAGATGGAATACAATGAAAACCTTAATAACAGGTTGAGGGGTATTCTTGAATCTCATGGTATAGGGATAGGTGCTTTGACTGACCTTGAAAGGAGAATGGGTATTCATGGTGTAACTGACTTTGATGTTGCAAGAAATGCAGCAAATGGTCTTGTTGAAATGATTAGGCTTGCTAATGGTGTTAAAGGTGAGAGAGCACTTCCTGAGGAATTTGCACACTTTGCCATTGAAGCTATAGGGAATAATCCACTTATCACAAGACTTATCAATAATATATCTTCCAATGGATTGGCAAGAGAAATTATAGGTGAGGACTATGATACCTATGATACTTTATATCATAGTGATGAGGCTAAGTTGTCAAAAGAAGCTGCTGGTAAATTACTTGCAAAACATCTCCTTCAAGGAGAAAAAGTCCCATCTGCTCCTTACAGTAATCTGTTGCAAAGAGTAATTCAAGCAGTTAAGAATTTCTTCAAGAATCTGAATGCAAGTCCCATACAAAGAGCCATGAGAGAGGCTGACAAGAACTTTGGTTCTTTGGCACAGCAAATCCTTGATGGTAGTATGGATGAGGTTATAGATGTTGGCAATATTACTTCAAGTGGGGTATTTTATAATACCTCGGAGAGAGTAGCAAGAGATAAAAAGCTACTTCAAGGAATCATTGAAAATGAGTTGAAGAGATTGAAGATTTATGAAAAGAGAAATCCTAATAGCAGGTTTAGTGCTAATCAAAGGTTATTCATTGACAGATTGGATGTTGAATTAGCTGATAACAATGAGATTGAAGGTATTTATACTTTTGTTGAGAATGCTCTTGAAGAATTAACCAAGGTAAGTGACAGGCTTACTATGTTGCAGAATACTCCTGCTACTAATGTTAATGAGAGAGCCAAAGTACTAAGAGATGTCAGAAACTACTTGTATAGTTACAAGCATATTACTGATGATATTAGGAAGGCTCTTATTGATGAAGAGAAGTATGCAGACAATAGGTATGGTCAAAGAGTAAGGGTTGTGTTAGACAATACAACTACACTACTTGGAGACTTATTTGTCAGATACAACAATGTAGCAATGCCTCTTTTTGTTGATTTCATTAAGCCTTTTGTAGGAGAGAGTATAACTATTCCCTTTGGTAAGTTCAAGGGTAAGACTATGACTGCTGAAGACTTGGTGAAAGTGGCTGATAAGGACATTTCTTTCTTTGATAGATGGCTTGACTCTATGGCAGACTCTTCAGATTATATGCTAAAAGTTATGGACCAAGCTGTCAAAAAGAGTAAAGAGAATGCAAGGCTGGAGACTATTGATGTTATGAAAGAACTGCAAGCTGCTGCCATTAAGTTAGAGCAAGCTGGAGTTAAGAACACTGATTGGATGTTTGAAAGAGACAGTAAAGGTAATCTTACAGGTAATTATATCTCTGAGATTAACCAAGGTCTATTCAAGGAGAAAGTCAGGGAAATGTTCAAGTCTCTTAATGAAAAGTATGGTAATAATCCTGTAGGAGATAATGCAGAGAAGTACAGAAAAGAGAGACAAGCTTGGTTTGATGCTAATATGGAAGTAGTCAATGGAAAGAAGCAGCCTAAAGTATCAATCTATGGCAATAAGACTTATCAGAATTTGAATCCTGCTCAGAAAGAATACTATAACAAGGTTATGGATATAAAATCCAAGCTAGATTCATATCTTCCTGACAAGTACACTACCTTAACTAATGCAGTTAAAATCAGAAAGGACTTACTTGAAAGAGTAAAGGCATCTGATGGTGTAAGGTCAGGTAGTACACAAGTATGGGAAGCTGTTAAAGACCAATTCATTAGAAGAACAGATGATACTGAGTTTGGAGACAGGGCTACAGTAAAGGACTTTGAAGGTAAAGAGGTACAAGTACTTCCTATCTATTATACTAAGATGAAAGAGGGTGAAAGTCCTAATGACCTGTCTACTGATATAGTATCTACTCTCACAGCTTATGCAGCTATGGCTAATGATTTCAATGAAATGAATAAAGTAATTGATGTTCTTGAGCTTGGCAGAGATATGCTGAGAGAAAGGGAGATTATACAGACAAAAGGTGGTAAACCATTGGTTGAAAAGTTCAAGTCTGTAGGTAGGAAAGTTGAATCTACTCTCACTAAGTCTGGTGATGAAACAAGGTTCATGCAGAGATTGAATGACTTCTTTGAAATGCAAGTCTATGGTAGGTATATGGCTGATGAGGGTACATTTGGTAATACCAAGATTGATAAAGGAAAGGTAGCTAACTTTGTTAATAGAATTACTTCTCTTAATATGTTAGGTCTAAACCTGTTAAGTGGTATATCAAATGTTACTACTGGTAAAATTATGATGAGAATTGAGTCCTTTGCAGGGGAGTTCTATAATGAATCTAATACCTTAATAGCTGATAGGAATTATGGCAAAGCATTACCAGAGTACTTAGCTGAGATAGGTAACAGAGTTAAGACAAGTAAACTTGCTCTATGGGATGAATTATTCAATGTAATGCAGGAATATGAAACTGATGTTAGAGAGGTAAACTTTGACAGGAAGACTTGGTTCAGTAGAATGTTTGGTACCTCTGCTTTGTTCCTTATGAATAATGCTGGTGAGCATTGGATGCAGAATAGAACTTCATTAGCACTTGCTGATGCTTACAAGATGAAAGCTCCTGATGGTAAAATAGTTTCTTTGTGGGATGCTATGGAAGTAGTCCCTATTGATAAGAATAATAAGAAGTTAGGAGCTAAGTTGGAGCTAAAGCAAGGTTATACTAAGAAAGATGGCTCTGCATTTACAAGGGATGATATTATAGCATTTAGTAGGAAATCTGCTGCTATAAATCAGAGAATGCACGGTATTTACAATAAGGCTGATAGAAGTGCAGTACAAAGATTAGCTATAGGTAGGATGGGTATCATGTTCAGAAAGTGGATTAAACCATCTTTGAATAGGAGATTCAAGTCTGCCACATATAACTATGATTTGCAAGCATGGACAGAAGGTTATTATAATACTACAGGAAGATTTATGTGGCAATTAGCTAAAGAGTTGAAGGAAGGTCAATTTGCATTAGCTGCTAATTGGAAAAACCTTACAGGGACTGAGAAAGCTAATATTAAAAGAGCAGCCACTGAGGTAGGACACTTCTTAATTATTGCTGCATTCTTGGGTCTCATGGATTGGGATGATAATAAGAATAGACCTTGGTTACAGAAGATGATTGAGTATCAAGCAAGAAGACTTTATACTGAAATTGGTACTCAGGTTCCAGGTCCTCAAATGGTAGGAGAAGCTCTTAAAATCTTGAAATCTCCTGCTGCTGGTATTAATACTGTAGAGAGTGTTTTGGATATGGTAGGACTACTAAATCCTATGAATTATGAAACTTTTGCAGGTGAAGATGCTATTATTCAGTCAGGTAGGTTTAAAGGTGATTCAAGAGCAACTAAGTTATGGTTTGAGTCTCCATTAATTCCTATGAATAAGACTATATATAGAGGTTTGCACCCAGAAGAAAGTATTCCATTCTTTAAGCAATAAAGTTAATTGTTAATAATAGAAAGGGGAGTGAGTAGATTGAGTTCTACTCCTCCCCTTATTTTTTTTTATTTCCTACAAAATAAAAGGGAAGTAACATTTCTGTTACCTCCCTAATAAAAAATTTCATCCTACTGATTAAAAAGCTATACATTTAATAGCTTGGTCTCTCTCCTCTTGAGAGATTGAATCAAACTTTTCTGCTGTCCAACCTTTCTTCAATAGATTTTCCTGCATCTCTGTATCTAAAGACTCGAAAGAAGAATTAGGCACTTCTCTATATCTAATATCATCATTAGTTCTAGAGAATGTTCCTACATTGTCTGTAGCTGATTTAATTTGATTGGGTGCTATAAAACTATAAGAAGTTCCTCCTTTTTCTGCTTTATTTTCATATTTTGTACCATCATATCCTAAAGAAAGCATTAAGTCTCTTAATTCTGAATTAGATATTCCTCTAAGTGAAGAATATTTATCTCTAGAAATAATACCTTGTTTATATAATTCTGATAGCATAGAGCTTACAGTTTCATGTACAAAATCAGGAGTTTCTAATGGATTTCTTATATTAAGAAATAAAGCAAATTGAGTGCCTTTAATTTTATTAGCAGTTTCTTGTGTACCTACATGACCAAAGGGTTCTGATGTCCAAGGCATAATCCTTGATTTATGGTCCATATCAAATATACCATTAAATTCAAATGGTGTATTATGATAAACAACTAAAGGCTCACCATTTTCATCAACTACTTTAGAAGCTTCTGAAGGATTATTTTCCCAATCACCAAACCAATCTTTAAAAGCTTTAGTTCTTACTTGAGCATATTGTCTTTCAGTAAGATTAGACTTTTTACCATTAGGAGCTAATAAATGACCTTCTGAATCTCTCTTAGCATTAGCAAGAATATCTTGCATTTCTTTAGAGTATTCTTCTTGTCTTGCTCTAGCTTGACTAAGAGTTTCTACAGGTAATTCTCTATTACTATATTCTCCTCTATTTATCATTTGATAGTATGCAGTAAGATGAGGTCTAACACTATTCCAATTAGTTACTTTAATCCATAAGTCTTTAAAGAAGTTTTTAATTTTACCTAATAATCCAGCATTTTGTCTAGTAGTAACATACTCTCTGAATCCTTCTGCCATATCTTCTTCAAGAGAAAGATTGTCTTTTTCACCATATAATTTCCTTGCTTCATCATATAGTGCCTGTCTTTCATCATTGTCAAGAAGGAGATTAAATACAGCATGGAAAGCTTCATGGTATGTAGTACCTTCAGCAGCTATGTCAGACAATGTGATTACACCTTTATCAAATTGACCCCAAGCTAAAGTACCTCTTTTACCTACTTTAATAAGACCTTTTACTACTTTTACTCTATCTGATTCACTTAGTTGAGGCAAGACTTTATTTAACCATTCAAGTTCTCTTTTCTCATCCCACTTTTCATAATCAGGTGATTTTACTTTTCTTAATTTATGTCTTGTTCTTGAAGCTTTCTTATTGTCTATTGCCTGTTCCTTTTGGACAGTATAGGCAGCACCTGTCTGAGTATTACCTTGATTAATAGTTGCAGGAGTCTCTACAGTAGTAATAGGAGTAGTACTTACAGTAGGTACTGTATCAGGGTCAAACAATATAGTCTTTTCTGATGATAAATCCTTAACCCTCTGTTTATTACCTTCAAGAGCATTCTTGATAGCTTTTTCTACTTCTTCTTGAGTCTTACCACCTTGCACAGGATTATTATTCAAGAATAAGAATGTCTTTCCATTAGGAAATACTGCATAGAAGCTATTTGAAGCTACATGAGCTGCTTCTCCCTGTCTACCAAATCCCTTTGTAATGTTAGGAACCTTAGTTACATGAATCTCAACTCCATCAATTACAGTAAGTGGTGTAATATATCCCTTATGTAACTTGCCATCTAACTCAAAGTAGCCTACTTTATCTTTATCAGTAGATTTGTGTTCAGGTGTTAAGTCCTCAATAGGATTCTGTGTCTCTAATGAAGTCTCAAAGATAGGTAATACTGTCTGAGCTTGTGCTGGAGTAGCAGGAGTTTCTACAGGTCTATCTATCTTAACATTACTTACTAAAGGCACATTAACAGCAGGATTATATGCAATAGGAATACCCTTTTCACTTTGTACTGCTGATACATTCTCCTTATCATAACTCAATACAAATGGCATTACAGCTAACTTAGTAACTGGTACACCATACTGAGATTCAAATAGGTTCTTGTAAGCAGAAAGTTGTAAAGTATAGTAATCCTTTGCACTTATTCTTTGAGTAGCAGATGGAGTAGTAAAGTAATTAACCTTATGACCATATCTATCTGTAAAGTCATAGAAACTGTATCTACTTGTCTTCACATCATAGATTCTAAAGTTACCATCCTTGTCAATAGAAAGAATATCAACCTCACCTGCAACTCTTGTACCATCAGAATATTTTTGGAACAATACAATATTATCAGCAAGGAATCTCTCTCCCATTTGCTCCATATTTGACTTAATCCTATTAAGGGAAGTAATCAAATCTATGAAAGCATTTTCTGACATATTGGATGGTCTTACTATCTTAGATACATCTCTTATAGTAAAGTACTGTCTAATGATACTATCTACTGCTGAGCCAGCATCAAGTGCTCTTTGTGAGTTAGTACCAGACATTTTGTCTCTTACTATATTCACAATAGTATCTCTACTCTTAGCATCAGTCTTTCCTCTATAAGCAGTTAAGTCTACCTCGAACTTTTTCTCCAAGTATTTTAAGTAGTTCTCATACTGAGTAGGATTATCTACAAACTTGCTAAGATTAAGTCTTGCTAATTCAAGAGCCTTTGCTTGCTTGGTAGATTCTACCCAATTAGAGCCTAATCTACTATGTACTCTACTATATTGGTGATATTCACCATCATCTTCAAGTACATAATAGAATCCACCATCAGTTCTTGTCTTATCTACCCTCTTCTGATTCTCATATATTTCACTGATAACCTCCTTAGACTTAGCAACTCTATCCTCTCTTTCTTTCTTCCTACCTGCAATAGCATCCTTAACATCTTGTGCCTCTTGACCACTAAGATATACCTGCTTACTTCTATTAAGTACCTTACCATCAGGAGTAAGAACTTTGTTATCTACCATCATTGAAGAGTTAGTAGCATTTCCAAAGTTATCTTGTGCCCAAGCTAAATCAAACAATATTCTATTACTGTCAGTAATTTCTACAGTCCTGCCTTGGTCATCCCTAATAGTATTTGTCTTTAAGTCCACATAGTATGGCTTGTTTGAAAATGTAGATACTATTCTTGTACCTGCAATAGCACCTTCAGTACCACCTACAGGAGTTTCTACTTTCCTCTTAGGTTGAGGAGCTACAGAAGCTGGACTTATAGCTTGATGTAGATTACCTTCATTATCAAAGTAGTCAGTTGTAAACCAAGTACTTTTTACTGAAGCTTCAGTTATGTTAGATGTAAGGATATTAGAGTTTATCAATCTATTGTTGTATGCACCTTCATTTATTCTCCTTGTACTGACTTGCAAAGGAAGATTAAACTTAACAAGGTGTCCAAGTATCTCATTGTATATATCCTCAGAATTCTTAATAATTCTTTGTAGTCTTTTATCATCTACTTCCTTGGCAACATCTTCACTAAGTGCAAATTCTAGACCACCAATAATAGTACTTCTACCAAAATTAGAGAAATATACATCATACTTATCCTCCTTAATTTGTTCCTTTCCTTCAATAGTTACTTTCTCATAAGTACCATCAGGCTTTCTTACCTTCTTACTGATAACAATACCATCACCTGCCTTACTGCTAAACCAAGTAACCATAATATCCTGCATATATAAGTCTTGTGCTAAGTCTTGCATAGCAGCAGATACATCATCCTGTGATGTAGCAGTTGATAACTTAGTAATAGCATTCTTTATATCTTCTCCAACAGGAGTAGAACTTACTGAACTGTCATTTAGATTAAACTCTTCATTATTAAAGTGCTTAACTCTTACAGCAGCAGGAGAGTATTTACCAGCTCCATTAGGTATAAGCAGATATAATCTACCTTCCTTTTGGCTCATATCCACTGGCTTGATAATAAGACTATCACCAATCTTACTATTAGTAGTAAGTGTACCATTCTTTATAATACCAAAGATAGGCTTTCTATCAGTTGAAGATACATTAGGTATTTCAGATAGGCTTCTCTCAGTATTATCATAAGGAATCCTACCTACCATTACCTTAGATACCCTTGTAGTAGGTGTGGCAATGAATTTACCAGTCTTATTCTGCCTATTAGCATATTCCTTTCTTATCTTCTCTTCAAGACCCTTCAGACCCTCATACCTTGAAACACTATAGTCAGATTCATCTAAACTACCTACTACTTGACCATTCCTTTTATCTATAATAAATATAGTGTGGTCATTGAATGAAGGGTCAATCATAAAGCCAAGCTCATCACCTACTTTTAAGTTACCTTCATTTATGTATCTAAATGCTCCACTATCTCTTAGATAGCCATAAATACCAGAGAAGTCTACACCTTTTTCTCTCTCACCTACTACAATATCAAATGGTCTGAAATCTCCTTCCTTGCTTGCCTCTATATGTAGTTCAGGTATAGCAGGTCTATAGAATTGATTGGAGGTATCTCTACTTGGTCTTTGTGGAGTTTCTACCTTCTCATTGGCTTTCTTATTCTCCTCACTGACCATTTCAGCAGTTATATTACCTACAGGCAATTCTGTTGTAGGTAAACCCTCACTACTTGTTACAGTAGGAGTAGTAGATGTACCACTATCTCCTGTAGTAGTTCTATCATCTCCTCTTACAGTCCCCTCTCTTTTTTCTACAGGCTTCTTATATTCAGGTGAGAATCTATCCTTAAATCTATTGTCATTGTTTACCTGAGACATAGCCTTCTGTAGCTCATACTGAGCTTCTTGGAATCTTGTTGCAGATAACTCAACATCTCCCTCAGAATCTTCATCAAAGGCATTCTCATTATTGATATAGATTGAGTTGGGATTAGCCAGGTACTCCAAATTATCAGAGTTATTGAACTGGTCTTGAAGGAGCTTCATAGCATCTTGCTTAACTTGTGGTTCTGCATCTGACTCATTAAGAACTCTTCTCACTTCATTATTGTATTGTGAAGTTTCTCTGTAGTTCTTAGCCATTTCACTACCTTCATCCTCAAGTTCTTTTAGGACTTTATCTCTATTCTCTGTATCATCTTGGGCATCTATTGTACTTCTGAACTCTTGCAAATTCTGTGCAGCATTCAAAGATGCCTTCAAGTCATCAGACTTCTTCTTAGTCTCTTGTTGTGCAGCTTGCTCATCAGCTCTTGCATGGTCTTCTGCTTGCTTTTGAGGATTCTCAAGATACTCTTTCAGCTTTGCATTATATGTCTTTGAGGCATTACCTAACTTAACAATATCATTCAGTTTAGTTGTAATATCCTCTTTCTCATCTGCACTAAGTACAGTTTCATCTACCTCATTAAGTTCCTTGATAAGACCATCTACAAACTTAGGATTAGTTGCTAATGTATGAGCTAATACACTATCATCCTGACCCCTAACCATATTAAGTGTATTGATAGCACCCTCAATAGTCTTTACATTCTTATCTGCTTGTTTATATCTATCAGTTAAATCAGCATGATGTTGACCTTCAAAGTCTCTGACTTGTTGATTGAATCTAAGAAGTGAATCTAAGTTACCTATTACATTACCAATAGTTGACTTTACCTCTCCAGACATAGCTGTTGCTCTTTCAGCCCAGTTGCCTATTTGAGATTTCATCCATGTTAATTCTTCAAGCTGGTCATCTGATAATTGCTGACCTGTCTTAATATCAAGCTCATCTTTTATCTTCAGATAATTGTTGATAGTATTGGTCATTTCATCATGGTTCTCCTGTAACTTCTTTATCATTTCCTGCTTACCCTCTGGGGTAGCATACATAGGATTACCATTCTTATCAACAAATGGACCTACCTTAGAGCCATCTTCAAGAGTAGTTGTAGTGTTCTCCACAATAGAAGCAAGGTTCTCATCTGATGTATCAAATGCTGCATCAATTAATGTAGTAAGGTCTTCCATCTTACCTGCATTATCAAACATAGCAATATCAGATACTAATTGAGCATGTTCTGCATTCTTGAAGTTGAACTCATCACCTTCCTCAGCAGCTCTATTCATATCATTCTGATACTTATTATGCCTGATAAGACCTTGATAGTAATTCTTAAATTCAGGAGAGTTTATCCTGTTGTTCATATAGTTAGCAATCTTATTCTCTCTTGCTATCTTCTCATTATAGTCTCTCCACTCATTTATGGCACCACCTTCAATAGTAATAGGAGATTGTAATGAACCTGACTCACTTCTAACCCCTCTAAATCTTGGCATACCTAATGCACCTGTCAAAGAACCAATAAAGAACTCTTCCCATGCAGAGCCATCATTTACTGTCTCATTAATTCCCTCAGCAAATGATTTTACCCAATCTAAAGTTTCTTGTGCAGCCTCTGGGTTAGTCTTTGACTTATAGAAGTTATTTACATCAGTAGAGTAATAATTACCTGCTATTCTACTTGCAGCACCTTGTAATATTTCCTCAGTACCTTCAGATAATGCACCTTTTGTTATTGCAGTAGTAGCACCTAATCTTGTAGTGCCAGCAGTATATTCTCCTGCCTTACCTACTATATTAGTAGCCTTCCTTGCAGTTTTAAATCCATTGGCATATAGCTTACCAAACTGAATTATATTAGATGCAGTAAGGATAGGTATATTCATAAGCAAGTCTACATTACCCATCTTCAATCTATCCTCACTTAATCTACCTAATGCTTGATTATAATTTTCTTGTTCTGCTCTTATTAATTGGTCATATACCTCAGTACCTTCATAGGCATTCTTTATATACTGTAATCTCTGGTGATACTCATCATCTAATTGTGCTTTATGAAGTTCAAACCAATCCTTACTGTTGTTAAGTGCTTCAATTCTACCCTCATTTACTGCTGAGATAGTAGCACCTACAGCAGAAGTAACTATTTTTGGAGCCTTTGAAGACTTAGCAATAGCACCAATAAGTTGAGGTAACTTAGTTGCTTTCAATCCAGCAGCAGTAACACCACCACTGTAGAAAGCACCTACTGTGAAACCTAAGTTCTTGATAAACTTATCACCTAAGAAGTTAGCAGTGAAGATATTCTCATACCAAGGCTGCTCTTGTTCTTCCCTTGTATAATAGTTAGGCAATGCCTGCTCAGACCATTCATTAACAGACTGCATAGCCTTAGAGAAGTCATTATCCCATAATCCTGCTACTGCTCCGCTTTTAGTGTAATCATCATCAAATCCTCTTCTTATAGCTTCTCCAGCACCAAATAATAATCCTAAAGTACCATCTAAAAATGTAGTACCTGCAAGTATAGCACCTTTAGCAAGACCTGCTCCTATCTGTGCATACCAAGGTTGATTCTCAGCTCTTATATCTCCCAAGTTTTCAAAGCTTGCTTGGTTAGCACTCCTATTATCCCACATACTCTCACCCCAAGAAGTACCAGTTCCAGCTAATGGAGATTTTACCATTTGCTGAGTATCTCTATATGGGTCACTTTGAGAAGCTCTTGATAATATCCTGTTCTGACTTTCATTAATGAACCTATCTACTTCATCAAACTGAGCATTATTCTGAGCCTGTAGACTTCTATAGCCTACAGGTCCAGTTTTTGTTATATCTAATTCTTTTTGTTTCTTTACCATAACTATGGAATATAATAATTTTTAAATTCTTGAGTTTTGGTTTTATTCGTAAGGTCTAATCCTGACTCAAACATTATTTGTTGCTGAGTTAAATTATCATAGTGATTTTCTAGCTTTCTTCTTTGTTGTGATGTTAATTTAGGATTTTGTAGCATCCTACGTGTTATAAGCATTTCAGATATAGTTTGGTCTCTTCCACCTTCCATAGTAGTATTAACTCCAGGAGGTGCCAAATATCTTTTTGCCTTCTCTCCCTTCTTCTTTATAAGAAGGGTTGTACCTAATTCACTTGGTGCTCTAGCTACTATAGTATAATCATCAGTATCAAAATTAGCAAAAGGTAATGTCTTTCCAGTAGCTTCCCACTTATTTGATTTTGAATCATAATCTACTTCAACAAATTTTTCTGTATCATCTATAGCCCTACTTAATTTAGATTTATAGTTTCTTTGATATTCAGGAGACTGGTCTACATCATATATATATTCAGTAGTTTTCGTAGCATCAAATTTTGCAGTTTTTGCAGGAGAATTAACATACCTGCCCCAAACATTACCAAAGTTTCCAGGTTGCCATTTTCCTTTAGTAACTTTATTAGCACCTAAATTATCCATAAAAGTTCTAAAGGCAGTTGGGGTAAAGGGTCTCTTTCCACCCTGCATCTGTGTTTCTACGTTCATAAGTCTTGCAGTACCACTACCAGAACCTGCTGATGTTACTCTTGGGGTAGCGTTTCTATTATACTCTTTCCATCCTGCCCAAGTCATCCTCATTTGACCATGACTATCTTTATAGAAATACTTAGAATAGTATTTCATAGCATTCTTATACTTTTTTTCTGAAGCATCTAACTCTCTACTACTGTAAATATTTGATGGATTAAGTTCAAACCCCTTATCTTGCGGTGCTCTTGCAGCAGCTCTCTTTTGCATAGCTTCTTGTTCAGCCATCTTAGCTCTCCAATTATCAAGAGTCTGGTATTGAGTCTCACCAACTGCACTCCATAGACCTTGCTTAGCATAGTCAATAGCCCTTGCAATAGTAGCTTGGTCTCCCCAGTTTCTAACACCACTTGAATTAATGGCATCTTCAACAATTCTTGTAAGTTGAGGAGCAGCATCAGGATTATCCTGTATAGCCTGTAATACTGCCTGAGAACTGAAGCCCTTTTGCATCATAGTCTCATAATATGAATTACCTAAAATGCTTCTCCATTTCCTTGGCTTCTCTTGCATTTCCTTAGCTAATGCAGATGCAGCACTTGCAGCCTGTGCAGTAATTAGTTTACCTGAATATGCTTCATAAGCTAATTGAGGATTCCTTATATAGTCATCAAGACTTGTAGTTGAAGCTCTTCTACTTAACATCAATGTTGGGTCTTGAAGGAGTGCTTGTTGCTGTTGTTCTGCTTGCTTCTGTCTTGCTGCATAGGCTTGTTCAATAGGAGTTATCTCCTTACTATACCTTGCTCTCATATTGAGCATATCCCTTCTACTTGCAGCATTGAGTCCTTCTCTTGCCAACTGACCTGCTTGCTCTTCAAGGTCATTTGCATAGTTCTTATACATCTTGTAAGCATAAGGGTCAGTCTGTTCATTAGCCATCTCCTCCCATACACTTGCCTTAGTATCTAATTCACCTAAAGTATCTTCTACCTCTCTATATGCCTGTCCATATATCTGATATGGCTGTATGTATCTTTCAAAAGAGAAAGGATTAAATTTGCTATTTACGACTAAACTAAAATTTGCCATGTTGCTTTCCTTTCTTAATAGTTAAGTATCCACCTTTACTATGTTGCTTACCTTTAACTTTAGGAGTTTTATTCTCTAAACTCTTATTTATATAATCTTTATATTCTTTCCAAGTTTTATCACTCCATTCTTGAGGCTTCTCACTTAAAGTGCCAAATACTCCTGCTCTTATTAGTTTATCTCTATCCTCTCTATTGTAAGCATCAATACCTATATTACCAAGACTATCAAACAAATTAGTAAGGTTAGCACTCATACTTGCACCTCTTCTTGCATCAACAGCATCCCTTACTGCCATAGCCTGTGCAACACCACTTAGTCTTGAACTTCTTGCCTTCAATGCAGCCTCTTGATTTGCCATTGCAGCTTTGAGTCCCATCTCAGCATTAGCTTGATTAGTACCTCTATTAAAGGTCTCAACAGCCTGTCTCTGTGCCAAGTTATACTCTTCAGCTTGTCTTGCAAGGTCTCCAAATCTACCTTGAGCATTATAGTCTGCTGCAAGCAAGGCTGCATTTCTTGAAGGGCTTGTAGTATTCATAATAGCCCTTCTTGTAGCACCTGCCTGTGCATTGAGCTTATTTAGATAGAAATTCCTATCAAAAGGTCTGTATTGTAAGTAGTTACCTATTGGAGTATATCCTATTGGGGTATAATTGCCTGCTTGATTAGCTGCTTCAAGTATTGCATCTGCACTTGTATAATCTGGTTTACTAAATAAGTTCTGACCTAATCCTATTGCAGCACCTACTACAGGAGCATATCTTAGCCAAGTTGGTCCACTACTACCCCTATTATCATCACCACTTTTATTACTGTCACTTTTATTACTTTTACTTTTACTGTTACTGTTACTTTTATTACTTACATAAGTATTTGCCTTTTTATTACCTTTACCTAAGGCTTCCCAATAAGAAGTAGGCACAGTATTAAATGTAGTCATTCCTTTAGGGGACTCCCCTACAATAGTACTTACTTTTCCTGTAAGGTCCCAATCTACTCCATATTTAGGAGTTTTAATTTCCAATAACTTTGCCCAATCTTCTGCACCAGTAGGGAATAAAATATTAGGGTCATCACCAAGTCCATCAAATAATGTGCCCATCCTACCACCATGAGCATACTGTACTCCTTCTTGACTCTCTTGAGTCTGTTGTCTTACAGTCTCTTGGGCTTGCTGTAGTCTGGACATAGAACTTAGAAGTCCTCTCTTGCTTATTGGGTCATTAGGTCTTTCCTTTGATTCATCACCTAACTTCTCTGCTATTGCAGCAAAAGAATGTCCATCATAAGACTTAGGGAGATTAAAACTTTCTAATAGACCACCATCAGCAAACAACCTATTACTGAATACATAGTCATTGAATATAACCTCACCTTGTTCTACAAGATTTGGGTTTCCTTCAGCATCCATTCCCATAGGTACACCCTCCATTGGATTCTCCTCATGAGTTCCACCATTACCTACAATGGTTTGACCATTACTAAAGTCAGAACCATTAGTATTAAGGTCTCCACCAAAGCTATGCCACTTAGAAGCATTCCTTGCAAAATTAGCCTTCTTTACCATAGTAGGAGAATAATTTTCTTTATTAGCTAATACTTGGGAAGCAAATGATTGCACAGACTTTCCATGCTTTTTAGCTGCTGCTGTGAAAGTTCCCCTCTTTGAGGGCTTAATATGTATATTACCACCCTCAGCAAATGTGTTTAACTTTTGAGACTCAAATGAGTTAGGAAGTGAAGTTAGCCTTCCTTTATTTGCAGCATTGAGAGCCTTAATATCTAAATCTTCTTTGGATAACTCATATCCTATTGCTCCATTTCCATATCCTCCCCATATACCAAGAGGACCACCAAAGGCAGCAAAATTTGCCATAGCATTAAGGTCAGCCTGAGTATCTGCTGCTTCTGCTGCATTCCCATAAGAAGCCAATGCTCTGCTTCTTGCTACATCTTGTTGCTTCCTTAACTCCTTATATTTGTGTTTAGCCTTATTGCTAAACCAACCATCTTTACCAATATCTGATTTAGAGAAGTTTGCTCCAAAATCTTGATTAGCCCATTGGCTCATAACTGAATCAGCATTGCTACTATCCACCATAACAGTATTTATAGCTTTGTTGCTTCCTTCAACCTCAGCAATCTTCTCCTTATTTAACTTGGAGCCAAACATTCTATTTGCAAGACCCCCAATAATACCAGTACCAGCAGATACGATGCCTCCAATTATAGGATTAACTGCACTTATTGCACCACCTACAGCACCACCAATATTACTGATTGCACTGCCTGCATATGTTTCAAGTCCTCCACTAATAGCACCACCTGCAATGTTACCCACTGTACTGCCTATGCCTGCCATGCCTCCTTTCAGCATACTAGCAACATTGCCACCACTGAAAGTGCCTTTCAAGTCAAAAGGCTTAACTCCGCCTAAAGCATTTTTGAAATCACCACCCCAACTATAGTAATGAGGGTTGTATGTAAATGGTCTGTTAGACTTTCTTATAACTTTTCTTTTAGTCATATCACACTAATTTGTTTGCAAAGATAAACAAAGTATTTGAATTATACAAGGATATTATCCAAAAAGTAAAGGGAAGATAAGTAATAAACTTACCTTCCCCCTATTATTACTCAAAGTAATGCACAATCATATCATGCAATACAGTCTTACTTACATTCTCTTCCTCCATAGATAGCTTGATGTATAACCAAGGATTTCTCATTCTGTCTCTACCATTTACCTTATCTCTTGGTATATTAGCTCTCCAGATTCTAAACTTTTTCTTTAGGTCAGAAGGTCTTCCTAAGATGTTGTTTAGAGTAGAAGTACCTTGTTGATATTCATTCCATACAGTTAGAGTATCAAATGTTGTATTGAGCAGATTACCATTCTCATCCCAGCTATCTGACCTGAACTCAAGATTATTGAATATCTTATCTACGGGCATATCTGGATTGGCTATTACAGTAGTATAGAATGGTTGATATACTCCAAAGAACATATTGTAATCTCCTTCATTATGTAACCAAAGTTTGTTATCTTTTATCCATATTCCCTTATCAAGAAGATTGGAGAAATAAGGAGTATTTTCATAATTATAAAATGAGGTAAACTGATTTAATAGCTCTGAGTATCCTAAGCAAGAATCTTTTGATATAAATAATACCTCACTATTTGTTTTATCATAATAAGTTACAAAACTATTAAAATTTATAGGATTCCAAATATTTATATCTTTGGAAGTTGCCTTAATCCAAGAATGAAAACCTAATTTGTCTGATATATTATTTAGTTGTCCATTAAATAAATATATACCTTTTGTTATATCATCTACAAAATAAATACCATTAGGAGTTTCACATATAGACCATTTGTTTGTGCATCCTATCTTATCAGATATATACCTCTTGCCTTGTACTTTACCAGAGTTTGCTATCTCAACAGGTACTCCTTCTGTAGTACTTATTTGAGTATTCTCATTATAAAGTATTTGACTAATGCCTGTATCCTGCATGGCAATAATACTGTTATTGAGCCTTTTCAAAGCTCTTATTTTTCCTTTATCCCCATCAAGGTCAAGAGTAGATGCAAGGGTTATATTAGTCCAAGTGTCCACTAACTCTCCAACAGTCTTAGTCTTAGTCCAAGTGATTGAATTATGGAAGTTATCCAAGTTCAGTTTGTTTGGATTAATAGTTCTGTAGTTGAAAAAGTTATTCTGTTGAGAATATACATCATTCATCAAGTTAAAGTTCTCAGGAGTAATAGCAAAGTTACTTGTCTGACCCCTATTCCTATCATACCTACCATCAAGGTTTACTCTTGTTTCACACATGAATGATACAATATCAGTCACTGCATTTTGGTCTTCAAGAGTGAATGGATAGGTCTTGATGTGGTCATATCTTTGGAAATAGGTGTCACCTTCTTCCCACTTGATAATAACACTTTCCTTGACTTTATTGTTAGTACCTACAAGAGAAATAGGGTCTCCACAAGGTAGCCATACATTATTCTCAAAGGCTTCTTCTGTCTGACCTCCAAACCTATTCTGTACATTGTCATTATACAATTCTCCTAACCACAGCCAGCCATATTGTATGCCTCCCATCCTTGGAGCATCTCCAGTAATACTATCAATAACATCTTGAGAAATTGCACTAATATCCTTGTTTTTATCCCAAAATGGATGCTGTCCAGAGGTGATATTACCTCCTGCATAATTGACATTCCAAATATCAGTTGTAGTAGGGTAGCCTTCATCATAGTCCTGTATTGTTGGCAATATCCTTTGAGCACCTGATGTAGTATAATTCAGAGCTAATACAGCATGGGGAGTAGACTTGTACTTAATTCTAACAGGGTCAATGCCTGTAATCTGGTCAGTAAATCTACTATCTATCTGTACGAAATTTCCACTAAACAACTTATGTGCATCTGTATCAGTATTCTGCACTCCAGAGGTCATAATAGGATAGCCATCCTTTTTATCTCCTATTCTTGATACTGTAAGCAGCTTGTCTACATTACCATAGTAGTTTATATCCGACAACCCAGAGTTTTCTTGCGCAGGTAATCTAACAAGTGAAACTTCATTAGAATCAAATATTGCAACACCTGATATACCAGTTCTTATATAATTGTCCTTTATATAAGCATTCCATACCTTCCTTAGGCTTATGTATTGAGTCTTGTAAGAGAATCTCATATTAGAGATTTTCTTCTTATCAAGCATGGCAGACCTATACCCATCAGTAGCAAACTTAGTATTGTTAAGAGAACCACTCCTATGCCAAGGATATACAGCAAATCCTGTAGTAAGATGATTAGGATTATCTCGACCTTTCTTGTATGCAGCTAATTCATCAAACCAGAATGCTCCAGAGATTAATCCTCTCCAACCAAAGTGTGAGTCACCTTTACTCTTAGTAGAGTAGAATTCATTCTCAGCACCAACAGGCTCTTTATAGAATCCAAGGGGAAGTTCAGAACTACCCTTGAAGTTATTTACAGGAGTTGAAGTTTGAATATCTATGTCTGCTACAAAGGCAGTGATAGGGACTATTCCCACTATCCTTAATTTTAATTCTGATGTGTCTGTGCTCCTTACTTCATTATCAAATTCAATATCAGGTGAGTGTAATGTAACAATGCTCTGGTCTATATAATAATTTTCTGCATACTGAGATACCCAGCTTGATACATCTGTATCATCCATTGAGTTATTCACATAAGGATTTGAAGGTGGATTCCAAATACATTGTATTTCAGCATTCCTTTTATCATTACTTGGAATAGGATAATTATGTCTGAACTCAGCCCAAGCCCCTTTATTAACTATATCCGCGATAAGGGTTATTGTAGAACCATTATGTACATCAGACCTATTATTTGTCATAACTCCTGCCCTTGAATATATAGAAGATTTATTACCACCAAACTCCTTCCAATCTGAAGTCCATTTGCCACTACTATCTTGGCTATAGTGAAATGCCTTATGTACATCAAATGGTGCATTAGGTCTTGTAAACCAAGATGATTGTGCAAATGGTGAGTTACCATACCTATCAGACACATTATATACAGTAGGACATAAGATGCCTTGACATATAACCTCTCTATCATTAATAGTAGGATACACTACTACAGGTCTTATTCTAACATATCCATTGTCAAGGAATCTGTTAATAATAGTACTATCAATCAGTGTGAACTCTGCTACAGGCAAACCAATGTTATTAGAACTGTAAAAAGTAGTATCTATGGGTACATTATTCCTTACATCATTAATCCATATTGGCTCTGACCACTTACCTGTATAATGTTGTGCTTGAATACCAAATCTATAGTATTCAAGGTACTTAAAGGTCTTGAACTGATAAGAGTTCATCTTGAGCTGATTAGAATATGAATAATATCCTTTAGGTTCTGGAGAGTCTATACTCTTATTATAAGTAGAGAAGATAATTTTTTTACCCTTGAAGTAGTTCTTAATAGTTGAATCAAGAATCTTTCTCTTCATTTGTATGTCACCAAGAAACAAAGTGTTATCCTTTTGAGCCATAGTACCAAATACCACTTCCTCACCACCAATATATAATAATTCTGTAGGGTCTATAGAATCTCCAGATGTTCCACTATCAGTGTAAGTAACTTTAGCTATACTAACCTCACCAGCCATAATACCATTATTAGCCAATTGCATACTTGCCTTATTACCATCGGTAATAGTAATAATGAATATTGTGCCTCCATCCCAAGTCAGATAGTCACCATCTCCAAAGTCTATACTATCATATTCATCAGTACTAAATTCCCAAGACTTATGGTTTGCCCCTGAGTAAGAAGGCTTATATTGGTCAAGTGTCTTTTCAGCACCATTATCTCTCCTATACATAGTCATCTTATTAGCTGGGAGATTAATTTCATATCCACTAAGCTCATAATATGACCTTGTGAGAGGAGCTAAATCTACAACTCTCTTAACATCTGGAGTTGCATTTATGCTTGTTCTATGTATTGAGTATATTCTGATGTAGTCAAATCTACTATCTGCATTAGTTATCTCTATATTGAAACTGTTACTTACTCTATCCTCAGGACTTGCACCTCTGTTATTATATGAGATGTAGTAAAGTGGAGAAGTATAGAATATGTTACTTTCTTGACCATACTTATTAAAGTATGTGAAGGCATATTGTATTACTCCAGGAGCAAAACTACCACTGGCTACAATATTTCTTTCAATAGTCACTTTCTCATTAAGATTAAGAGTCCTTACAAAATTAAATGAGTCATTATTCCATTTACTTATTACATCAGGTGTAGCAGCTATATTAATTACTCTGGGCTGATTTAAACCATCAGTCCAGTACACTTTCTTAATATATTCACTTTCATAGAATATCAAAGTTTCAATAGGATATGTTGGGTTAAAATTCAAATTCCCTTCAAATAGGACTTGTCCATCTAGATTATCCCCATTTAGCTTTATCTTATATATCCTATCTCTTTTATCATTTATAAATGATATAATATCTGTTGTAAATAGAATAAGCTCATTATCTATTGTTGCTTCTCCTATTACTACACCATTTATAGAGTCTATTCCATTAATATTGACTAGTTTTGTTCCCTTCTCATTAACTAGACTATATAATGTATTATCTTCATTTGTTATAATTCTAATATTCTTGTTTTCATAAGCAAACTCAGAATTAAAGGCAGAGGCTGCTAAATCTCTTTGCATTCCTTTTGTTTTGAAACTTATACCTTTTTGCATATTATTGTAGTCTTATATATTCTTGGCTTCCATTATTTTTAAAACCACTATTAAACTCACTAGTTCTTTGCAATAATGTACACCAACTTCTTTTAATACTTTCCATTTCTGATATGGAAGGGATAGTAAATTCACTCTGTAATTGACCAGCCAGCCAAGCATACTGTTGCTGAGTATTCTGTAATACAGCAGGGGCAATCTTACCCATATCAAATAGAATGGTAAATGCCTCTCTCTTTATATATGCCTCAAGTGCTTTCAGGAATACAGGATTATCAATAAGTAGCGGGAATCCATCCTTATCTACTGGAATTGCCTCATAGGACACTGATACATCCCCTGTCTTGAAGGATACATATAGTGCTTGTCCTTGTGTTTTGAAAGATAACTCTTGTGGTATCTTGTGGTCAACACTCCTATCATGCTCTCTTGGCATGAAATTATCTGTCATGCTCCTAAGGCATACACCAGTCTTACATTCCTTAATCTGATTGATAGATATTAAATCACAAGGTAATAGACATCTATAATCTTCTATATGTAATACTTCTTCCTTATCTTGGTATAACTTAGGCATACCAAATATACCAATAAAATCAATAGTATATTGTACAGCTTGTTCCAAAGTAATATCTTGAAGAAGAGGATGTCTCAGTATTCTACTTAGAACTTCTCTTATATTTATATAGCTATATTCTTTTACCATTATTTATTTTCTTTAAAGTATCGTATCCAAATTTAATGGAATCCAAGTCCCATACTTGCAGAATTGTAATAAGTCTCAAAAGGCTCTTCACTCTTTAATAGACCTCCAAACTTAGCATAGTTGGTAAAATAAGAGTTTCTATTTACTGGTGAGTATGCAACTGTTTTTAGTGCTTCTTTTATACTATCTAAGTCTTGTTCATTTACATCAGAACCTCTAATATAATCAGATTTTAGGGAGTTTATATGATTTTGCATATCCTCCAAGTTCATAGAGTTTATATAATCATCTAATGCTTCTTTTGTTTTATTAGTACTTCTTGATATAGTCTCCCTTAGAGAAGTATTTACAGCTCTACACTCCTTATTAAGATTAGCTCTTTTATCTCCAGAGATATTAAGAGTTCCATAAGCCTTTCTTAATTTTTCTTTAGATTCATTATTAAAAGATAATCCAAAAGTTGAGTCTAAAGCATGACTTAATTCATGTGCTAAGTTGGCTTCTCTGTTCATATTATTATTTTCTATATAATCATTCATTATAATAGAATTTTCAAATGAATTATAAGTACCTCCAACTCTTGGGTCTCTAAAATCTTTAGAACTTCCAACATTTATAGCTACATTATTAAAAGCTTCATTAATTTCATTTTGTGTTGGAAGATTTGAAATACCTTCTTTTTGTAGTCTATATCTATAATCATCTCTATAGAAATCTCCAACTCTCTGTGCTTCATCTCTATGTAAAGAATTATATGGCTTATTTAATCCAAATACCTCCATTTGAGTTTTCTTAGAAAGAGGCACAGGGCTATAAGTATCTTTAGGTTTTGGCATTACTATTGGAGTATCTACTTCATCAGTTCCTTCTACAACAAAGGATTTAACCTCACCTAAATTAACTGCTGGTAGTACTATTTCATCCTCATCTAAAGGACCTCCTCCTGCATATTTATTATAGATACTTTTTATATGATTTAAATCATATAACCCATTTTTTACTCCTATCTTTATAAAGGCAGCTCTTTGTTTCATATTTAAATCTTCCCACATAATATAAAAGCATCTAATTTTCCTTCTTTTATTCTTTGTTTTAATCTCTTCTTCAGTTCTCTATTGATATTAAATTCATAGAAGACCTGATTATTATAGTCTGCTAATTGCTTATTATAGTAGACTTTAAAAATTTCTTTTTCCTCCACTTTAACAAGTGTTTTTTCCTTATAGGCTTCTTCATCTTCATACCATAATTTAAGAGTTTTATCCCAGTCTATAGGTAGGTTAGTCTTAACTTTCTCACCATCAAAACTAACTCTCACATCATATTTCCTTAGCTCTATTCTACCCATTCTATGTGGTAACTTAATATCATTACCATGAAGGAAACTATCAGCTAAGTAATCATTAACCTTCCTTATAATGCTATAGAACTCATGTTCTGTAAGGCATCTTCCAATATTGAGCCATCTATTCTTTCTTATCCACTTATAGGCATCATATACACCATAAGAACCTCTAACCTTATGAACCCTTGGCTCATTCACTTTCTTAATGAAGTTTAGGAAATCAACCAATCCCCTACCCTTCTCTTCTTGACAAGATTCCATAACTCACTATTTAGTTGTTACATTAGATAAGTCATCATCAGAATTATTTTCCTTGTCTTCTGGCTTGTATTCAGCCTTAGTCAATTCTTCGACTACAAGCTGGATAAGTGGAGGTACTAATGCAGATTCTATAGGGAACTCTCTATCTAATATATCACATACTGTATCACCATTCTCATTAGGACACTGCAATTCTGATGCAGCCTGTAGGTCTTCAAATATACCTGTCATTCTTGCCTTTTCAAGATACAAATACTGTGGATTGAAAGACTTAAAGTATAGATAATTATCTGGACCAATAGAAGCATAGATGATATTTTTCAGATACTTATTATATCCTACATATCTCATCCTTTCCCTACTTACATAGGTAATCTCTCCTTGATAATAATCAACTGGATATACCTTGGGATTACCTATCTTCATTAGGAAAGGTATCTTCTCCTTACTTCTTAGATAAAAACCACCTTCACAAGGTTCACCTGATATAGCAGGTACCTCAATTAAATCCAAGCATATAGTCTGATAGTTACTCTCAGGTATCTGCTTCTTTACATCTGAGTATCTCTGTTTCAATAGAAATGTCCTATACTTACCAAGTAGAAACATTACATGCTCCTCTGTATATAGGGCATCATCTGAGTACAGTTTCAACTCATCAAGTACCATATAGGTTAATTCTTTATATGTGCTCATAACATCATTATTTACTATAACTAAAAATCCTTGTGCAAAGATAAGTAATTATTATCAGTTACACAAGGATTTTACTATTTTTATGTCAGAAGTATTAATGTAATAATTATACTGACTTGCCTGTACAGGAGATTGAAGTGCTTGCTATATACTCTGGATAAGGTATTAAGCAAGTAGAACCATATAAACAGTATAGGGCATTATCTAAAATTCTATACTCTTCTTCTGTTATAAAGGACTTACAATCACTCTCAAGCAAATCATATATGAATATTAGCACCAATAGTTTATCTACCTCTGAATAACTCATATATCCTAACTTTGATAGGACATTGAAATATCTTGTAAGTGATTCATTAAGTACCTTGTCCATAGCATCCACAATTAGGGGTTATCACTGAGTCTTTAATTCCCATAAAGAATCTCTTCCAATACTTTATTGCCTCAGTATAATGACCTGTCTTTATAGCAAGTTCAAATGCTTTATATTGAAGTATATAGTTGATGAAGTTCTTAGGAATAGAACAAGTATCACTCAATTCTTTAATGTAACTAAAGGCATGTTGGTACAGAGGATAAAGGTTAGATACAACTCCCAATGTAGTAATATTATCCATCCCACAAGGAGTATATGCAGAAGGTGTGCCCTTAGTTCTAACATACACAAAGAAAAGATTGTCATTAAGAGTTGGTAATAGGTGTCCTGTTCCTAGTTCTAATCTGGCTGACTTAGTATTTCCTCCTATAGCTTCTGTATATACAACTTTACTACTTGGACCAGACTCAACAAAGGTATCTTGAGTATCTATCTGTATAGTATCAAGATATACATTTGTGTAATACTCTAAGTCCTTGACAGATACATCTATAATCAGCTTTTGCCCATCAGGGGTTATTCTTAACTCTTGAAATGTTACCATAATCAAATGCTTACATAAAAAGAAAGGGAGACTTAATAGCCTCCCTTATTAGTTTATTTTATCCTGCCACACTAAGAGTAGCTATAGACAAACCTGTAGCAGTATTAATTGCCTTAATAATATCATTAGCTAGCTTATTACTTACTGAGTTAGTTGCTCCTACCTTTGGTACTACAAGAGTAATTGTCTTTTCAGACTTCTGAACTGACTCATTGCTACCTACATAAGCATAGTGTATATCAATCACATTATACTTAACAGTTGGGTCTACAAGATAAGTAGTAGGAATATTGTTAGGATAACCAATACCTCTATACATGTCTCCTCTCTCACCCATGCAGAAATACTCAAGGTCTGCAATCTTCTTGCCATTAGCAATGGTGCCAGCAGGGTCAGTTTCTTCTACTTTACCCCAAATTCTCTCATCACCATTTACAGTAACTGGGACAGGCTGTACTTCAAAATATACAGGAGTTTGCTCCATGATACCAAGTCTCCAAGGCTGCTCAACCTCATCAATAACAAGTGCCTTGTAAGTTCCAGTTAAAGAGCTTTCCTTTGTAGTAGCATCAACAGGAACTGCCTCATCACTTGAATCTGTCAAGATAAATTTAACAAGAGGAACTACCTCTCTACTAAAGTTCTTAGCCAGTGATAGAGCTAACTTCTTGTAGAAGTCTGAAGCTGTCATGCCTGCATAAGCATGTACCATACCATACTTGAAGTACTGGTCTTCATCAGACATACCTACATACTGCTTGAATGCAATTCTTAGGATATAATCCTGTCCAGCTACAGGAGCTGCATTTACTTCACTATCAAGAGTTACTGTAACTGCCTTCAACTCATGTGCCATATCATCAGCATCAGTAGCCTTAGCATAAAGGATATTCTTGACGTCAATCAGGTCACTTCTCATCAAGTTGTCAGCACCCTTGTATTCAAAATACAGGTGATTCTTTGCAGTATCATTCTTTACTGCAATAGAGCCAGCAGTATCTGATGCAAGTACATGAGGAGTCTTCAGTACCTTTGCCACATAAAGCTGTCTTACTTGGTTTGTTGAAAAAACACTCATAATTATAATTATTTAGTTTACAAATTTATTCTTTTCCTGCATTTGGAACCCTACTTATGATGGCAAGTTTTACTGCTCTCTCAAGTATAGCTCTATGTATTACAGGGTTCAATTCACATTCTGTTTTTACACTTATGCCATTGATTGACAGGTTTTCTGTCAAATCAGTTAATATAATGGGAGCAGGTCTTGAAAGGTATCTGATAAGATAACTCTCCACATTATATTTTGATACTATCTCTACTACCTTATCACTCAAATCAAGTCTTAAAGCCCTTCTTTCATTAGTACCTCTGAAAGGATTTTTCCTTATTCTATGGTACTCATCTTGAGTAATTGGTATTACAGAGATGTCTTCACCACTCATACATCCTAATCCATCATCTTTCAAATTAACTGATTCATAGGTTATAAACCATAAGTCATCTTTAGGTAATTCAAAGAATACTGAGGATTTGGACAGTCCTGTATATCCTACTTTCTTGTCAGTAGTTGTGTAAGTCTTTATTAGGGTACTCAAGTATCTTCTGATTTCCTCAGTCTTCTCAAATGAGTCTCCAAATGGATTCTTACCATTATACATATCTATCACTATCTCTTCTTGAGCTTTAGTGAGAAATACAGACTTCTCATATTCATCAAGTTCAACAGTGCTAGGTGTCTTTCCAAATGCCTCTATGGTAGAATAGCTATTCAGTAAGGTGTCAAACTCATTAGAAAATTCTTCAGTTGTCATTATCTTTGGTTATTTACATATCCTATATCAGTACCACTAACATTACCTGTCTGTATAACAGAAGATAGGTCTCCTTGATAACTAGCCTTAGCCAATTCTACTGCTCTTTGTAATATTTCTTGGTGAGTATTGGGAGGGAGTTCACATTCAGTAACAGTATTATACCCATTAATAGATAAGCCCTCTTGAATATCAGAAAGATTTACAAGTATAATAGGCTTAGGGGTTTTAATATACCTTATCTTATATCTTATATCACCAGTAAATCTGCCTATAATTTCAAATGCAGAGGTGTGTACAGCTGCACCAGATTCCATAGTAGCAGGAGCAATATTTATAGTAAATAAGGGTGTATCTGTAGGACCCTTTGTAGGAAAATTTCCTGTCCTACCGTCAACAGGATAAAGATATTTATCTAATCCTGCTTCTTTTAAAGCATAATTGTCTGATAAATAATTACTCCAATAAGTTATTAAATTAGTAGGTAATTCCATGAATATAAATACGCCATTATCATCTTCAATTATATAGGGTTCACTCATTAAAGTAGAATCAGAGATTCTAATTCTAATTTTAATAACTTTGAAGTACTTACTCTTAAAAAGAAATAATCCAGAATCAGTCAGTTTTCCACCCCATCCTACTAAAAATGGGAGTCTATCAGAGATAATTCTCCATGCTTGTCTTTTTAATGGAAAGCCATAGGGCTTTGACATAAGCCTATTATATTCATCATAAGATATAGGTAATACAGAATATCTTCTTTTTGCAGAATCTTCAATACTCTCATTTATCGCTAAGAATAAATCTGATGGAGCAAGATACACTCTTGACCTATTATCAAAAATAGTACTAAATGTAATCAATCCAGCTGCAGATAATGCCCTTATATTATCTGCACAATCATGCAGTTCTGCACCACTTAACAATGTACTAAAGTCATATTGTCTTTTTTGACTATCATCAAATCCTTGAGCACTCTTTACATTCCTACTATTAAAGTAATCTCTGACTAACTCCTCTTGAGCTTTAGTTAAGAATACACTTTTCTCATACTCATCAAGACCTGGAGCCTGATTGCTCATTATATTGTTATACAGAACCTCAAATTCATTAGAAAATTCCTGTGTTGTCATACTCTTTTCTTACTTCAGCTTAGCTTCCAAAGCAAATTTAACTTCTTGATGCTTAGGAGAGTTTAAGTATTTAGCTGCTACATTTAATGTAGGCTCTTCATTAGCCTCACAAAGTGGAGTATTATCCTTTCTCAAATATAGATAATTACCCCTATTAGAGATTAGACCTGCCTCTATAGCTCTCCTGATAAGAACTTTTGTAGAAAGCATTGGGTCAGTAATAACCTTCAAGAATATCTTGCTATCAGCCTGTATTAAGCTATTAACCTTAGTTTGTAAGAACTCAAGTTTAGCAGTCTGTGACGTAGGTCTACCATCAATGGTCTCAACAATAACTCTTAATGTATCAACGTCATTCTCAATCTTACCAAACTCTTTATAGCACATCATTGTAGTGCTCATGTTGTTCTTAGCAACCTTAGTCTCTTCACCCTCAGAAATGATAACAAACTGGTAAGTAGCCTTAGGAGTATCTTGCAATGCTTGCAGTGAAGGAGCAATATAATCCTTGTTGGCTAATAGTATCTTATATCTGATGTAGTCCTCTGGGTCAGATAGATTGAAGTAGTTATCCTGCTTTGTCAATCTTACCTTATTGATACCATTCTCATTAGAATCATCCCAGAAGTTATCTACCTTCTTATAGATACTTAGTGCATTATATTCAAGACCCATCATTTCCTCAAGAAATGCCTTTTCCTTGTCTGTAAGGACATTAATGAACATGCCTGAAGATAATCTTGGTACTACAAATGTTCTAATTGCACCTTCTGCCATACCTCCTGACAATACATGCTTAGGGTTATTACCCCACATACCTGTCAGCTTAGGTACATGTCTTACAATAATTCTCTCATTTTTCAGACAACTAACTAAGGCATCATCAGATACTTCTACTTTCTTTTGTGTTTTCTTAGGGCTTTTTACAGTAGCCTCTTCTTTTGGTACTTCCTGGAGTGGAGTCTCTGTATTGTCTATATCAAAGTCAGGTACAGTATAATCCACCTTCTCTTCCATTTTCTTTTCTGCCATATCTTCTCCTTAATTATATTAAATAAAATAAGGAAAGCAGGAGTTTATCCTACTTTCCTTTTTTATCATTAACCCTGTAGGATTGCAGGGATTAGTGACATAGTTCTTGTTGGGTCAAGAACACAGATACCAAGAGTAGCCATTCTGTGAATTACAGCAGAATCCTCATCAAATGACATGTAAGGATTACCCTTTTGACCTGTGAATGGGTTTCTCAATCCCCACTGATAACCTCTGTATTCATTGTCACCCTTAATCTTACACTTAAAGATATTAGGTTGGTCCATAGTACCAATGTACATAATATCATATCTGTAAGAGAAGGCAACACCTCCATTTGGGTGGAGTATCTTGTTTCTTACTGGGTCATCATAGAATGGGTCTACATCAATCTTGACTCTAACGCCATTAGGAGCCTTATACTCAACAAATTGGAAACCAGCACTCAATGAGTTTTGATGCAACTTAGATTGAGTCTTTTGAATAACACCAATAGAGCTGTTGTCAAGAACAAATTGTGTCCAACCTGATACTGTCTTTAGTACTTCCTTATGGAATTGGATAGCACCTCTTTCACCAGTCTTAATCAAGAAGTATCTGTCTCCAAAGTCTAACTTAGAAGCAGAAAGCTCATATAGAGCATCTTCAAGGAGCTTCAAGCTAAATGTGTTGTAATACATAGTATTAGCAACTTCCATCTGCTCAAACAGACCAGCACCTGTCTTAATAACATTACCAGACTTACCAAAGTTCATGTACTCACCATTGGCATTTCTGTTGCTTCTACCAAATGCAAGTGCATTGTTCTTATACTCAGAGAATTGCTGCTCTACTTCCCAATCTACATTGTGCATCCACATTGTAGCAACTGACTTAGTATATCTACCCTCAGTTTCCTTAACAATAGGAATACCTACAGCCAGCTTCTTGTTCAACATAGAGCCTGGGACCTTGTGTTGGATTCTTACTACAGACCACTCATTTCTCATAGAAACAGGGCTTGTAAACCTTACATCACCAACCTTTCTTGAAAGTTCCTTCTCAACAAATGCAGCCTCAACTGAGAATCTCTCACCTGCAAGCAATCTTTCAGCAGGAACACCTGCTGTATTACCACCAGCAAGCTCTACCTTATACACTGCATTAGTACCCTCCATTCTTGGGTCTCCAAGTATTCTGAACTGATAGATTTCATTCAGATTACCTACAATGTACTCACCATCAGCAAACCAATCTTCAGGGAATACTAAATAGAAAGGAGCAGTGCCTACTCCAACCATACCACTGGCATCTGTAACAACAGTGCCATTTTCATCTCTTGCTTCTACAAGAGGAATGTTTCTTCTTGAAGAACCAATAACATCCCAATAGTATTCATTATCATCCTCAAACTCTCTTGTTGGGAATTGATTTAGGAATGTGTCAAGTGTCTTTCCTCTGTAATAAGCCAACAGTTGCACCATTAGGTTTGTAGCCTTCTGTGGAGCTAACTGAAAGATAGAACCAAGGTGGTTTTCCTTAGTAAGACCCTTCCAGTGTTGGAAGCCTACCATTTGAAACTTACCTAATTTTCCAGCCATTTTTACTTAAATTTATCAGTTATTTTACTCTATATTATGGGCTTAGACATCAAGGTTCCACCCTTTACCAATAAAGGATTCAGGGTCCTCATCAACTCCACTGACAAACTTTAGATTACCATCTGAGGTTCTTGCTGTGTTGTTGAGAGTATGTTCCAGCTCTCTAAGACCTTTCTTTACTTCTTTCTTTACTTTACCTTTCACCAAACCATCAAGGTTCTTAAAGCCGTCAGTTAGTGTGAAAAGTAACCCAATGTTCTTTAGGAAGTCTGTCCTGTTCTCCATCTCATACTTTTGGATAGCAGTAAAGTACTCTCCTGTCTCTGGGTCTTTATACACAGGCTTGGCTATATTATCATAAATCTTCTGTCTTGTTGATTTATCTACTGATAAATCTCCAAATACATCCTTGTCATTAAGGATTGATGATTTAAGTTTTTCAGCCTGTTCCTTTCTTTCCTTCTCTTCCTGTTCTGCTTCTGACTTAACATCATTGACAAGCTCATCATACTTATCTCTGAAGTAGTCAATATTACTTTTCAAAGCCTCTCTTGCATCATCAATATCAGTGCCAGCATTGAAAGACTTCTGCACTTCTCTTGCAGCCCTCTCCTTACTATAACCTCTATTGATAAAGTCTTGATAAATCAGGTCTTTTCTAAGTTTTTCTCCCTTATCACCTTCATCAGAAATATTCTCTTCCTTAATAGAATCAAGGAAGCTTATAGCATTTTCATACTTTCTAATCTCTGTAGGTTCGACTCCAGCATTCAAGGCTTCATTAATTCTTTTCTGTCTTTCATCAAGACCTGCCTTTATCTGTTGGTCAATCAAATCTCTAAAGTCTTCAGGGTCTTTAACCTTAGATAAGCCCTCATCATCAAGGTCTGGGAAGATACCTTCCTCTTTCAAGGCTTTGGCAATGGAAGAGTAGAAGTTTTTGGGAGAAGTGCCATCCCCTTTAGGAGTGGTATCTTCCTTTTCCTCTGTATTTTCTTTTCCACTACCTACGCTCTCTGGTGTATCAGTAAATAAGTTATCTACATCAACAACCTCAGTAGTTTCTTCTTTATCCTTACTTGGCTCCTCCTCTTTCTTAGGAGGTTCCCCATTTGCAGGTGGGGTATCCTGTGTCTCACCATCTTCTACAAACAGATTCTCAATCTCCTCTGCTCCTAAGATGTTATCTAAGCTAAGTTCTTCTTCCATACTCTTCTACCTTTTTGTTCTTAAACAGTGCAAAGGTAAATAAAGTTTTGCATATCTACAACATAGTAAATAAATTGCTTCTACTTGTATAAGTAAAATACTTGCAATATAGGCAAAAAGAAAGGGTAAGATTATCTCTTACCCTTATCTTATTAGTATTCTCCAAGATATTCTACTACCTTGTTTTCAGCTTTGCAGTCTGAATCTTTAAACCAGAATACAATAGCAGATTCAACTATTTTCTGTTCTATACCATCACCAAACCAGTTCTTAAACAGTTCTGCATAGTCATGGTACTGAGAGTTGATTGCAACATATACATCAGCAACTGTAGCAGATGTAGGGAGTATTCCCCTATATCTCTCACAAATCTCCTTTGCCTTGTGCATATCAAACTTCTCACCACTGTACTTTCTGCCATTCTCAGTATGATACATATCAGCTACAAGATACTTAGCTTCAGATTCAGTAAAGTGTTTACTCTCTGAACCCCCCATTGAGTTCCTCATGTATCTCATCATCCTATCCATATCACCACTTCTCATGCCAGACTCATTGAATCTATCAGAGAATCTATCACCTCTTGAATCAAACATATCCATGAACTCATTAGGTCTATTATGTCTTCTCATGTAGAAGTCATCCATAGGCATAAAGTCTCCTTCTCTGTCATGCCTCATTGAACTTCTCCTATATTTACTCATAAAATCCTTGAATTTATCCATGAACTCATGCTCATTCATACCACCCATACCTCTCTTTTTTAGGTACTCATACATCATAAGTTCATCCATATTCTTAGTCTTTAGTGATTAACATTTCCTTGAAAGTCTCTAAATCTGTCATATTCAATACCAACCTTTTATTAGTTAATGGAAGATTGAATTTAATCTCTCCTCCACCAATCTCTATGTCTCCAACAAATGAAGTCTTGAAGGTGAATGGATTGGTAGTCATCAGATTCTCCATCATTTCAGCAAGGATATTCTCAATGTCTATATTACCATCCTTGTCAGCTATAAGGTCTAAAGCCTTACTTACCTTACTGAAGTTCTTATCCAGTGCTCTTGTAATAAGAGGTTTCATAAAACCAATCATAGGATTAGTCTTAGCCATAGATTCCAACTGAAGTGAGATGTAAGACTTCAGATTATCAGTCAATTGCATAATAGTCACCATAATTACATACTTGCTTTAATAAATTCTTCATAAGTCACTTCAGGATGTGTCTTACTAAACTCCCTGAACTTCCTAAACATTTCCATTTCCCTATTAGTCTCTTGAATAATTTTTCCTTTTAACTTCTTGACTATCTTCAATTGTCTTTGCAACAGTTCTTTACCTTCTGGAGTAGCCTCAATTCTACCTTTAACAAGGTTAAGAATTTCTGCTTGAACCATATCCTGTATCTTAGTATAAGTATCTACATAGTCCTCATCTTGAAGCATCCTTGTCTTCTGTTCATCTGTCATAGGGTTTATTTCAGCATCTATCTCATCCCATATCATCCTTTGTGGTACAGGTTGTTGAACAGGTTGGGCTTGTTGCCTTAGCTGCTTTGCAGCCTCAAGGTTTTGTTTATACTTCTCAATAAGCTGTAATTGCTCATCCAGACTATTACCTACCATACTATTACCCAATAGTGGGTCCCCTCCTCCTAATATCACCTGATTTATTGGAATCATATCTATACATTTTTAAGATTAGTATTGAAAAGTAAGGGGAATTACCCCCCCTTACTTTAGACAGTTGCAGTAGTACCACTAACTACTCTTGGACAACCACATTGGTTAGCACCAACATAGCCTGTGACTGTAGGAGTGTTAGGTAGGCATACTTCACCATAGATAGCCTTGCAAGTCTTTCTGTCAGTATAGTTAATACCAGCAGTAAATGCCTTGTCAATCTCACATTGGATAAGCTTATCTTGGTAAGGTCTTACAGCAGCATTGATAGCTACCTGAGCCTTCAAGTCACTCAGTTCCTTTCTGATACCATCATCAGCATCTCTTTGAGACTTATACAGATTGAAAGCATCTTGGTTTTGCTTTGCAGTTATTACATCAAAGCTGTCTCTTGTGCTCTTATATAGACCAAAGTCAGCATCAACCTGACCCTTCCATACACTAAATAGCTCACTATTCAATGTCTGTCTATCAGCAAATCTTTGTGATTGTTGAATAAGTGCCCAGTCATAAAGACCCTTTTGCAGAGCAAGAGTGTCCTCACAGCTCTTTTCCCATGCTTGGAAAGCAGAAGGAGAAGTTACACCATTAGCTGTTCCAAGACCCGTCTCAAGACCATTGATATTGATGTTTGAGCCACCCATACCTGAACCAGCAAGACCCAATAGACCACTACTTCTTCTATTACCAAATAGTGCCCAAGCACCAAGTGCAGTACCTATGATACCAAGAGTAAGACCTGCATTAGCCTTACCATTGACATCTCTTCTACCATAACCATAGTAGCCATCAGTAGGAACTTCCTTTACCTTTTCTACTTGCTTCTCAATTATTTCCATAGTAGCAATTTTTGAAATTAGTTATTGTTTTATCTCTCTTTTGTAAGCTTACAGGAGCAAAGGTAAGTAATATTTCTCAGGATGCCTATCAATGCTAAAGCCCCATATATCACATTGATATACAGGGCTTTAACTTAGTAATATGTTGCTAAAAGAACAAAAAAAAAAAGCAGCCTTATTTAGCTGCTTTATCATGTTTATAGAAAACATCTGTTATCTTATTGTATATGTAAGTAAGGAGATAGGCATCAACTTCATCATTATCTCTCTGTGGTTCATATCCTATAAATCTCCATATAGCATTCTTGACATGCTCTGACTCATGAGCAATACTACTTCCTCTTTCAGCATTTACAGCTACAAGAGATGCACCATAATTATGTATAGTGATTGCATTTGCCTCTGTTTCCATTTCATCAGCAGGCAAAAACTTGTCCAATTCCTTCCACTTATCAAATATAACTATTGTTAGCTTATAGTTGAATATAGGGATTATTATTTTCTTTTGAGTTATCATATTTTCTCCTCCTAAGTATTATATTATAAGTTCTCAATAGGCATATTACTAAGCAAGAGAGTGCTTCTTGCTGCACTTCTTGACAAACTCATCTAGCTCTTTCTCAGACCAACTTAATTCTTTGAAACCTATTTCATGCTTACCTCTTGGTAACTTTCCTTCTCTGATATAGTTATCAAAAGTTGCTCTACTGACATTCAAATATTCACAGGCTGCATACTTGCTTAATCTCTTCTCCTTATCAGTGAACCTCTTCAAACTATCTACTATTTTTATAGCTTCTCCCTCAGATATATTTGAATTACCTGCATCAATATCATCTACTATCTTTAACAGTAGGCTTCTTATAACTTTTAACATATAAATAGAGTATTATGAATAATGAAATGCCTGCTATTATTAATTGAATGCCTAAATACCAAATATCACTAACAGGTATTCCTATATACAAATCTATTATATTTAGTATCCAAGTTATAGTAGTATAATGTATAAACATCCTGTGATATTCACAAAACTTAAATACATAAGATGTAATATACAAGAATAGTAATGTTATAAAAGATACACTACCAATATAACTTAGTATTACTGTGTTAATATCAAAATAAGATAGAGTTGTACTTAGTAAACTAAGTAATGCGTAAATCATAGGTATTACTTTTACTAAATATAACTCTATCTTGTACAATAATTTATTCATTACTTTTTCATTTTGCCACCACAAGCATATCTTCTCTTAGTCTTAGTGACACCAGCTTTAGCTGTCATAGGCTTTGCTCTACCTGTTCTTCTTGCCATGATTATAAAATTTTAATTGTTATTTTTTCACCTTTATCATGCTTGTCTCTAAGGAGTCTGTATAGCTCTTTGAATGTCTCTCTGCTGTTTATCACCTGACCCTTAACTTTATTGACACCTACTAATAGGCATCCTGCTGAATCTTTGTCAGTATTGCCAGCATGAATAAGTACACCTTCAAATCCCTTTACATTAAGTAGTCTTGGTACTTTACCATTACACACTTGTTTATAGAAACTATTAGTACAATACTTAGGAGAAATCACATCCAAGGTAATCTCATAAGTACCTTTTGGTATAGCTGTAATTGAAGGTTTCTTCAACTCCCTAATCTTAGCTACACTCATAGAGCTGTCAAGATTTCTATCTTTGTCCTCAAGCACATTACAGAACCACTTCCCATCAATAGTAAGATTACTTATGGTGTAGCTCTGTTTCTTCCATTTTCTGTCCACTACTAATTCCATGCTCATTAAAAAGATTTAAGTTTCTTTTCCTTAACTGGCAGGTAAGGTCAGTACATATGGAACTCATAAGGTTAAACATCTGTTTCCTAAGTTCCCCCACTTCCTGCTCTAATTCTGCATTCCTTTTTAGTACCTCTTCCAACCTCTCTCTATTATCAGTAGAGAGCTTCTCATAAAAATCCAATGATTCTTTCATGTTATTTATGAGGTTACTATCAACTTCACTATCATACTTCTTTCTTGCAAAGAACCATGATGTCCAACCACTGACTATTGTGGTAACAAGCCCTATACCTCCAGTGATTAATATTCCTAAGTCAATCATATTATTCTACAATTTCAATGAATCTTTGTTGTTTGTTCTCAATATAAGGGTTCTTCTCCACAACATTCACTTCTACTACTTTATGCTTCTTCTGAAATAGTCTGAGTAACCAACATTTCTTTGGGGGATTTATAGTCTCTTTCTTATAATACATCACTATGTACTTCTCACTGACAAACTTAGGGTCTGTAATGATTGTACTTGGATATTTAAGCCCAAGCTTCATTTGATACCACTTGTCTCCTACAAGTGTATCTATATTTAATGTAGGTTCTCTGAACAGAGTATCCCTAAATACTATTGTATCTTTCTTTGTAGCCTCAGATAAAAGATACTGCATCTGTTTCAAATCTTTATCCTTTATACTTAACTCTTTTCTAACATCATTCATCTTCTGCAAGATAGAGTCATTGTAGTAGTTAAGCTGCTCTACAGTAAACTTGAATACTCTATTTTCATCCTTTAATGAAGAGTTCTCTGCTATAAATGCTTTTTGATTAGACATCAGTACAGACAACTCTCCCATTAGGCTCTGATTCTTATTGTATAATACACATATACCTGCAAAAAGTATTCCTATTATAATGGCTATTCCAACTTTTACATATCTTATCATTCTGTTATAATAAATATTATCCATTTAGCCCCACTGTTGACAATATTTCATACGGATGTATAACTTAATATCTTTTTCTTTTAGAATTTACTTAATTTAAAATATAACATTTAACATAACTATACATTCCAGCATTATTGGAATATGTGAAATCTAAAGAAGACAAACCACAATATGAATCTCCTGTTTCTCGATACTTTCCTCCGACAAGAGGAATGCTTATATCCTGTGACATATAGTCGTACCTATATGAGTTCATATAATTAGGATTACTAGATACTTTATTAGTTATCAAATCAGCAGTTTTACCAACTGCTATGTCTTTAGACCAATTCAAATTTAGAACATCAATACTGATTATACGCTCTTTATTACTTATATCATTGCTAAAGTTATCAGGATTATCTGTAAAATAGAAATTTCTCTTCTTAGTTGCAGAATCACACTTTGATATAAAGTTGTCAATACTCAACCAAATATCTCCATACCAGAATGTATTAAATCCTCTATAACAAGGTATATTTAATTGTCTTTGTGTAAATGTATATGTAAATGCTGGGGAACTTAAAATTGTAATTTTTATATTACAACTTGTTTGTACTAATCTAAATTTGATGGCTCTTTCATTATAATCACTGCCCCAATTAACATCATATTCCCCATCTGTTGTAATAGTCAAATCACCTTGCTGTCTTTTAAATATAACAGTTTGACCTCCAGTAAGACCTTCTATCTTATATCTATGTGTACCTCCAACATTGTTTTGAACAGCATATAACATATCATCTAGTATCTTGGAGATAGCTGTAATATTTAATATTTTTTTTGTTATTACTATCAATAGTTGAGGTAATTCTATCTGTAATATGCCAATCTTCCCAAGAAGTATTATCTTTTGTTTTTATGTAGAAAGAATGACTAGGCTTCTGTATTATTTTAGTATTATTACCAAATAACAATGTGTAATCTACAGGAACACATGATGTGAATTCATTATACTTTCTAGCCTCATCTACAAAAATTAAACCTTCACCTAAACCACCTTGATGATACCCTTCATCGGTCAGGTTACTATTAAAAGCTTTCCTTACATCAAAGTCAGCATATTCTATGAAATAACACCACACAATAGCATTCCATATCTGATAATATAATATCTGACTACCTTTTATTTTCTGAGTATAAGTTCTCATTCTACTGGGTGTTATATTTAAAGCAGCTTTACCTAACATGGTTCTAAAGTTGTTATCACCTAGATATTGGTCGTAAGCTGTTGTATTTTTGCCACCTCTGAGATTAGGTTGATAATTAACAACACTGACTGCTGTATTAGCAGATAAAGTATTTAGCCATCCCCATTTGTCATCATTCATAGGTGTTCTTAACAAAGGACATCTACTTATACCAATAAGGTGTGGCTTAACCTTTCTTGCATAGCTAACACACTTCTTTTCTGATTGCCATACTTCATTACCAGCACCATCATTATCTACAGACCATATATAGAACTTAGGAGTATATACACTTATTTCTCCATCATAACCATTAATAGAACAACCAAATTCAAGTGTTGGTGTTATAGTTTCACCTGTTATAGGACCATCTGTAGTAATATAAACTTCCTTATTAACTGTATCTACTTTAATAACTCTAGCTATTACACTATCATTTATCTTAATCCAAGCATATAAATACTTATAAGTAGTTACCATTAATATTGCTTCACTATACCTAGCTAAAACATTAGGTTCAAACGCCAAAATATAATTATATGCAGAGCTTGGACTATAGTCAGAAGGTACTATATTCTTTTCAGCACTAGGACTCTTCAAATATATTCTTTCACTTACAATTCTATACCCAGTATTATCTTTTCTAAATCTACTATCATTAGGGTCACACCAATATTTAATATCAGTACCTTGATGTATACAGGTAGCAAACTTAGATTGTATAGGTAATGTTTTATGTAGCTCAAGATTACCTATTCTTTCACAAGCTGTAGTAGCTTGACTACCAGGAACTGTGTGGTCCCATCTAATACCATAGGCCTATTTATTAGGGTCTGGTAAAGCATTCCATAGAACTCTACCTTCATTATCCTCTATTTTAGCTACTTTGCCTTCTGGTATTTCTATAGCTGTAACTTTACTAAAATCCATACTATTAACTATTAGTTGTACTTACTACTCTTATTGATTTAGTTACCTTAGAACCATCTTCTAAAGTAAATACAAAGGATTCTTCAGTACCTACGTCTGTAAGCCTTCCTGAGCTTGCATATACACGTGAATCACTTCTATCGTTAGGTGAATCAGATAACAAATAACCTCCATTGTACTTAGATAAATATTGAGTTCCTAAGCCTCCACCAAAAGTAGTAAAGCCTGAAAAAGAAGCACCACTAAGTTTAGCATAACCACTTAAATCAGGAGCTGCATTAAACTCACCCATCTTTTCCCAAGCAAATTGACCATTTGTTTGTTTAATATAGGCATATTCTGTGTACTTATTTTCCTCTCCTACTTTTGAAGAAAGTACACAATAAAGCTTTGATGTAGAAATATTCTCAGTAGGTAATTCAGTAACTACTTCAAATAAATCTGTGTTAGGATTAGTAAGGTCTATGTCAGTACTAGCTTTAGCAACTGAACCATCCTTACCTATATTATAAATAACAGCTCTACCACTACTTGTAACTATAAAAGCTTCACCTCCTGTAGTAGGCAACCATTTAGCTGCACCATAACCATAGTCAATATCAGCAAAGAATAAATGGTCTACTGATTGTATAGCTTGCAGTTTAGCCAAGTTGTTAGCCTTAACACTTTCACTATTACCTATTTCAAGCTCTATTACAGCTTTACTATTAAGCACTGCTACATCTTTCTGTATATCACCTACTTCTTTATCAAGATTATCTACCTTTTCCTCAAGCTCTTGTCTATCCCCATTCTCTTCACCTACCATTGAGGTCCATCCCTTAGTTCCAAAGAACTTCAGTTTTCCTTTATTAAGCCATAGACTTTGAGGACTTGGTGCTTTAATATCTTCTACAATGTCTCTAAATCTTCTCATTTATTTGATTTTTGAGTTGTTTTGTTTATCTGCTTTTCTTTAAGTTTTGCATCAGACCTTGCTTTATCTTTATCAAACTCTAATCTTTCCCTATCAAGCTTAATTCTCTCATCAAATTGTCTTATTGATTCCATAAGCTTGTCCTTAGCCTCTTGTGAATATTCAGGCTCTATTATGCCATCATCTTCACTATTCTTGCTATAGGCTTGCATTTGTGCAATAAGAATCTTTGTCTCATTATCTCTTTGATTAAGAGCATCTTCCTGTTGCATCTTAGCCTGTTCCATCTGAGCCTTTTGTTCTATCTCCTGTTGCTGTACCTGCAATTGCTGTTGCTGAGCTTGAGCTTGTCTTTCTTGAATACTTCTTTCATCCTTTTCAACAAGTCTCTGCTTCTCAGCGAGTGAAGATGAACTGAATAACTTCATAATAGTTGAGAATGATAGAGTCTGGTTCTGCAATGCTGCCTGAGCTAAAGTATCAAGTTTTGAGTTTAATTCCTGAATACCATTACTATTATCCACTACAAGACCATAATCAGCTTCTGCAAATTCATCACCATCTATCTCCATAATTCTCATTGAATTATCTGATAGAATGTATTGGAATTTCTTGCTCCTGCCTCTTAATGCTATCTTAGCTGTTTCAAGTAGACATTCCAATGCCCTCTTCTTGACATCCTCATGCACTACAAATAGCCACTCTGTAATGTGAGAAGATTGGAGGGTAGCTCTCTCTACTCCACCTACTGTTTCTCTATTACTTACCTGACCTTCTCTTTGCTTGGTAATACCAGCAACTTCTGCCATTTCCATCTTGATAAACTCAAGAAGATTGATGTATTGTTGTATCTGATTACCATCAGAAGCTGTAATTACACCAGTAGAAGCATTGTTTAATGCACCTGCAAGTTTACCTGTAGCTGCACCTACATTACCTTCATTGAAGCTATCCTCTACTGCAAGACCCATAGTCTTTGCATAGTATAACCACTTCTCTACATCCCATGTTTTAGGTTTCTTAGCAAAGTCAAGCCTAACTAATGAACCCCAATTCCTTGCTATCAGCTTATTTAATCTATCATGTATTGCATCATACAAGTAATTGTATGGCTTCATCATGTCTACTAAACTGAATGGTCTATTGTCATTAAGGTTGTAAATAGAGCCAACAATTCCAAAGTGGCATCTTGAAGGGTTACTTAGTCTATTGTACTGAACTACTCTTGGTCTCATATTGACATAAATGTCTGTACCAATTTTAGTTCCTTCCCATGCTTCATTGATGTAGAATATCTGTTCTTCTTCTCCAGCATCCTTATCTATTACATAGGTCTCTGGGTAGAAGTTGAATACTTCTTCACCTGTTTGAGGGTCATAACTTCTTACTTTTTTAATCTTTCTCCTTGACTTCCAATATACTCTAAGTACTCTCAAGTTCCCTGCAACATCATAAGGAAGAAGTGAGTTATTAACTCCATCATCTCCTCCTAATGGGTCCCAAAAGAATCTTTCTGTACTTATTTCATCTCCTATCATATGATTATTGACAAAGCCATATCTCTCATCAATATTATCCATAGAGTCTGTAGCAGCCTGACCTACATGGTCAGGCATTTTCTCTATATACTCCATGTCTTTCTTTGTCAATACATCATAGTAAGTATCAATAACCTTGCCTGGACTCCAATAATCTTCGAGGATTATCATATCTGCATCCTCAATCTTATTGCTATATCCTGACTTAAAGATTCTCACCTTGAGTGGATTCAGCCTTTCAATAGTAGGTTCACCTCCTACAATATCACATTGATAAATCTCTTCACCAACTGCCATTGCATCCATGAAGCCTTGGTTGAACATTAGGGGGACATTCAATTCTTTCACATAATGGTTTAATAGGGCATTTGCCCTTATTTCCCTCATGTCCTGCCACTCATAACTGTAATAATCATTTATCTTTTCAAGCTCCTGATTAGCCTCTTCTTCTGATTGAGAAGTATTAGATACCCATTCCTGTAGCTTCTGTAGTAATTCTTGCTTCTTGTTATTCTCTATCTCTGTAATAGCATTAGGATTAGTAACTACTACTTTGAAGTCAAAGACTCTCTTGCTTTCCTCACCTCTAAGCACATTCAACTTACTATTCATAATAGGATAGTGTTGAATCCTGTCAGGTATAAAACCTGCCTGTAGCTTTTCAGGATTCAGTATCATCTCAAGGTCACTCATGTGGAGTTTACCATTGAGCAAGTCATAGTTAATTTTCTTATGTATTACAGATTTTCTAACTAAGCTATAATTGAAGAAGGTCTTACTGTCTGCCCAATCCAAGTGCTTCTTCCTCCAAGCTTTATTTTTCTTATTGAAGGGAAGTTGCTGTGGAGGCAAATTTATCATTTCATATCCCATATACTTCAATTTAATTACTATGCAAAGGTAAATAAAATCCTTGACCTATGCAAGTATATAAGTAATTTATTAACCATTAGTCTTCATTTTTACTAAATTTACTGCCTAAACCTAAAGTCATAGTTTCTCTTGAAGAATGGGTCATTACCATCATAACTATTATTAGCTCTCTCTTGCTTCTCCTTACTAACATCTCCTTGGTATCTTATCATCCTATCTTCTCTCAGAAGCATTAACATGCCCATAGCAGATATTCTATCGAAGTTACCTTCAGAGTTGTAGTTAATAAGCTCCTTTAGTAGTGCTCTGTTTCTTACAGTAAATAGTCTTGGAACCATTACTTCTTTCTCTTCTCCATCAATAGTCTGCATAATAGGAACTGGGGCTAATAGCCAGCTTCTCAATCTACTCCTTGCAAAAGCATTAATGGCAGGAGAGGCATTAGTACCTTTTGACTTGTTACCATAGCCATCCTTCATCATCTGCTTCTCCTTTAAGAAATCAAGAACATCTGTAAGAAGATAGAGACTATTTCTTATCGAGAAGTGAGAGAATAGACCTTTCTTGTTATATTCATAATTCAGTCTGCCATTGTAGAATAGGCAAAGTTTTCTACAAATCTCATAGTAATCATCAGCAAAAGAAGGTCTTCCAGTATATTCAGCTACTATCCTATCTGTCCATAAATCCAGTACAAATATAGAACCCAAAGACATAGTATTTGACTCATCATCATCATAAGGGTCAGCACCTAATATATATCTATCATTATATGGCTTGCCTGTATTCTTGTCAATCTCAGGCATTTGATATATTTCAATAGCACCTTCTATCTTATTATCCTTATGTGGAAAATCCCTGATAGGTGTAGCAGAGGTAGGTTTATACTCTACCTGACCCTCTTTATTGAATACCAAATCACCTACATATACATCATCATACTCTGTAAGATTAGCATCCAATTGACCTATTCTCTCAGTCAAGTCAGCTACAGGGAACATATTTACACCTGTTTTAACAATAGCCTCAGCAGGAGTAATAGGAACCTCAGCAATAGTCTTAATAATAGTATTAGGGTCAGTGGAATTGTACTTTACCCTATACCTATTCATAAGAATTTCAATTAAAGCCTTAATTACATCAGATACACCATTCTCATTATAGCATCCCTTTCTATTTATATAGCCAGGAAAGAAAAATACAAAGTAAGGCTTACCTTGATTATACTTATCAAATACATTAGGTAAAGCATACATATTATAACCTTTCGGATTATACATAATTTCCTGGGCACCAGCAAAGTCTGATTCATTATCACCAGCAGTACCTAACATATAGATTTGACCAAAGACAATATCACCTTCTTGTACTGAAGGTAACAGTACATTATACAAGTCTACAAGTCTTGGGAATGTACCAAACTCCTCAATAAGAATCTTAGCAGCTCTCTTACCTCTCAACTTAGACTCATCATCCTTAGATGATACTCCAAGTACTGTATTCTGAGTACCTCTTTCAATGTCCAACTCTACATCTTTATACCCCATTATCCATGTCATTTCCTGCAAAGAGTTCTTTAATCTCTTCCTTGGAAACTGAGTATTAGTTGCACAGAAATTAGCCATATCTACAAACTTGTTAAGAACACCATCCTTAGTAAGATATTCCTTCTGATAAGCAGTTACTATACCCTTTACCTTCTCATGTGCCTCCTCATTCTCACCTACCACAAAGATATGATTAAGTATGGATGCAAGACTATATGACTTACCCTTACCTCTGGAAGCAAGTTCAGCCATGTGTTGACCTCCCTCAAAGTTATTATATAAGCCTCCATTTGATGCTTGGTCTAAGCAATGAAATCTCCAATAGATGCCTTCCCAACATTCAGGTAGTGCCTCTACTCTATCAGCCCTCTTGGACTTTCTCTTCTTGCCATTCTTATCCTTATACTCTCTAATCTTAGAAAGCATCATAGGAGAATAATTAAGAAACCAGTACATATAACCTGTAACCCATTCTCCATCACTTTCCCTTACATAGCCATCCCAGATTCTTCTCCTTTCCTCTCTTACCCATTTGCCATACTCACTATTAGGATTGGCATTAGGTCTAAGGTTAGTAAATGTACCATACTTCTCATAATGTATAGCAGATGGTCTGAAATAGTCCATATCCTCTAATATATGAGGATTAGCCAAGTCTACAATGATTCTACCCCTATCATCCCTTGGTCTATCCTTAGCATATTCTCTTGTAGGGCTTATCAATCTCTTGACAAACTCTACATTATTTATAATATCAAATAACTGGTCCTGAACTTCCTGAGGGAGGCTATTAACCAATTCCTCAGTTAGCTCAGTTTGATATTCATTCGTCGATATTTTCTGAAACTCCATTATATTCTCCCTTTATAATTGCTTCATAAAAATCAGAGCCTATCCAATCGAAGATTAATGTACTCAACATGATATTCATCTCTCTCAACATGGTACCTTCCTGACCATCAGGAACCTTAGCAATATGTTGTGCTGTTATTACTTTATAAGATTTACCTCTCCTAGTAAACCAAAGAGTGTACTTGTAAATCTTATAAACCTTGAATGAGGAATGAGGTATAATTTCTTTCTGTAATACCATGTGCCCTACATTCTCAATTCCCCTCTCACTTCTCCTTGTCTCAATATGTTTATTAAGACCTTCTATAATATCTTCTGCTTTCATAGTTATAGTGCCAAGTCATCTTCAAATATAGTCTTTTCTCCCTGTCCTCTCATCTTACCTGAACTCCTCATTTCAGAGTTAAGTGCTCTTTCAGCCTCATCCAAATCTCTAATGAGAGGTGTAATCTGTTTTACAATGGCTGTAATCTCCTTAAACTCCTTAACCTCAAGGCTGTCAAAGTCCAGCTCTCTTAGTTTTGCTCTGAACTTATTAACCATAAACCTAGTGTCTTCAAGGAGTAGTGCAGAGATTGGCTTAAATGATTTATAAAATTCCATTGCCTCTGTTACTATCCTGTCTGGCTCCCATTTAGGAGGTAATCCTTCTCCCTCTTTAATAGCTTCCATTCTCTCCTTGTCATCTACAAGGTATTGATAGTCACTTCTTGGGTCACAAAAGAAGTATATGAAGCCAAGTTCCATAATAGCCTTATCCTTATTAACAGTCTTATCTCTTTGCCATATCTGTCTGAATGGTTTAAGAGCAAAGGCTTCCTCAGATATTACTATCTTGTAGCCCTCATATTTGAATAATTTTATCATAATCTAAGAAAAAAAAAAAGAGTGTATTAGGATTGGTTTTCCTGATACACTCTTTTGAGTTATACAATTAGTTTCTTCTTCTCTGGTTGAATAATAGGTGAAGGAGTTGGGTCAGGAACTTCCTCATACTCTTCAATAATGAAGTCAATATCCCTATCCTGTAGTAATAGGCACTGCTTTCCATCCATCTCAACAACATCAAAGTTGTAAGTTATGATAGGGTTATCAGTGATTACTCCATCTTTTAGAGAGCCTTCTTGGTGCTTCTTCACACCAAATCTTGTAGGATTAACCCATACTAAATCACCAACCTTAATGTCTCTAACAGAGCTGCCCACTGCAAGTACCCTCTGATACTCCTTTAAGCTACCCTCTCTCTTGGTTACATCAATGAGTCCTGCTCCTACCATCATATCATGCTCATACTTATCCATTGTAGTAATGAGCGAGGTAAACATTGGCTTTATCTTTTTTACTTTTAACATTTCTTCTCCCTTATCTGTTTTATAAACTTGAGTCTCTTTTTCATACCTAACATCCTATCATAAGTGCAAGTCAGTTTACCCAGTGATGGAATGTTGAAATTTGTTCTTAGCTTAGCAAAATCCTCTTCATTAAGATTCTCCTTTAATGGCAAGGATTGTATAGATTGGTTAATGAATAACCAAAATGCCCTATATGTTTTATCTACCACTTCTTTAGGTAAATTCAACTCTTCAGAAACCTTACCAATTATATCAGGATAATTCATTTCAATTCAAAAAGTAACAATAGTTGGAAAGTGCCATTCTCTTCATCAATGTTGGGAATAAACCTTGGATTAATCTTACCATCAATGATAACCTTGTTCTTCCTTAGCTTGCCCATAATTACTTGAAAGTGTGGGAGAGTGATACTACACTCTTCCCTTACTTTCTTCTTTGTATCTTCACTCATTGTAACCTTATCAAGTATCTCATTGTCCTTGATAACTTTACTGAGTTCATATCTTTGCTTAACAAAGGATGTAATTACATCAATCTCTCTATCAGTTAGCTTATGAAAAGGCTCCAAAAATTCAAACCAATATCTAAAGAATTTACCATTTAATGAAGTGGAGATTCTAACTATATTGTTAGCCTTCTTCATCTTGTAACTTACTCTTCAGTTTTAATATCTGGTGTTTCCTCTTCCTTGTTATCCTCCTCAGTCTCTTCAGGGACTGTCATAATCTCCTCAATCTCAGCAATACACTTTTCAAGGAAGTCCTGCTTAAACATATGTCCATTCTCTACTACCTTAAATAAGTAGTCAAGTCTCTTGAACATATTGCTCATATTAGCAGCTTGCAGCTTCATATATAACTGTTTAGCTTGCTCACTAAGCTGATGAGCTATGTTCTCTAACTGCTCATAAGACATCTTTTCAGGTCTCTCTGTTTCCTTTGTTGCTGGCTGCATCTCTACAACCTTTTTCTTTTGCTCTTCCATTTTACTTTATAATTAAGTTATTAATACTCTTCAAGGTATCTATGCCCATATCTATTCTTGTAGAGGGTCTCCCATTCCTCTATTGAACATTCTCCTATATCAGTGGAGCCACACTCATCACAGTAATCTGAATCCTCCATTCTTGGAATGTTCCTAATTTTCAATGATAGACAATGCTTGCAGTATAGCACTGGCACTTCATTGTAATCATTAGGCTGATTTTCTGTGTTTAAGTTGCTCATAAATCATCTTCTTTCTGTCATTCAGACTGTTCTTACCATGCTTAGCATTGTTAAAAGGTCTCTTAGGATAAATAAATCCATCAAGAGATACATGACCTCTTCTAATTATTCTCCTTACAGACTTAAACCTGCTCACTGCTTCATAAGTTCTCAAGTGAAGAATACCTCTTTCATAGAAATCTCCCACAATATCTACTCTGTTATTCTTCATATAATCCTTGAACTCTTCTTCACTCATCAAGGGTCTTTCTATTGTCTTCTGCTCTTCCATTTTTATAATGTTTTATCTAAAGTAGATTAATACAAATTGACCATTTTCTTTAAGTAGAGAAACTATATCCTCTCTCTTAATTCCTTCCTCATTGACTGACCTTACAATACCTCTAATTGTAGTATCAGTTAATGCAGTCATAATTTGATGAACCTCTGAACTATTGGTCTTTTTGGTTCTTGTCATCTTTGCCTTTTCTATCTCTTCCATATAAAGTAATTTAGTTACGGGGGGAGGACTCGAACCTCCAACCTCAAGATTATGAGTCTTGCTAGCTACCATTGCTATCACCCCATGATATATTTGAGCAGATAGTGGGAATCGAACCCACACATTAACATTGGAAGTGTTACATACTAACCTTTATACTATACCTGCATTTGAGTAGATAAATTTGAACTGACCCCTTGACATTGCCAATGTCATATGCTAACCACCAACACCATACCTACAACTTTGAGCCTCCTGAAGGATTTGAACCCTCTCTTCCTGTTTACAAGACAGGCTTGCTAAACCATTAACACTAAGGAGGCAAATGGTGCTCCCACTGGGAGTTGAACCCAGACAACCATTACTGGTCAAGGGATTTTAAGTCCCTCGTGTCTACCAATTCCACCATGAGAGCATCTCTTGTCAATAAGGTCTTGTATCACATAAGTGAAATAAGTAGGCATACTTATTGATATTCTGAATAAAGGTCTCACATTCAGATGTTATACCTTTATATATAGTCTCTTGAGGAATCTTATCATAGAATGCAGTAGTAGCAGACTTAACTTCACTTATAAAGTCAAAAGCATTCAGTGCATCACTTGCAGTTCCTTTGATTACATTAGGTTGCATCTTACCAAGTATTCCCATGTATCCTTCTGCAAGACCATCTTGATAATCTGACAATATATCAAGGAACTCATCAAGATATACATGAATGTTCTTCTTAGGTGCTGCCCAGTGCAAGTTCTTACACTTGGTCTTCCAACCTTCAAGCTGATTTAAGAAGTTGATAAAGAACTGAGAACCAGATACTTCTGTACTTCTGCTTGACTCCATTGGAGTAAATAGGCTATCTTCTTCAAACATATTCTCTTATTTTGATGGTGCAAAGTTAAGTAAAATATTTCAATTAACCAAATATTTTCCTAATTATTTTTCAAATTATTTTTAGTACCCTCTAAGAGACTCGAACTCTTACACTACTATTACTTCATGTCTGCTTCTAAGGCAGATGTGTCTACCAAATTCCACCAAGAGGGTATATAGCCTTTGACCACCTTCGGCTACTAAAGTGAATAATACGACATTCATTAGGGGCTAGTCTTACTCTATAAATATTATTTAATATCCAGAAACCCTAAGAGTTACGTTGCTACTTATAGTCTAGAATTCATAGCTTTATTAGTATCTTCTCTACTCCAATATAAAAGGAACTATATTCCAACTGGAATAGTTCCTGTAGGTGCCCAAGCATAAGACTTAGCAGCTTGTCTAAAGTATGCTTTAGCACCCCTCTTAATTAATGAAATAACCTTTTTCATAACAATTAAAAATTTGGAGTTAATAATGTGTTATGTTCCCCCATAAGGAGTCGAACCTTACTCTCAGGATTAAAAGTCCTGAGCATCCACCATCAATGCTTTGAGGGAATGAAGAGTTTTCATACAACTTTTCTATCTTCATTTGTCATAGTACTGGCAGAGGGACTTGAACCCCCATGTGACCAATTACCCTTTCTAGACTGTATAAGAGTCAGGGGATATGCCAGTATATTGGGTGTTAGATGGGATTTGAACCCATGCCATAAGGAGCCACAATCCTCTGCTCTACCTGACTGAGCTACTAACACAGTGGGTATAACAGGATTTGAACCTATAACCTCTTGAATATCAGTCAAGTACTCTAACCAATTGAGTTATATACCCTTATGTGGGAAAGATAAGAATCGAACTTATATCCAAGGATTTTCAGTCCTCTGCATAGACCATCTTTGCTACTTTCCCATTGCAGATAGAGTAAGACTCGAACTCACATCTTCTAGTTTTGGAGACTAGGGTTTTACCATTAAACTATCTACCTATTTATAGTTGCAGGTAGTGGATTTGCACCACTGGTCTCTCCATTATGAGTGGAGCAAGATTACTACTTCTCTAACCTGCTAAAACATCAAATCATTGATTACTTCTCCTTATTGCACTCAGAGACTTTTCAGAAATGATGGCATCAAGTATTGCAAGCTACTTAACTAAACTTCTTGCAAAAGTTTTTGCGGGACCTGTAAGACTCGAACTTACATCTAAGGGTTAACAGCCCTTTGTTCTAACCTTTGAACTAAAGACCCATTCATGTTGCTCCTATTAGAATTGAACTAATGACCTTCTCTTTGTAAGAGAGCTGTTCTAAACCACTGAACTAAGGAGCATTGATAGGGCAGTTTCTTTAACCTCTAACTGCCCAAAAGAGGGTTCAAGCAAAAGCTCAACATTATGAAAACATGAAAACATAGTGTGGACCTTGTGAGATTTGAACTCCTCTAAAACATTGCAAATGTCTTGTGCTAACCTGATTACACTACAAAGCCCATTAGTATGGGTACTTGGACTCGAACCAAGGACAACTGGCTCCCAAAGCCAGCATTCTACCTACTGAATTACACCCATATATTGCGGAGAGCATTGTACTCGAAACAAATACCTTATTAGGGTACTCACTATTTAGCAGATAGGACTATCACCTTGATAGTTTACTCTCCATTTTCCTTCACCATATGTCAAAGAACACCTATTATTGTGGAGAGGTGAGGTCCCGACCCCCAAGCATTTTACTGCTCCCATTGTTTTCAAGACAAGTCCCAGTCCCACTGAGTTACCTCTCCATTGCCTACCTACCTCTGTAGGATAGGACTTCAGTAGATTAAAAGTGGATTAGCAGGATGTGGGAGAATTGAACTCCAATCTCCTGATTGACAGTCAGGCACATTAACCACTATGCTACACACCCTAAATAGTAGAGCTATTGGGAATTGAACCCAAATTTCTGCCTTGAGAAGGCAGTTAGCTATCCATTAGTAGATAGCTCTATATTGTATTGGGTATGGGATTTGAACCCATAATCTCCACATTGAAAGTGTGGTGACTTCACCACTTCGTCTAACCCAACATTCAGTACCCCCTATAGGAATCGAACCTATATCAAAAGATTAGAAGTCTCTTATTCTGTCCATTGAACTAAGAGGGCATTACCTTACTATCGTTACCCCAATAAGACTCGAACTTATGTTACAGGAGCCAAAATCCCGTGTAATAACCAACTATACTATGGGGCAATAAAAAAGGAATGTTACTCTAAACAACTGGTTAAAGTAACATTCCTAACATGGAAATTTCCTAAAACCAATCTCTCTTCTTAATTGCTTGCAAAGGTAAGCAAAATATTTGAAACCACCAAACTTTTTCCCAATTATTTTCAATTCAAGTATCATTTTCTTGTCTTGAAGGAGTGAAGTTGTGATTTGATTTTAGGTCTTATCTATATTCTTTTAAGTAATTCCTACTAACTTGTTAGCCCAAGATTCAGTATAAAAACTGTAGTAGTTCCACTTAATTCCTATCTTACTACATAGATAATGTATTATATTATGTAGTAATGATGGGATTCCTATTACTATCAAATATAGTGGACCTAATATATCAGATTGCTTACTATGACCACATTCATGTTGAATAGACTTTTGTGATGACATAGGACTCACAAAGAGATAATCTCCTAATGACATAGCTGAGGGTAGAATAATATTCATTATAATAATATTGCCATCTGCTTTACCTACTCTGTATGCAGCTTGACACAATATACCCTCTATACATAGAGCAAGCATATTCTGTGGAAACTGCCATAACCACTTAATAGAATCCTTAATGTAATTACTAATCTTCTTCATTCTTGTATATAGTAATGTCCCTGAAGCTTTGTTATGGCTTCATAAGAGTTATTTCTAATCTCCTTTTAACTACTAACTTCATTAGACCAGTTCTTGATTATACCCCTATAGCATGATTCCCTGTGCCTTTTCTCAGGTGGATAGCTCATGCAATCTAACTTATATAGTAGCAATTTTAGTAGTATTGGGGACAACCTCCTCTCTATGTAAGTGTGAGAGTACTAACCCAACTTCTGACCCATTACTTTTTAACCTCATGGGTGAAAGGTTAATCCACCATTAACCTCTACTGGGATGCAAAGGTAGGTAAAAGTTTTGATATGTGCAAATATATAAATAAAAAATTTATTGCATAAAAAATAATTTTTTTTT